ATATACCTTTAGTAGAAGGTAATAATAAGTGGAAAAATATTAAAACACCAGCATATTGTTGGTATAATAATGATATTGCCAATAAAGAAAAGTATGGTGCATTGTATAATTGGTATGCAGTAGATACTAAAAAACTAGCACCGATAGGCTGGCATATTCCAACCAATGATAAATGGGAAATTTTAAAAAACTTTTTGATTGCTAATGAGTATAATTATGATGGAACAATAAAAGATAATAAGATAGCAAAATCACTTTCATCGAAGACGGATTGGCGTTCATCAACAATTCCAGGTACAATCGGCAATGATTTGACAAAGAACAACAAAAGTGGTTTTTTGGCCCTTCCGGGCGGTTATCGTAGCGTCGGTGGTAATTTCAACTACCAGAGTAACAACGGTAACTGGTGGAGTGCTACGGAGTACGATGCAGCAATCGCATACTCCCGTTTCCTCAGCTACGACCTCGACTACCTTGGCAGGAGCTACGACTACAAGAGTTGTGGTTTTTCAGTGAGGTTGTTGAGGGATTGATTTTTTGACAATTTGTCTATTTGACTATTTGTTAATGAGCACTTAATTGTGCTCATTTTTTTTAGTTATTAATCCTTATTATCTGGTATAATTATAATGTTAATGGAATTCACCATTAACAATTCTTAAGGAAATTTTATGGAAGACATTGAAGGAAATGTTTATAATACAGTTAAAATTGGCACTCAGGAATGGATGGTGGAGAATCTAAAGGTAACGAAATATAATGATGGCTTAAATATACCTTTAGTAGAAGGTAATAATAAGTGGAAAAATATTAAAACACCAGCATATTGTTGGTATAATAATGATATTGCCAATAAAGAAAAGTATGGTGCATTGTATAATTGGTATGCAGTAGATACTAAAAAACTAGCACCAATAGGATGGCATGTTCCAACCGATGAGGAATGGAATACCTTGGCTAGTATATTAGTAGACCATGCCAATAGAATAAATAAGGTATGTTTATATAAAGGTGATTTTTCTGCCCTTCCGGGCGGTTATCGTAGCAACGATGGTAATTTCAACTACCAGAGTAACAACGGTTACTGGTGGAGTGCTACGGAGAACGGTGCGGCCTACGCATGGTACCGTCACCTCTACTGCTGGTACCGTTACCTCTACTGCGGCAACGACGGCAACGACTACCTTGGCAGGTACAACTACTACGAGAGTTGTGGTTTTTCAGTGAGGTTGGTTAGGGATTTAAATTGACTATTTGATTAATGAGCACTTAATTGTGCTCATTTTTTTTAGTTATTAATCCTTATTATCTGGTATAACTATGATGTTAATGGAATTCACCATTAACAATTTAGAGGAGTAGATTATGATAGAAAGAAATTTTTTAGGGTTTGATATTGGAGCCCAAACATGGATAATTGGGACGTTTAATGAAAATGATAGAACTGATATGGCAAGTAAAGTTAGGAAACTTCCTGAAGCAGAGATTCTTGCCAAAAAGGATTTTGGAATTGAACTAAATCAAAAAGTGGAATACGAAATTATATTAAATGATAAGGGCAATGAACCAATTAAATTAATTGAATACCCAAACGGAAGATTGGATCGTCCATGTGTAAAATATAATCGTATTTCATAAGTTTCTGGATACAATCTTAACAAAGGTTGTATCCACCTACCTACCATTTATTTTTTAGTTATTTAAAGATAAAATATGAAATAACTATTATAGATTAAAAATATTAACAACGATAACAACATTCATTTTAAAAAAAATACTCTTTTTTATATATGCACAACTTATAGTATGGAATATATAGATATAAAATTAAAAATAATACACTATATAGATTTTAATCGTTTAAATATTGTATTAATTAATAAAATAAATTTTAATTTTTTTATTTATATACTACATCTATGGATTGATTTATATATTTAAAGATGTTATCTTAATAGATGTTCTTTTCCATTAATCTTTTTTTTTTCAGAAGGAGCCTTTATGTCAAACGATCAGTCGTTAGCAAAAATTAACTTGACAAGCGGAATTCAGATTGAAATCAGGGAAAATCCCGGATTTGCAAAGACTTCTGAATTCGCATTGTTTACAAACGATCAACTTATAGCAAGTTATATGGTTGACAAAAGAAAAGAAAATATTATTTGCATAAAACCATCATTAACTAACAAAATGACAAAAATTATCACTAAAAATCCTCAAGAAAAATCTGCCCCCACCCTTGCAGATATTGTGCAATAAAAAAAATAACCAATTGTAAATATCCACGGATTAATCCGTGGATAATTAAAAAAAATTTTACAGATAGGATTTTTATGCATAAATATATACTGGGTAAACCTCAGTTAAAAATTCTTTTTTCATTGGCTGGAATGCAAATGGAAAATCGGTATCATGAAATATATAAAAATTTAGGTTGGAAACAATCTAAAGCTAACAAAAATTTCTTTTGTATAAATCCGGGAGGACATTCTGACGGTGCTGATTCAAACGCCTCCCTGACTGTAGACAATAAAACCGGAATGTTTTATTGTCACGCTTGTGGAATTAAAGGAAATTTTCAGTCTTACTGGAAAGAGTACTTAAAAAATAGATCTTTTGGCGAACATTATTCAGATTTTATAATCGATTTTCTTAAATTAAACGTTTCAAATTATGTTAATTTTTCTACTAACGCAGAAGATCCTAACATGGATAAGTACTGCGATCAATTAAAAGAACTTCATGCTACAGTTAAACGTTTAAATTCAGAAAATGGTAATGAAGAATATATATTGCCGCCAGATGTAGAGGCAATAGTAAATAATGAATCTCAAGAATTTATTATAAATGAATTAAATGTTTATGTTAAAAATCTTCTTAACTCTGATGAAATGATTAATTATTTATATGAAACCAGAAGAATTACTGTAGACATGATTAAAGAGCTTAGGATAGGGCTTAAAGGCAAGCAACAGTTTATCTTCCCTATGACTAATGAAAAAGACGATCTGGTAAATTTTAAGGTCTACAACCCTTTAAGTGGCAATCTGGCATATAAATGGTCAGTTCTTCATAAAGGAAAGGGAAGATGTTTTTCATTATACAAAAATTTTTATAATAATCCTTTGATGATATGTTCAGGTGAACCTGACATGTATTGTGCTATAGCACATGGGTTTAAGAATGCTGTTTCGTTAGGTTCTGAAAAAAATACTGATATCGATAAGATTTTTGGACCAAATGTTTCTAAAATTTTTAAAGATAAAACTATTGTTATTGTATCTGATTCAGATAAAACAGGATACGAAAGTTCAAAAGAACTTGCTTTTAATATTTATAAATATACAAAAGACATAAAGATAATAAACTTGGATAAATCAGATACCAATCCTTACGGTCTTGATCCGTCGTTAATTAAAGAATTTGAAGTTAATTTGGTAAGAAAGACCAAAAGATCAGAAAAAGATCTAACTGATTTTTTATTTAAAAATGGATTTAATGAAACTGCAGGAGAAAGATTTAAAAAATTAATAGATGATACCCCGGTATACGTTATTAAAAATTATGAAACTATAAAACAAGAATCTGAACAGAAAAAATTAGAACTATTTACTTATTCAGATTCTAACTTAGATCATAATTTAAAACCAAAATCAGGATTAGAGTTTCCATTTAATTGTTTGGGATTTAATAATGATGTGTATTTTTATTATTCTAAAATAAAAAAACAAGTCGTTGATCTAACTCCTGAGAAACATAAAGCATTACATCTTTTACAATTAGCCCCACTTGAATGGTTTCAGGAATATTGTGGAAACGAAGATGGCCCATGCTGGAAATTCATTGTAAATGAATTAATTAAAAGATGTCATAGTAAAGGATATTTTACACTTAACAGGATCCGTGGAGTTGGAACATATTTTGATAATAAAAGGATTGTAACATTTGATGGTGTAAAAAATATTATATGCCTTGAATTTGATGAAGAAGAAAAAATTTATAAAGAAGAAATATTTTTATCTGATGATTTTAAATCAGAATATATATACGAAGCATCAACAAATTATAATAAAAAATTGAATGAATTAACTAAAAGAATAGATCCTTTACCAATAGATGAATGTAAAAAATTAATAGAAATATTTGAGTTGTTGCCATGGGAAAGTTCTATAGATGCAATACTATGTTTTGGATGGACAATTACGGCAAACTTATGTGGAATACTTCCATGGAGAGCTCATATTCAAATTACAGGATCTTCTGGTGTAGGAAAAACCTGGATAATAGATAATATCATTAAAAAAATAGTAGGCAATACGTGCCTTCATGTTACTTCAAATAGTACTGAAGCTGGTATTCGTCAAACATTAAAACATGATGCTAGACCCGTTTTATTTGATGAAGCTGAAGGGGAAAGTTATAGTTCACAAAATAATATTCAAAGAATTATAGAGTTAGCTCGTCAGGCAAGTTCTGATGATGAATCTAGCATTGTTAAAGGAACAAAAGGAGGGATTGCTTCTTCTTTTTCTATAAAATCATCATTCTGCTTTGCGAGTATTGGGGTTATGCAATTACTTAAAGCTGATGTATCAAGATTCAGTATTTTAAGTTTGATTGAAGAAAAGAAAAGCAAATCCAATTTTGAAAAACTTATAAAAGAAGTTAAAGAAACTTTAACTGATGAATTTATTATTGGATTAGAAAAAACAATGAAACAGTTAATACCATTAATTTTAAAATATCAAAAGATTTTAAGCGATATCATTGCAGAATTATATGGAAGCAAAAGAGGTGGAGATCAATTAGGAACACTTCTTGTGAGTTATTATATTTTAAAATATTATGACTATATTTCGTATGATCATGCAAAATCATGGATTAAAAGTTTAAAATTTAATGAATATGAAAATGAAAATGAAAATGAAAATGAAAGCAAAGATGAATTTAAATTATTAAATCATATTTTGCATACCTTGTTACCAGTTCATGAATATTTAGATAATAAAAATCTTTCAATCGGAGAAATTATTATTAAAAATATTGATTTTTATAAATCTATAAATGAGAATAAATCAAAAGGTTCAAGTATAATGTTAGAATCTTTAAACTCTAAAGGAACCCATGAATGTGAATATGATAATATTTTACGTAGAAATGGAATAAGACTTTATGAAGGAATAATAAAATTGGCAATTTCTAATTCTAATATACAACTAGCTAAAATATTATCAAATACTCCATGGTCACGAAATTGGAAACATATTTTAAAAAGATTGCCTGGAGCAGAAGATAAATTAATAATATTTATAAAAAAATCTAATGCAGAAAAGGCAATAACAATTCCAATTGATACAATTGTTTCAAACAAAGAACAAAATGATGATGAGGATATTGATTAAAAAAAAATATGTATTATAATGTAACTTATTGATATTTATATAGTTATAATTTATTAATAATAAGTATAGAATAATTATAGAAAAAATAAATTCGTAACTCATTGATTTTCATAGATGACTTACATATTATATATATATATATATTATTTATTTATATATATATATATATATCTATCTCATCTTATTCATCTATTAAAAATCATTAATTCTTACTCTCTATAATAACATAAAAGTTTAAGATGAGATAGATGAGATGAAGTGTGTATATATATAGTGAAATTGAAAAAAAAGTATATTTTCAACATTTAAATTATAAATATAATTAAATTAATAACTTATAAGTAAAAAAAAAAATATATTGGGACGTATATATATACAGGTTACAAAATTTTATAACCTTAAAAAAAAAAAATAATTCATTTTTTATAACTAAAAGTAGTTATATACCTGTAATATTCTTGATATTACTATAATTTGTGATAAAAATAAAAAAAGATAACAATGTTTATAAACAATACTTTTTTATAAAATTTCTAGTATTTTTTAGAACAACATTTTGTAAAGTCAATATTGTTTATAAACATTGTTATCTTTTTAAATCAGGAAAATATTGAATAAATTAGTTATATAATAAGTTATATTATTGATAAATTATTCATATAATTAGTTATATTAAGTGATATTAGTAATATTTTTTTGTAGTTATATTTTTTAAAAAAAGATAACTTTGTTCACAAACAATATAAACAATTATTATCAGGACAATTTATGCGTGAAATTTTTTCAATTCTTATGAAAATTCAATCTTTAAATCTTATTGTTAAAGCTTTAAGGGATTTTAAAATGATATATTTAATATCAAATAAAATTAAAAAAGATGAAAAAATTGATTGGAATAATAGAATTACTAAAATTGTAGAAAATCATTTAAACGCTTTAATAAGTTTAAATGAATGTACAAAAATTAATAATTTAAAGGATCAATATTCTTTATTTTTAGAAAGATTTAAATCTATTGAAAATAATAAAATCGATTATCTCAATAATTTTTTTGATAATAATAAAGACATGTTAAAATTTTTGATTATACATTCGTTACCAATTAAAGAAATAAATATTATAAATGTTGATTGGTTTAAAATGTATATGATTAAAAAATTAAGACTATCAAAAGATGAACTTTTAAATTTGTATAATGTTAAAGCCATTCCTTTAGAACTTATGAATAAATTAAAAATATTTAATCCTAAACAATTAGGATTTGATAAATATCCAATCAAAGTATTATACGGATTTGATAATTATATTGATTCTGTTTTTATTAATGAATTTGGAGATGAAATTTCTTATCAAAGAAGATTAGATCCAATTGTAGTTGAATATGAGTTATGGAATTTTCCAGTTTTAAAAAAAATTAATGTATCTGAATATATTAATAAATTTGAAACTATTGAATGTTCAACTAATTTTGAAGATGATGAAGTTCCTTTTTAATTTTATTCTTGTTAGGAGATTTTAATGAAAATATGGAAATGTGGAATTGATTTTGTACCTAAACAATTAGAATTAACATATATCAATACAAAGAAAAAATTTGGTGATATAATCAAAAATACTATCACAGAATTGATTCGATTAATAATTAAAAGGAAGCCAATACTGCCTACTGTAGTGAAATATGAACCGGGGAAAATACATAAAATTGGCAAATTATATCCAAAGATACATGAGGTTTTTATAGAAGGTCAGTGTATTCAGGATATTTATACTAAGATTGAACAACTTGCTCCAAAATTGCATGGAATTAATATACCTATATATATATTTGAACTTGAGAAAAAAAAAGAATTTTTGTTTAATTTTTATACTATAGTTAGTATATCTTACAAAACAAATTGTTGTTCTTATATAAATATAAAGGAAGAGTTTGGTGATATAATTAAAAATCTTATCACAGATTCGATTAATAAAGAAAAGGAAGATGTTGAGTTTTTAAAAAAAATATTAGATTATCCAAAAAAAAGACAAATAAATTATATTGATAATTTTTGGTATTTATTATAAAAAATAATTCAAAAATAAAGGAAATAAAAAAAATGAATGAATTAAAATGTATTTATAATCATGAAAAAATTAATTATAGTTTTTGTTTAGTATGCGCTATGGATTTAAATATGGAAAATCTTTCTAATTTAGTAGATTTTAGTGTAGAAAAATTAATAAATTTTATTGAAGAAAGTGAAGAAAAAAGTAAAAATAATATAATAATTTCTAATTTTAACAATGATATTGAAAAAAATATATTCTTTATGAAAAAAACAATAATTTTAATTGAAAAAATACTTAAAATGGATAAAGATGAATTGGAAAATTCAAAAATTTGTTTAGGAAATATTTTTTGTTTTAAAATTTTTAAAGAAAAATTTAATAAAAAACTTAATGAATTGAATTTTAAAAAAATTTATAGTTAATTTAGAAAGGAAATTCATGGAAAAAATAAATATCTACAATCCAGAATTAAAATATTTTCTTATTGTTATTAAAGAAATATATGGAGAACAGGAAACATATATTGATGTTATTGTTCAAGCTGATGATATTAATGATGCTGAAAAAAAAGCAGATAAAATTTCTCATGAATGGTTTGAAGAGGATACGTATTATCAACAAACAGATAGTGATTATATTGAATATGAATCTGGTATTTTGATAAAAGTTGATAGTATAAAAGAGATAAATCCGATTGAATTTTTTGAAAGACACATTTATGTGTAATGTTATTGATTGAATTTTATTGGAATAATAATAGTGTGTAGTTTAATCATTTAATCAAAGAAGGGGTTTGTATGCAAGAGAATGATAGGTTAATTCAGGATTTCTACGGAAGGCAGACTAAAGAAGATGTTGAAAAAATAAGTACATCTTTTAGTATCGCCAGCTCGACACAAAATGTTCGTCTTACAATTTCAGGTAAGTACAGAATGAGGGTTAAAAACTTTATTGCTCTAAAAAATGAGCAATTGATTATTTATCCAAAGTTATACGTGTCACCCAAGAAAGGTTCACTTATTTTAACTATAATGTTAGAAACTGTTGATTCTACAGATACAGTTTCGCAGGGATCTACAATTTTACATAATCTTGCTTTAGTTCCAAGAGAAGGTTCGTCAAATGAATTGTATTTAAATACTGCAAAAATGGTAAAGCCTCAACTGTTTGCTTTAACTGGATGTAAGGATTTGGATTTATCTAATCCTCAAAAAACTATTAAAGAATTAACATTTTCATATATAAATGAAAATGGAAAATTTACCATTACTAAAGATCACATTATGAAAAATGAAGTAATGGTAGATATTATTGATGGATGGTATAACAATTCACCAAAGGTACAAGTTAATGGAGGTTCTATTAGAATGGCATTAGCGAATGATAAATCTCAGTCTAATACTGTTCCTATTAGTGTTGTTGATAAAGGTATGGATTTTCAGGAATCTGATATCGATCCAGTTATAGGGATTGGGCCTTCAGGGGTTGTTGATGATGATGTTATAGCAACAGAACCTTTTTAAATTTTTGAAAGTGTTTGACTTCCCCACTTTAACGGTGGGGAGTTTTTTAATTAAGAAAGGAAAATAATGATAATTGGATTAACTCATATGGATGAAAAAATTCCTAACATGATAATAAAATATGGTGGAAAAATTTCTACTGGGTTCATGCCTAACGAACCGCCAAATAATAATAATTATCCAAAACCTGCAGGATATTTTAGAATGCTAAAAGAAGTTACAAATACAAAAAGAGTTGGATCGAATACGATTGTAACAAGAGATTGGATTCTTAATAAAGAAGTGCAGGAAGCTTTGGAGAAAATTAATAATAATAGTAAGACTCCAAGGAGAATAGAAATTGTATGTCTATATAAGAGTATAGATGAAATGTGGGATAGTTCTTTATCTATGTTTTCTTCATCAGATGGTTTAATATGTAAGAGCCATGGAAAAGGAACTGAAGCTAAATACTTAACGTTTGATAGTGGTGGAAATAGAAAATGGATCAGTAGGGAGTTTGATGGTAAAAAGGGATGTTTATATAAAGAATGTCCTGATTTTAAATCAAAGGCATGTAAACAACAAGGAATGTTTAAGTGTTTTCCTACAATAGATTTTAGTCCAAATCCTTATAGATTTGAAACAAGATCTATAAATTCTATTATGGGGATAGAGTCAAGTCTTCTTCAATTGTTTGAATTATTAAAAGTAGCTTATATTGTAAAAAAAAGAGAAGCACAAAAAGAATTTCCATTTGAAGGATTTTTTGGAATAAAATTATTTATGGTACATAAAAAAATAAAATCAGGAGGTAAAGATGTTTTTATAACAGAAATTTCTCCTACTCCTGAGTGTATAACTATGATAATGGACCCTATTAAAAGGGGTATAGAATTCAATGCAAAAAATTCAAATGTAATAAATTCATCCGAATCTTTTTCTTTAATTGGTAATGTTGAAGAGGAATTGTTAGGTTTAACCAATATTACTGATATAGATGGAAGCGATGATGATATTGAAATGGGAAAAAATTCTGCAATAGAATTTGGTATTGATGCAGATAAAATAATTGGTGATGATGAGTTGCCGGTAAATAAAATAAAAAAAGAAAACAAATCATCGATTGATGAAGCTGTAAAATTACTATCAGGAGAATTGGAAAAGAAAAATATATAATTTATAAGAGATTGACTGTGTGGAGTTTCTCCACAATCTTTTTTAAAGATAAGTCAAAAATTTTCTCAGTCGCAAAAATTTTGTAGCCATTCTGGTTACATCACGAATGGCATCCAAAATTTTTGCACAACGAAAATTTTAAAATCGTTATATAAAAACGATTCTAATTAGTTATAAATAATTTTCTTTAAGCGAATATACTATGAGGAGTTTCTCCTCAACCTTTTATAGGTAAGTATAAACAATTCTTTTCGCAATAAACTTTTATGCCTTTGGGAAAGGCTACAAAGTTTATTGTACCAGAATTGTATTTATATCGTTGTTATCAACGATTCTAAATTTAGTTATAGAAAATATTTATTATCAGTTACTTAGACACTTATGATTTAGGAGTGGTATGATAAAGAAAAAATTACAATTTAATGAAGATTGTAAAAATAAGATATATACTTTGTCTACTCCAATGGAATCTTCTCAAACTATATGTCCTTGTGATGCCAGTATTTTATTGAGTTCGGATATTACTAGAGCCGAGCCAAAAGGTTCTTCTTCTCCTATATGTTTATCTAATGGGCCTATTTCTCACACACAGGGTTGGAATATTGAACTCAAAAATTTAAGAGAAGAAGAAAAAAGTGAGTGGAACAAAGAAAGATTTAAGGTGGATATGAATAAATTTAAAATTGACAAGAAAAGATTTAAAAAAAAAAAAAATTAATAGATTAAAAGTATTTATTATGTAAGTTATAATCAAGGAGTTTCTCCTTGAGCCTTTTAAAAAAAAGGTTTTTTTCCAAATGTTCATGCAATATTCTTCAGCTCGTTCTACGAAGCTGAAGAATATTGTAGTGAACTATTGGAAAAATCAATAGTTCATGTTTATGAACTATTTCTAATTTTAGTTACAAGAAATGTTATTGCGATTCGCAATAAATTTAAATTTAAATTTTTAATATGGGTATATTTTGTTTATTTAAAATATACCCAGTAGGGAGTAGTAGTTTCCTTAGTTTAAGCACTGTTCAATTTTAGTTGTGACTAATTTTAGGAGTTATAAGTGAAAACAAAAGAATGTATTAAAAGAAAAAATAAAATAAATATTGGAAAGAAAATCTCAAGAAAAGAAGCTATTATAATATCTTATAATATACTATATAATGCAGAACAAAAACGAATTAAAAATTCAGAAAATGAAGCTTCTCACTATTTGCAATTGGAGTGATAATGGTGAATAAAAATATTTGTGTAGTTTGCGGAAAAATTATTAATAAAAAAAAAAATTGGATAAAAATAAAAGAAATATATGAAGATATGCTTTGTCGAGTGGATAGACTTGGGGAGGATTCTTTGACTGAACATCAACAAGTACTTTATTATAACAAAGTTCATATTGGATGTTATTATTCATTGCAATAAACTTAATGTTTGGAGGATATTTTGAAACAGAACGTTGTTATGAAATCGGGAACATCAAAAATTAAGTGTGATTGTTTTTCTGATTTTCAAGATTTAACTTATGGAAAGGGTATAAGACTTCATAATTATACAAAGGCTGGAAAACTCAGATGTACAATTTGTAAAAAAGAAAAGGGATAAAAAAAATTATTATATTGAGAAAAAATACATTATAAGAGAAAAACTATGAGGAGTTTCTCCTCAACCCTTTATAGGTAGATATTAAATTTTCTTTTGCGGTAGAAATTTGTGTCCTGAGTACAAAATTTCTACCCCCCAGAAAATTTAATAAGTCGTTCTAATGAACGATTCTAAATTAAGTTATAATGTTATTATTTTTTAAAATACTCAAAAAGATTTCATATAATAAATAAATTATTTTTTTTAACTTATAATAAAATGGGAGGACCGTTATGATAACTATAATAACAATTAATTTTTTATTGTTATGTTTATTAATATTATTTACAATTAATAATAAAAAAAAATATAAGAAATTATATTTAAAAAATGAAAAAACAGTTAATGAATTAAACTGTATAGCTGGTGAAAATAAAAATTTATTGACCAGGATTGAAGAATTAGAAAATGGCATAGAGACTTCGTTTGGAGTCAAGGTAAGAGAAATTAATAATATTACAAATGTGAATTTTACAAAGTTGGAATTAATTTGTATACTTAGTGGTATTGAAAAATTAATTCCTAATACAAAAAATAATTTTGATATACAATTTTTTCTTGATTTAATAAAAAAAATTTCTAATACAATAGATTCTTTAGGAGAAGAAAATGGAATATAATTATGTATGCATTGATGTAGAGACAACCGGACTTAATCCTCAAAACGATGAAGTTGTTGAGGTAACAGCTATAGAATTCAATAGATTAGGAATAAAAGGAAATTCAATAAGTACTCTATGTAAACCTATGGCTGGCTTTATTCCTATCGAGGTCTCAAAAATAAATAAAATAACATACGATATGGTTAAAGACAAACCTATTTACCTGGAAAGTGTACGGGAATTAATTGCTAAATTTGTTGGAGATAGAGTGTTGGTAGGTCATAATATAGATGATTTTGATTTAGGTTTTTTAAAAATAACACCTAAGTCAACTTACGATACTTTAAAAATTTGTAGAAAAAGATATACCGGAGGAAATAGGCTTAAGTTAGCGTGTACGAGAATGGGAATTAAATGGGAAGAAAATTTAGGCCATAGATCTGGTTATGACGTTGAAAAAACAATTGAATTATTTGTCAAGTTAAAAGATCTTGACGATAAAGAAAATAAAAATTTAGAAATTACATTATTTGAGTCAAGTTCTGAAAAAAAACAAGTTGACAAAAAGATAGATAAAAAGATAGATAAAAATTTAATTGATATTATAGAAACTCAGTCGTACTCGTTTAGCCGAATAAATTTATTTAGACAATGTGGATTTAAATGGTTTATGACTTATATAAAGAATATAAAAGAGCCGCAAAGGGATTATTTAACTTGCGGTAATATTTGTCATAAGATTGCCGAATGGTCTGGGGAATGGGTATATAGAGAATTGTTTGCTAATAAGTTTATTAAATATTGTGAATTAAAAAATATAATAATAACTGATTTATATCGTGAAAAAATATCTAAAGAATTTAGGGTAGAACCTTTTAATGTTGATTATAAATTTTTTGCATATTATATATATAAGTATAATAATATAATCGATTCAATATTTGATAATATCAAAGATATGACTTCATTAATAAAATCAGTAAATGAAACTGTTGATAAAGATTCATATGAAAGACCTTCAATTCCTGATAATTTAACATTTTCTAATATTATAAAAAAAGCTATTATGTTTTATAAATGTACTGATTTTAATATTATAAAAGATGTTAATTATATTATGTGGAAATACTATGAACAAAAAAGTTTTAATTTATTAGATGATGAAATAATATTAACTGAATTAAAAATAGCATTAGATAAAAATTTATCAATATTAAGTGATTTTTATTCTAATAAAGTTTTTATTAGAGGTATTATTGATATTTTATCATATTTATGTCCATTTGTTATTATTACAGATTACAAAACTTCTCGAAAAATGATGACTGTTGATCAATTAAAGAATGATATGCAAATGAAAATGTATGTTTTGCTTGTATATTATTTTCTTCCAAAAGATTCTTATCAAAGTATTATTTTTAGAATAGAATATATACGTTTTAATAAATCAATTGAATATCAAATTGATAATGTAAAACAAATTGTCGATGAGGCACTTGAATGGGTTAACGATGCAATTAAAGATCTTAAATTAGAAGTAAATAAAGAAGAAAACAAATCTTTTGAACCTATTCGAAATGAATATTGTCATACATGTTATTTGGGAGAAGATGGAATATGTCCATTATTTAATAAACAAAATTCTGAAGATATTAATATTAATTCTATAACCAATATTGATACATGTATTAAGGCATGGAAAAAAATAGAATGCAATAAATCAGAAAATACTAAATTATTAAAAATGTGTAAATCATTTGTAAATCAATGTGATTCAACAATATTTATTGACGAAAAAGCAGTATTGGATTTTTATACTATAAATTCTCGATCTTACGATCCTCTTAAAACAGTTATTGCATTAAGAGAAAAAGATATAACTCTTAATGAGATAATACCATATTATAGTATAACAGAAGATTCATTTGAAAAGATATGTAATAATAAAAATATAAAATTTACTGAAGAAGAAATTAAAAATATTTCAGATGAAAAAACTGTTACTAAGTTTGATGCTCGTATCGATAAAAATGATAATATTGAAGAATAATTTAAAAAAAATATAAACGTTCAAATAATGTTAATTCTTTTATTAGTCCTACCCGAAACTTTTAAAAGAAAGGGTGACTTGTGGGAACGTTTATATTTATTTTTTTTTTATCAACTAATGTTTACTTACTTGCAAAAACAATTATAATTTCTCAAGTTGAAAGTGTTTTTGAGAAATTAATAGAAAAATTTAAAAATGAAATTAAAAATAATAAAAAAAAAGGCAATTAATTATTTATAAAAATTTGGAGGTTGTATATGATGGATGATTTTGATAAATGGTTTTTAAATAAATATGGTAAAAATAAAGTTTATGGTAAAAGTATAGCGAGAGAAGCATGGGATGCAAGAAATGAAATTTTAAAAAAGATTTATTATCCGTGGGTAAATATAAAAGATAGGCTTCCAGATAATGATAAATGGGTATTTGTTTCTACAAAGGAAACTGAAACATGTAGCGCTGGATCTTTTTATGGTATGAGACGTGGGGTGGTATGGTATGATGCAGGTGGAAAGCCCGCTCCTACAGATGGTATTGTGTATTGGATGTCATTACCAGAATCTCCAGAATTGTCAACAGAATAGAAGAAAAAAAATAAACAGAAAATAGTTTTCAAAATAAATGACACTCGGCATTATAGACCGGGCGTTTTACTTTATTTTATATGGTTTGTAGATGAAATATAATTTAAATTACTATAAAGAAAGGGTGTTATGTACAGAAAAGAAGTTTTAGTCACAAAATTTCCCAAAACTAAGTTGCCAATTTTAGAAGATGGAACGATTGAGAATTGTCAAAAGGAGAGAAGATTTAAAATTCTGTCCGATGATTTTGAAAGTGCAATTGTCCAGCTTGTAGAGGAAATTGCGAATTTGAACGTCATTTTTGCTCTTGTTCTTCGTGATGAAGATGTTAAATCTTGTGAAGAATGCGAACAGCTGCAACCAACGCGGGCTGCCCTTGAAGTGTGGGTTATTGAACAGATATCAGCTGTTAAATCATGTATTAAACGTATTCAAAGTTATAAAGATCGATGTGTACTCTAACGGAGGTTTTATGTTGTTAAAAAAACGGTGATATTGTCAACTACCCCGGCCATAAGGGTCGTGGTTTCCTTTAACAAGAATTATGAAATTGAAACAAAATTTGGTATTGAATTTTGTAGGAAAAATAAAACTTGATTTATACTATTCCTACAAAATTCATTACAAAATTCTATTTATGTAAATAATAATAAGGGATCAAAATGAAACGATTAATTGTTTGTAAAAATTGTGAAACTGAACAACGTAAACTTTTTCCGGTAGAATCACCTTATCCTGGAGAAAATATAAAGTTTGTTGTTGGCAATGCACTTTCAGATTTTAAATGTGATAATTGCTATTCTATTATTGGAATTGGTGATTATGCTTGTGCAATTTCTATATGGTCAAAACCAAAAAATATACAATACTTTCCTTGGGAAAATATGTACATTGTAATAAAGAATAAATAAAAGTTAGAGGTGTTATTGTGAATAAAATAAAAAAAATAAGAAAATTTAAAAAAGATACCTATGCTGTTGTGGATGGATGTTACGACAAAGATTGGAATTATAATTTTAGGTGGGCAGATTCCGTTTCAAGAACTTTTTATGGAAAATTTAAAACAGTAGATGATGCCGTTAATTCAATACCTAGATATATTAAAAAAATTATTATAAATTATGCTGATAATGATGGAAAAGAAATTAATTACGAAATAAATCGAAATTAACAAAAAGGAATATTTTATGAAAGTTTTTGATAATCCTGTAATAGTTAAATGTCTTGATATAAATATAGGACACATAACAGGTGAAGATATAAATTTACTTCAAAATGGAACTTGTTATAGTGGAGAATTTAGTGATGATGATTGTCCTATTATTGCCCATAAATTTCAGGAAGGTTATCTAATTTTTATTCCTGATATATATCAAGATCAGACTATTTTAGCGTACGGTTATTCTAATAATTTTTTAAATATTTTAGAAATAGGAAGAAAAAATAATTGTATTTATATTCTTCTTGATCGTGACGCTATTCAATATGAAGATTTAGAATTTTTTAATTGGTAATTTAAATAATTAATAATAATAGAAGAAAAAAAAGAAATAAATAGGAGACACAATGTTATATCATGAAGATGGAATGGTTTTTGAAGTTGAAGTATTAAAAAATAATAGTAACGAATATTTTGAAAGATATACATTGAAAGTTATTAAAAGTATTTCCAATGAATCATTGTGTAAAGTTGCAAAAGTTGGATATATTTTTGAATGTCAAAAGAGACGAAAATCTTTTGGTACTAATGTATGGTTTTTACAGAGATGTTAGGATTATTATAAAAAATGGAGGATAAAAATGTCTTTAATATGGTTGGGTGATCTTGTAAAGTGTGTGGTTGTAGCAAAGTCTGAAGAATAGCTTGATGGCATGGCAAAAGCTTGTGGTTACGAACGAAAGCCTGCTGTTGACATCCTCCCCGCCCTGAAGGACGAGGATTCCTGATACTTATGCAGCGAGTGCTACTTTTCGTACTTCAGGTTCCTGCTTCACAGGAGCCCCTAACGGAGCTTCTCCACAGGCGGACACTGCGAGTCCCGCAGCCAATATATTCTTTGCAGCATTTATATCAGCGTTTTCACTGTGACCACATTTAATACATTCAAAAAGTTCTTGAGTCTTTCTATTCTCTGAATCAGTATAGCCGCAAGCAAAACACTTCTGACTTGTGTACTGTGGGTTAACTAAAATTAATATGCTGCCATACCATTTAGATTTATACTCAAGCATGACTTTGAACATATGCCAGCCCTGGTCAAGAATTGCTCTGTTTAACCCGGATTTTGCCTTAACATTTTTTCCGGGATTCTCAGTAGTTCCCTTAGCTGAGCGTATCATATTTGATGTTTTCAAATCTTCCATCACAATTGTACCGTGGTTTTTGGCAATTGAAGTGGATGATTTATGCAAAACATCCTTTCGAATATTAGAAATGTGATTATGAAAACGTGAAATCTTTAAACGCTGCTTATTCCAGTTTTTTGAAAATTTCTTTTTCCGTGAAAGCTTTCTTTGAATCTTTTTAAGCTTTTTTATATTACTTTTTAAAGGATTTTTAGCTTCAATTTTATCACCATTTGAGATCATTGCAAATACAGATACACCCCGATCTATTCCAACAGGTTCACGACCTTTATTATCGTGCTGAATATCAACGGCATCACAATTAAAGCTTATATACCATTTACCTGCATTCCTGGATATTGTAGCATTCTTAACAGTGCCTTCAATAGCTCTGGTTTTAATGAACTGAACATTTCCGATTTTAGGAAGCTGGACAACACCAGTTTTATGATTTAAATCAGAAAGAATATTAATTCCCTGAGGTAGCCTGAAAGAATCATGCTTTCCTTTTTTCTTGAATTGAGGAAATCCTCCATGCCGAAAGAAATTTTTATATGCCTGGTCTAAATCTTTATTAACCTGTTGAAGAGCCTGAGATGGAGCATCATTAAGCCAGGGAAACTCTTTTTTCCATTGAACGAGTAGATTATTAAGTTCAAACTGAGAAATAGAAGATTTAGTATTTTCCCAAAGAGTTTTTTTAAGAGCAAGACTCTTATTCCAGACAAATCTGCAGCATCCTGCAAAACGGGAGCAGTGCTGAAGTTGTTCGTGATTGAGCTTTAATTGAAACTTAAATGACTTTTTAAATAGCATGTATTAAATATATAATATTGCAATTATTCTGTCAAGATATTTGACATAATAAAATTAATTAATTATATTTGGTCTATGAGTACAAGAAGAAATATTAGAACAGGCAGACATTGCGTTTTTGAACTTTATGTTCATTTAGTCTTTGTTCCCAAATACCGTAAAGATATATTTAATGAAAAGGCATTAAAACTACTAAAGGAATATTTCAAAAAAGTATGCTTAGACTTCGAATCTGAATTACTAGAGTTTAACGGAGAAAAAGAGCATATTCATTGCCTGGTAAAATATCCTCCCAAGGTAGCTGTAGCAAAATTAGTAAACAGTTTAAAAGGTGCATCATCTCGAAAACTTAGAAAACAATATCCTTCAATTGTAAAAAATTATTTTAAAGATGTATTATGGTCACCAAGTTATTGTGCAGTATCCTGTGGAGGAGCTGCGTTAGAGATCATTAAAGCATACATACAGAATCAGAATAAACCAGATTAGCCCTTATATCCCCGACCTGAAGGACGAGGTTTTACGGGCTATTGGATAAAAAGTTGTTGCAGGTATCTGACCAGTTTTGGGCTGATGAGCACGAGACATTTATGGATCAATCTGCGCTGGACACTAAGGAATCTATGGAATTTGTTAATAAAGTAAAAAATGAGGTTGGCGATGTCTAAGATTTTATATAATAAAGATGGAATAGTTTTTGAAGTTATTAATAATGAAAGGGTATTGGTTATGCTTTCTAAAGAGGGTATTAATGAATTTGAAGTTATTAGTTCGGATTCTAAAACGATGAAAAAAAGTAATTTTGAATTTTTACTTGATGAAATTAAATCTAATACTAATAGATTAAAAAGTGATATTGACAATTTGGATACAATTTTTAAACCAGTTCTTAGACAATTGGTAGTTGATAACAGTTATTGTGAAGTACAAAAACAAAATACAAAGATAGAAGTTGCAACTAATGGAGAATTGTCTATGATTGAATTATTTCTTAATAATCAAATAAAAGATATTAATTATTTAATTAATGCAATTACAATTCTTAAAAATAGATGTTGTTTATAATCTATTTAAATAGATATATTTTTTTGAATATTTAAGTTTACTAATTAAAGGAATTGGAATGGAAAATTTAGATGAAGATGTGAATACGTATATATGCTATTCAGAATTATTAAATGAAATTATAAATGAAGAAAAAGATTTATTTAAAAAAAAAAGAGATCTTGAGGAATTAAGATCTCAAATAGTTGAAGGGGATGGAGGATTTGGTATCGATATGTCCGATCATGCTTTCAAACAAATACTGGAACGATTGGAGGTGTTGGCTTTTGAAAGTGATATTATATTTAAAGATATATTTTCTCCAGATTCTCTTAACGATTCACTACTTCTAGCTTCGAATATTAAATCATTTATTATCACAACTATAGCAAAAGCTAGAAAGGATAATAAATTTATAAAGGCTCCTTCAAAAAGTGGAGGTAGTGAATTTAAATTTACTGTTGATGTTAAAAAGTGGAGTGATGATAAAAGAAGTTTACAATTTGTTTGTATAGTAGAAAATAATGTGATTAAGACTGGTTACTTTAACTGGATATAGAAAGGCGGATCAATTGAAAGTTGAAATATATAATAAGAACCAGTTAATTGTAGGATGCAATGATAAAGTTCTTCTTGAGCAAATGCAGGCAACAATGGATGGACGTAAAGTTAGAAATGTAAATAAAATTATTATTCCTAATAAATCAAGTACTAAGTTAAATTATTTTACTGATTATAAAATAGAGTGTTCAGATGAGGTTAGATCAATTATTAGATTAGTTGAATTAAATATTCAAAAGCGTAAAGAAGTTATTAAAAAAATAAAATCTCAATATAATAGTGAAGATATCAAATTTGATTATGAATATAGGGGCTGTTATAGCGTCATGAAGCATCAAAAAATAATTTTTAATATGATAGTATATCCTGACGCTTCGGCCATTTTAGCGGACACGGGGACGTGTAAAACGGGTCCTTATTTATGGGCTATAGATAAAAAAATACAACTAAAAAAAATTAAAAGAGCTATTATAATTACTCTTTCAAATTTAAAGAAAAATGTTTTTGAAGAGATGAAAATTCAAGTTCCTCATTTAAAAGGGGTAATTCTTTCTAATAAAAGTAAATCTGATTCTATAATTAATAAAAAATATAAAGATAATAAAAAGAATGTGGATTATGATATTTATATAGCAAATTATGAATCAATGAATTCATTAATAGAAATAATTCCAAAAGAATTTTTTAATATGGTAATACTTGATGAAGCACATAGAATAGGAAGTCCTTCTTCACATCAAACCAGGGCTATCGTAGATTTTTTTGAATCATGTAAATATAAATATATTATTACCGCAACACTTACAGCTAATAATCTTATGTCATTTTTTATGCCATATAGATTTCTTGGCCCTGATACTGTTCCTTTTGCCAAGTATAGTGAATTTCGTGGAAATTTTATGCATCCGGTGGATATTAATCAATATATATTGGTTCCTAACAAAGGATCTGTTGATAAGGTATCAAAAATAATTGGTGATCTGGCTGTTAGATTTAAAAAAGAAGAATGCATAGATCTTCCTGAATTAATATATGAAACATATTCTTGCTCAATGGGAACTGAACAAGAAAGAATTTACAATGAGTTAAAAAAAGAATTAATAGTAACTATTAATAATATGTGCGAAAGTTGTACATGTAAAAATAATTGCAATAATTCTTGTGAAAATTCATTAATTGCAAAGAATGCATTAGTTTTATTAAGAAAATTGCAGCAGATATCATTTGGATTTTATATTAATACACGTATTGAAATAGATAGTAATGGAAAGAAAATAGAAAAAAGAAATATTATTAAAATTAAAGAGAATCCAAAATTGGAATTATTGGTTCAAATACTTAATAATATCAATAAAGATTGTAAAGTTATTATTTGGTGTAACTATACATATGGTATTGAAATTATTGTTGAAAAACTTTCACAAGCTTTTGGTGTAGAAAAATTATTAACATGTTATCAAGATCAAGATGTTTTTGATACTATTCAAAAGTTTAAAGATAATAAATATAGATTTTTGATAGCAAATCAGAAAAAAATGGGAGCCGGTCATAATATTCAATTTTCAAATTATTCTGTATTTGTAACTAACTCTTATTCATATATTGAAAGGGATCAAGCCGAAGGAAGGCAATATAGGCAAGGTCAAAAGAATAATGTTACAGTTATTGATTTGACTGTATCTGGAACAATAGATGAAATAATTTTAAAAGCTATAAAAAATAAAATTGATTTATCTTTTACTTTATCTAAATGGGCGAATGTTTTATAAGGAGAATTTAATGACAGATGAACAGAAAAAACAAATAGATGCCATGTCCCAATATGATATGGCATATAGATGGAGATTTTCGAAATGTGGTGATCCACTTTTACAAGGTGATACTGGTGATTATTTTGAAAAAGTATTTAAAGAAAAGGGCTGGTTTACTCCTGAAATTTCAAAAAGTTTAGGTTTTGATAGAAAAAAAATATTGTTAGTGAAACGTTGACAGAAATAAATCGTGTTGATATTTATAATTGGCATAAGGAGATGAAAATATGAGTAGTGATGGTAATTTTTTTGATTTATCAGCAGAAGATCTCGCTGCAGCTTATAAGATGGAAGAGGAATATGATTGGGTTGGTGCCGATATTTTTTTTGATCTTTCACCAGAGGAACGTGATGCATATTATGGTCAGGCATTTGATTGCGCTGAAGAATATTGATGCAAATGAAAGCAAATTATTTGACATCCTCCCCGCCCTGAAGGACGAGGTTTTACGGGCTATTGGATAAGAGATATACAGTTAAAGGGTGTTTTAATTTAGGTATGTGGGTATTATGTGTGGGAAAGAATTTTAATATTAAGAAGGTGGATAAAGTGTTTCACACAGGATCAATTTATTTAACATAATAATGGCTCGATTCATCCCCGACCACAAGGGTCGGGGTTTTCTCTCGCAAGGATTATAAAATGAAATATTATTTAATTTCTGAAGAAGAATTAGCCCTGATAGAAAGGGCTATTTCAATTTCTAAAAGCAAATATAGAGATAGTTTATTTTCTGAAATTAGAAGTCGCAATATTTTAAATGATACAAATATAGAAAAAGATATTAAAGAAAAATTTAATCAGTTTATTGAAAATCAAATAGATATACCTAAAAAATATATTAGCATTTTAAATGATAATTTTTGGGATTTATTATAATTATTAATAAGGAAAAATTTATGACAAATGAAGAATTGAATTGTGCTCTTATATATGCAGTAACGGATTTGGTTGATTTAGAAAATGAAAAAACTGGAAATTTACATGTAATAGATAGATCCAGCTTGATAGAAAATAAAATAAATAATTATATTGAAATTTCCAGAAAAAAAAATGAAAAATTTAATATGGATCCAATAGATATTGAAAAAAAAATTTCTAAAATGAAAATTGGAGAAACAATTCGTTTTAATAGATATTTTAATATAACCTGTGTTAATAAAGGTTATATAATATCCAGTAAAGGTAATAGTCATTCAATGGTTTTTGTTCCAAGTTAAAAAACTATGAAAGAAAAAAAAATTCAGGATATTATTTTAAAAGATTTACGATCTTATGGAAAATATTGTGAATGTTTTAAATTAATAAAGTCAAGTGATTCCGGTGAATTGGATATTTTCTTTACTACAAAAATTACCGGGGCGGTATTTATTGAAGTAAAAAAGCCAGGAAAGGTTCCAAGTAAATTACAGGAATATAAAATAAAAAAGTTAAATGATTGCGGATCTAAAGCTTTTTCATGTGATTCCATCGATAGGTGGAATAATATTAAAATCTCTCTTGGGCTTAATTTTTTAAATTCTCTAAAGTAAATTAATAAAAATTCATTATAACGTGTGATTTATTATAATTTTATGTAATAATAATGTAATGAAAATTTATTTTTTTTTAAATAAGGAGATAGTATTAGTATGGAATGTGATAATATGTTTGCTTTTTGTGAAAAATGGCTAGCTCAAAATATTGGTGTTGACTATGTTCCATATACACTTAATTCAAATGAAGAAATAGCGATAGTTAGTAGAACTGATACATTAAAAATTATAAATATTATTAAAGAAATTTTTAATTGTAATAAAATAAAGGATAAACTTTCATCATGTAAGGATTATGAAAAAGTATACGATATTAAAATACAAACAGTCAATTCAAATATAAGTGGTGTGAAAATAATATTACATCCATTTTGGATTAATGATAATATATTATTTGAATTAACTCCTTCAAATTTAAATGAAGAGTTATATAATTTTATATGCTTAAATAATAGTGGTAATAGATTTATATTTGATGATGTTGTACTGGAAATCAAGAGATTAATAACTCCAATAGAGCAAAGTTTACCAAATATAGCGTCTGAACAAGAACATCAAACTGAAGTTATACATAATGAACAGTTAGATCAAATTTTAGATGAATTAGATAGTGTTTTAGATAAAAGTAAATTAGTTAGCGCACAGCATTTTGATAGTATTGAGGCTTCATCTATAAATGAAAATATAATTGCTAAAGATGAAAATTCATCAATACTTCCAGTTGATGATGAAGAAATTAAAATAATAAATTTTAAATCTGAAGTATTAAAATATATAAATAACTATTTACTTATTCATTTATATAAAAAACAATACTCTGTTGATGAAAAAAATATTGGAAATTATGAAGATTCTTCATATTTAGTTACATATTTTTTAACTAAAGTAGATTCTGAATATTTAAAAGATTTTTTTTATGAAATAAAATCTATTGCTGAAAATATTAAAAAACATATTATTATTATTGAATTTAGATTTATACATGATATAGCAACATATTTAAATAATAATTTTGATATAAATATAGTTCAAGAAATAAAAAAAAATATTTTATTTTTTTTTATTGAAAGAATGAACTATCCTTTATATGCATTTAATTATAATACTATTGGATTTGACTGTGTTGAACGTAGAAATGTTAATATAAATTGTTTTGGTTACGAATTATATAGTATATTCGTATTAAAAAATAAATCAAAAGAAACTTCATCATTTAATAATTTTAATATGGTTTATAAGGATCATATTTCCAACCTAATATGGGGAATTCAAAAAGAAAATATGGTATTTTTTATGATACCAATTGTTAGTAATGTAGCTATTTTACAAAGTGATAAATTGTTAAAAGAAAATCATAATTTATGTATGAAATTAATTTTTAAAGAATTTTCAAATAGATATTTAAAAAAATATACATTAAAAGAAATTTTTGAAATTGATAAAAATTATATATTGTCTAAAAATATTATAGATAGAGAAAAATATGTTGAGTACGTTATAGATAATAGTACAAAATATATTTCAGATTTAAAAGAAATTTATAATGAATATAGATCAAAATATTTAAAAAGTTATAATGAAGTATTGGAATATTCAAAACTTATGGATAGAACTATGGAAAAAATAAGTCATTTTGATTTTAATGACTTTATAGTTAAACAAAAAGAAAAAGCTTTATCATCATACGATGAATGTTTAAATTTAAAAAAAGTTTTATCTATATCACTGAAAAACGATACTGTTAATGTTAATACTAAAAATTTATATGTTAATGTTGGTGATAAATGGTATGATATTGGAACTTTTCTAATAACAATAGGAATTAATTCGAATAAATATGATGAAAATAATACAATTAAGATTATCAATACTAAACATACTATTAATGGTTACGAGAATAACATGAATGCCCCTCATGTTTTTAGTGATGGTAGAATTTGCCATGGAAATCTTGGAAATCAATTGATAACTTCTTATAGAAATAGAGATCTTTATTCTCTAGTTTATCAAATTATTATATTTCTTGAATCTGTAAATACAAGTGATGCGGCTGGTAAGCATGTAGTGAATTGGCCAGAAGTTACTAAAGAAATTGCATTAAAGGATGATGATTTGCTAGATTATAATACTATGTACAAAATTTCTGAAAAGGAAAAAGTTTTTGATGATAAAATAAGAGATTTTATACCTATAAAAATTTAAATTTAAGAAAGGTTTTTTATGAAAATTATTGTTACTATATTAAATGAAATAGTGGATTTTTTTAAAGTATCTCAAGATATTTTTAAAATTTCTACTATTTTAAGTTATACAAGTGATGCAGCATTAGTATCTGTAGATAAAGAAAAAATGAAGGAATTTATAGATTTATTAATTAATTATAATCCTGAAATAAAAAAGATATTTGACAATCTTAATATTATTGATAATAATTATCCAGATGAAATTTGTATAAAAAATTTAATTCCAAATAATGCTAATTCTGTAGGAGATAAAGAAGATTGTGTTGATGAAATTATTTCTAATATTGAAGATGATTGTGTTGAAGAAATTACTTCTAATGAAGATCAGAAATTTTTAGAAATTTTAGAAGAAGATAAAGAAATTAATTATGAAGAAGGGTATAAAGAAAATACTGATAAATCTGATCTTTGGTTTAGATCTAATTCAGTATTCATTCTTTTTAATGATAAATTAAAAACTTATATTTCAAAAATATTTAAAGAAACAATTAATACTTCAAAACGTCTTGAAGATTTGGAAAATAAAAAGAAAAGATTAATTACTGAATTAATTATGTTAGAACAATCAATTCATGATTGTTTTGTATGTATTAATAATAATAAATTTATTGATAAATTTGTCAATGATATTGATAAATTAAAAATTAATGATAATATAGAAGAAATAGGTTTTACTAAGGATGAAATTGTAATCATTACTAAAGAGTTGATTACACAAGAAAAAGTATTTGATTATAAAGAAGAAAATGATGGAGAGTTATTTTTTAAAAAAATAGGTAGAATGAGAATAGGAGTCAACATTTTACTATTTTTTGGAGAATTAGGAACAGTTACTAATTTTATAACTATTCATAATATGAGTAGAGGATTTTATGATAGTTATTCAGGAAGAATTTTGGAGTGTGGTCATGTTTTTAGAAATGAAACAATGTGTTTAGGGGACGTAGTAACGGAATCATTAATTAAAGCATTTGCTTTAAAAAATATCTCTATGATATTTGATATTATAATAAGGTTTATTACTCAACCTAATATGAATGATGAATTAGGTGTATTTATTAAGTTTTTTCCTAATGTAATATAAGAGATTTTGCAAACTACCATGGCCACAAGGGGCATGGTATCCTTGTGTAAAAAACATGAAAGGTTAACTATGAGAAGTTTTAGCAAAAGAAATATAAATACCACTTATAGCCAGTTAATTCCTGAACATAAAATTTCTCCAATTATTATTTTCAGTAAAAAGTCTATGATGTGGATTGGTGCTATTATTGAAAATCATAATCATGAAGTTGGATTTTATGCAACTGTAGAAGAAATTGGTGATTATAAATTTTATATTAAAAATGTCTATTATCCAAAACACTCAGAGGCTAATACTGGAACATGTACTATTAGTTCCGATGGAGAAATTGAGTTAATTCAGTACATGATTAATAATAATAAAATGGAAGAAATAGGAAAAATAAAACTTTGGGGACACAAACACATGTCTGGTACTAGTCCAAGCAACCAGGATGAAAGTCAGACTATTGATCGAATTAAAAGTACAAATTCTTATTTAATAAGAGTAATATGTGATGATAAAGAAATGTCAGTGTCTTTTTTTGATCCATTTAAAAATATCAGATTTGATAATATTAAATGGGAAATTGAAAAAGAAGACGAAGAACTTAATTTGAAAAAAATAAATGAAATAAAAATTATAATAAATAAATATGATCAAGAAGAAATATCAGTTAACGAAGTTGTAGATAAAATTTCAAAAGCAATATCAGATTCATCTATTTATAATAAAATAGTAAATAAGGTTTTGAAATTAAAAGAAATTAATATTAAAACTGATATAAATTTTAATAAGCAACAGTCTTTGTTTGATAATAGAAATGGTTATATAAATAATAATAATGATTTTCATGAATATGATAATTTTGATATGAGACATAAATATAACAATAATAAAAAAAAAAATTTAAGTAGCAAAATTGAATTTGTTGATGGAAAAAGACAAGTGGTATTTTATGAAGATAATAAAATAATTCAATTAAATGAATATATAGAATTATTAGATAAATTAAAATCTAATAATAATAATAATAATGAATTTAAGGAATTATTATGAATTATAGTAGACAATCAAAATTAATTAATCCAAAAATGATTAGAAATAAAAGTATTTCTTTGGTAGGGGTCGGAGCTACTGGAAGTGCCATTGCTTTAATGCTTGCCCAATTAGGGTGGGGAGATAGTAATAATGAACAAGGAGTTCTTAAATTATTTGATGGTGATATTGTTGAAGAGCATAATTTGGCAAATCAATCTTTTTATCCACAAGATGTTGGTAAGCCAAAAGTAGAAGCTATGAACGATATTATAAAACGTAAGTGTAATTTTTCAGTACAAACATTCAATCGAATGATAGTTACTGAAGACAAAGATGTTCAATCAACTTACGTTTTCTTATTGACAGATACGATGAAGAGTCGTAAAGAAATATTTGAGAACTGCATAAAATATAGCTTCAATACCGATATGGTAATAGAAACAAGAATGGGATTGCGTGGAGGTCGAATCTATGCGTTTAATCCTCATATCGGTGAAGAAGTAGATGCGTGGAAAAAAACATTATGTACAGATGAGGAAGCTGATGTGTCCTTGTGCGGAACCAGCCAATCAATTATAATAACAGCTACATATATTGCCAGTGTTGCATGTTCTAAAATGATTCAACATTTTGTTCAAAAGTATTGTGATCAACCAGAAGTAAAAATGTGGAATGAATATATTTTTACTTTATATCCTGAATCTTTTTTTATGAGAAGATTTAATGACAGTGAAACATTATTAAAAGTATAGGAGTTTTTTTATGAATGGTAGTCCAATAATCGTTACTTTAGTTTCTTTAGGTGCTGATGTTAAATCGTATGAGGTTTCGTCTAATCCTAAAGTAGAATTCTTGCTTGAAGTGGCAAATAAAAAAATTAAAAGTAGTGAAACGATAACAAGGAGCGGAGAAAGAATTAATAATAATACCCAATTGAAAGATGGCGATACAGTTATCATTGGTGAGAATGTAAAGGGTAATGGAAATGATTTTCAAGTTCAGTTAATCAGATTGGGAGTTCCAAATTTTGATACTGTAAATGCTAATGTTGGCATGTCAATCAAACAAATTATTGATCTATTACCAGAAGAAAAAAAAGGTCAATATTTTAAAGCCGATGGAAAAGATGCGTATGAATATAGAAAATCAACGGGTGGAAATCCTATGAACAGTAATGAGATAATCTATCCAAATGAAGGTGAAGGTATGGTTCGGTTAATACTTTCTCAGTCAATGAAAGGTAATAGAAATAAAAAATAATAGTTTATAATTTGATAACAAAAGAGTCAATCAATACGATTGACTCTTTTTTTTGTTTAAGCCCGCATTAAAATATTTTAAATATTTTTAATGCTGGAAAGCTAACATATTTTTTTACTTTTAAAAAAAATGAAAGGAGTAAAAAGTGAAAAATACCATCATATTCAAGTTAGTTTTCCGTTTATTTAAAAAAAAAAAATAACTTATACAAATTAGTAGAAGCCCCTGTTGGGGCTGTTTTTTACCTAATAGATTTTTTTTAGTTATAAGATTTGATAGGTAAAAAAAAAGCGTATTTGTTAATACGCTTTTGGTTTATGCAACTGATATAAAGTTGCACAAACCAGTGGCAATGTAAATCCATTGCCCATCACTGTCCACAACGACAGCGTGCCGGCACCGACTAAAGAGAATGCTACCACCTGCTCCCTCAAATGTACTATTAGGCACTACAGGCCACCACTCCCCCATGTGAGGTATATCCTGGTATAACTTTTCTCCCCGTGATGGGGAGAATTTGAACGTGTATGGGATTCGTTCAATTTTGAATTTCTCAAAACCGTTCTTTTCTTCCACTTTTTCATAATCCCACGCCGCGGTGGAAACGCCATCAAAATACTCTACCATTTTCTCTTTAGAATCAAATATTATTGACTCAGACTCTTGACTTCCATTCAATATGCGATATGCCCTATATCTCATAATCTACTCCTTGAATTGTTAATGGTAAATTCCATTAACATTATAGTTATACCAGATAATAACGGTTAATAACTAAAAAAAAGAGAGATTTTATTAAATAGGAGCGTTTGGTGAAACTGGAGGTCTAGCTTCAGGAAGTGGCTTATTGTATTTAATGCTTGTATTAGCTTCACCAGGAGACAATCCCATTTCAACAGGGTTTGGTTCACTTGATGCATAAGTATCGCCCTGTATATACGTAGGAATCTCTCCAGGAGTATATTTTTGAGCTACACCTAAATCTGGAATTAAATCTGCAGTTATAAGATTCATTTCTTTTAAATTATTATAAATTATTTCATACAATGCAGGCATTGAATTTTTCATAGTTAACATACGTAATTTAAATTCATTTATATCTGCTTTAATAAGATTAACAAAACGTTGCGTAATTAACATTATTAATTGAGGCAACTCTATTATTCCTGGCGGATAACCTTTTTCATAACCTATAGTATCTATTTCTTGAGCAACAACATCGGCACTCTCAGCATTTCTTATTTGGTCTTCTTTATTACGTTTGGTCTGCATTTCTCTTTCTTTTGATTCAAGTCGTTCTTTTTCAGCTATTTGAGCATTTGCATTATACATAGCTCCAATAACAGTCGCTGCTCCCTGAGATTCAGCATTTCCTTCACTTTCACGAATAAGTAATTCAATATTTTGAACGAGTTCTTTTAATTTTAATTCATATTCTTTTTGAGGTTCATACCCTAACTCTTTTGTCATTGTTGATTTTGATATTAATGTAGTCGATGGTGATCCCATAGCTGATTGTAATAACATTTGTTTTTTTTGTAAATCATCTGCCATTTTAAAATCAGACATTTTTACTTTACATGGAACTTTATTAATATATGTTGATATTTTTTTTATAACCCATTGTAATAAATCGTCTTCACCTTTTCTATGATTAATAAATGTATTTTCAACTATTCTAAGAGAAACATTACTTCCTGACCATGAAGCCCCTCCTTTTATTATTTCAGGAATAACTCCAATTCCTGTAATAATTGTATCTTCAGTAGCTTTAATTTCAGGAGTAACCATCAATGCTTTAGCATCTCCACTAAAATTAACCATACCAATTGGTAAAGGAACTATTGATATATAATTATTATCACTTTTCCATTTAACAATTTCTTGCTCTATTTTATTTTTCCATGTAGAGAGATTTATTATTGCATGAGGACTTATATCTCCAGTACCTAATGGAAATAAAATTCTTAAAGGTAATATATGATCGAAGGCTATCATTTCATTTGCTTTTTTTAATATTTTATTATGAAATGCGTCTTTAATAACAGGCATAACAACAGGAATTCCCCATCCTCGTTCTGATGGATACATATATTGAGGGCCAAGTCTTTTCATATGAAAGACATTGTCATTCATTAATTTTAAAGGTTTGTTTGTTTCTACTGATTTAATTATTTCGAGTCTTGTTGTTTTAACAATGTCCATATCTCCACTTTTAATAGCATTGGATAAATATTGAGGAATTGTATAATAATAAAAATGATCTCCTGATATACAATTAAATTTAATATCGATATATAATAAATCCCAATGTATTAAATTAAATTTTTCAATTTCTGAAGTGTTTTTATCATAAGCTTTAAATTTAACTTCTTTATCGCATTTTACGCATTTTCCTTCAAATTGATAATTTGCAAATTTATATTTTACACTATCTGATGGAAAATCTTCTTTACAATTAGGACATTCAAAAAATCTTTTGAATGGATAGTGTATTGATATAATTGAATTTCCATAACCCCAAAAATCCATTCCAGACTGTTTCATTGAGTTAATAATTTTTAATTTATTTTCAAGAAAGTCTTTCCAAAATTCAATAGTTTTATCATTTTTAAGTATTAGTTCATTATCGTCATTATAAATTAATGATGTAATAGGATATTCTGATAATTTTATTACGCATTGAGATATTATACTATCTCCAAAAAGAAATGCAGCAATAAATTTTAATATTCCTTTAATTGTTTTTGGAATATATGTACTTGTCATATCGAGAAATGGAGTATCGTATTGAACAGATCCGCGATTAAATGTAGATGCTGCCGGACTTGTGCCTCCTTGAGGTTTTATTCCAGGTCCAACTAATCCTTCATTCGCCATAAATTTTATTCCTTATATTAAATGCCATATTCTCGTGCTGATAATTCAGCTTTTAAAATTCTTTGAGCTTGAATTGTAATAATATCTTCATTAATATTTTCATAATCTTTATCAATAAATTTATTGTACTGTTCGAGAATATTTATCCATAAATTTGATACTTCATTTGATACCATATTTTTCATTATATCTTTTATTAATTTAAAAATAGATGGTGGAGGGGTATATATACCATCATTTATTAATATAATACATATATATTTTTTTACATCTATTCCAAAATCTCCATTTCTATCAGGACGAATACCATTCATACAAAATATGGTATTAATTATCATGCCTGGTGATGGATATCTTAAAAAATCAAAATCAGCAATACAACTTGAAAAAGCTAAAGCCAATTGATTAAATTCATACCAATCAAAAAATGCTGCATCATTCCTGCATAAATGTCTAATTGCGAGAACTTTATCCCTGTTAATATCTTCAAGGACTGTCGCATAATTGATAAATAATATTCTATCTATAGTTTCTATTTCCCATTCCCACCAATCATTACCTAATGATTTATTTAAAAAATCATAAACTTTTAAAGCTGAAGATTTATCGTTATTTAATACAGTATTTATTTTCCATGAGGAAATATCGGATGATTCTTTTTTTAAGCATTCTATTGAATTAATTTCTTCATGTATACGATCAATTGTTTTTTGATCGTTAAGTAGGGTAGCAGTATGAAGTTGTTCTGATAGTTTACATGTCATAATGCGCTATATCACTTTTAACTTATTAATAATCGATTTATTTTGCTGCTGGAGGAGTTCGTCTCCCAAAATGCTGTGCTCCAAATACTCGTAGCCAAAAGTAATCTCTGCTTGCTTCGCTAGATTTTTCAGGAGCAGTTTCTTGGTACACATACTTATATATTTGATCACAAGCTTTACGATTAAAAGTTATAATCTCTCCTTCGCATGTACAACTTCCTCCAATATCAAGATTTTTTGTCATTCCTTTTGTTCGATATAATAAATCATGTATTAATGCAGCAACTTCCGATCTTCCATCACGTGGACGAGTAAACCATAATAATTTAGGAGTTGAACGTTTATCATGTAAAAATTTATCAGGTATGGTAAGAATAACTATATAACTTTTATCTTGTAAAATTAATTTAATCTGATATTCGTGTATTTTATCCAAAATAAATAAATTATTTACAAGTGGCTGTGAATCCGGCCAACTCCAACTTATCAACTTTAGACCTGTAATTTCAGAAATTTTAATCATAAAAATCTCGAAATATTATTAACAAAATGTTCTTTTTCAATATCATTTAAGTTAATAATAGTTTCAATTGGATTGTTTTTAAATTCATTAATAAACTTATCTCCAAATGCACTTGCTAATTTTTGTATAGCTTCTGAATTTTTTGATAGTTTAAATATTTTATAATCTGTAATATCTCCTGCAATTTTAACTGCATCATATTCTGAATTAATAAGGCTTCCGCACACTGTCATAACAGGATCGAGAATGGTTTTATCATATTCATATTGCAATCCTGCTTTTTTATCGAATTCTTCAATAGTTTTAATTAAAGCTATTGGAGAAACTTTATTTCCAATTTCAGCTATCTTATCAAGGATTTCACATGCATCAATTTTTCCTGAAGCTGTTTTTATATGCTTTCCACTACTTTTACAAATTGTTTTTCTTTTATTAATATTATTTTTAAAATCTGGAGATAGGGCTGCATTTTTATTTAATATACGAGTATAATTATTAATCCAATCTTTATCAACTGGAATATTTAATTCATTTGCTCTTTTTTCTATATTACAAGAAAATTCAACTCTATCATTGTGATCAAATCTTGACATGTATTTGCTAAAATAATCCATAGCAGTTTTAACATGTTCTTTTGTTTCAATTGGATATTTGTCGTGTAATGCAAAATGCATAAGTATCTCCTGTAAAAATTATTCTATAGACATTAATATACCATTTACAAATGTTAATGTTTTTTCATTTTCTTCAATATCTAAGACTTTTAATTCACATGATGTAGCGTCTAAAATTGATATGCCTCCATAAAATGAAGCGTTCCCATTAAAGAACGCTTCCTGATTACAATTAAATTTTTTAACTTGAAAAAGATCTCCATAAATATTATTTGGTTCAAATCCCCTAAGTTCTGAATTATAAACTGTTGTAATTACATTATCTGTAAATGTTAAACTTCCAAGATATACTACATCATAGTTTGTATTAGTGCTACTGTCTGTTATTTCTACTATGCTATTAGCTACACTATTTACATCACTTTTTTTAGAAGCTGCCAAATCATCATAAACAATATCTTCTAATCCTGGTTTGTTATAAAAACCAGTTTTTTTACCATCATTATATACATCTCCATCAATAAAAGACATAATATGTTTTAAGTAAACATGTTTTGTATTAACACTTTCATCAATAGTAAAATTTATTGGAGTTTCCAAAACAATAATATTTCCATTTTGAGTAAATCCATAACCGGAACTTATTAATATTGAATTTGATGTTGTTTTAGTCATAAATAATCCATACATTGCTCTCCCAGGAATACTTCCAACAATAGCAGAAACTATTCTACGCATATTGGAAATCATTGCGGCCTGTATAGACCATGGAGTTATATTAGGAATATTTTGACTATTTTCTATAGTTTCATAATCAGTTCCAAGAATCTCATGCATTCTTTGATTAAGCCCATTACGTATGTTAACACGTTTCATAATTAATCCAGTTCTTAAATTATTTTGATTTTAAAGTACTGCCTGCAATGTCCAGAACTTCGTTTTTATTATTTACTTCTGGTTGAATGGAATCGTTATTTAATTTCTTTTCTTCAATATATTTTTTTGATAATTCAGTTAATAAATTTTTATCAATTGTGTCACCAATTATTCCAACGATTGCTTGTATTGATCCTTTAACAGTTAAAAGTTGATTTCCAAGTTCAGTTATTGTTTTTTCAGCATTTTCGTATGCTTGATTAATATTTGAAGCAACTTTGTCGCATTGCTCAAGACGTTCAAATAATTTTTTAGTTGCATCAGGCCGTAACTCACTATGTTTTAATAAATAGGAAATAGCCATATTTTTACTAATCTGCTCTTGTATCATTAGATCCACCCTTCATTATTTATGAGATTAAATTAATGGTACTGCATTATAATTATATAATTCAGTATTATTATTTTGTGCGTAAGTATTTTCTACAACACAAAATTTTTCGTTTACACCATCGTTAATTTCTGTAATTCCTTGAAATATTCCATCAAATACTTCTATAGATTTAATTCTAACTTCATTCATTTCAGGAGTATATGTACTTGTAAATCGAGATGATTTTAATTTTTCCAATATAACAGATTGTTCACTTTCTCCTTTGAAAACATCATCTACAATACAATATACATATGTATTATCAATGTCATCATTTATTACTTTAATTATATCTCCGATAAATATATTTTGAACATCGACTGAAAATTGAGTTATCTCTCCTGAAGGTTCTAAAATTAATCCTAAACCTTCATAATCTATATTTATAATTTCATCCTCATAGTTAAAAAAATATTTTGGTAAGCTTGGAACTATTGATAAGTAATCAATAGGAACAACAATTTTTGAATCATTAAAAAATCTTATTCCAGGAACTCCTGCCCATCGTATTCTTTTATATGATTTAGAAGACGCAGTTATTGGTGAAAAATATTCAATATCAAATCGTGTAGTTGTAATTCTACTTTCAGATGTAAATTGAAAAAATTTTGATAAAGAATATAAATCTTCAGTTACTTCATCAACAATATCATGGTTATATATTGGATAAGTATTTCCTAGAGTTTCTACATCAGTTTCTTCAGGTTCTATTTGAATAAAATATTTAAATTCATATAATTTTTGTTCTGAAGCAAGTAATGTGAAATTTTTTATTAATGTTTGAATATAATTATAAATATTAGGTTTAAAACAGGGTATAGATCCTGGGCATGCTATATGTATTAATTTTGATATATTAATTCCAGATTCGTATATATCATATACACCATTTTGAAGTGGGGTTGATTTAAAATAACCATCTTCATCAGAAATTATAGTGTCAACAACTATTGAACCGGTAACAGGAGTTGCAAGTTTTATTACTATTGAAGCGTTTCTTAAAACATTACCTGCACTATCTGTAATATGGCCTTCTATTGATTTTGCTCTAATATTTGACACAATACTTTGTTTAGATAAGTTATAAAAACTTATCAAGGAGTCCTTTTGGCTCCTAATAAGTATAAATTAATCCACAAAACCTTTGTAATACACTGCTCTTGTTATAAGAAACAGAAAAATTATCATTAAATCTGGTTCTTACTGTAAGACATTTTGCTTTCAAACTTCTTACAGATCCTATAACAACACCTCTTGTTATGTGGATAGTTTTAACAAGATCGTAATGTCTGAATCCATTCTTTTCCATACAAATTTTAGTAGGATTTAATTCCCAAATCTTAGTTCTTCTGGGTTTAATAAAATACTCTATACAATTTATTTTATTACTTTTTAAAATAGCACATGCATCATTGCTGTGTTTTTTGCTTAATCCCAAAACAATACGGGATTCTTTAGTGATAAAACCTTTAGTGTATTCATAAACTAAACCCATGGACTCAATTTGTTTTCTTAAATATTTTTTACCTATTTCTACCAAAGAAAAGAACTTTCCATAATTATGTTTAGCATGATTAAAAAAAATTTCTTCAACAGTAATCTTAACAATATTCAATCTTTTACGCATATCCTTAATAACTCGAATAACAGTTTCTTTCTTCTGCCTTATACTTGGTGCCAACTTGTCTTTTGCCGTCCGATTATCAAATCTTGGTTTTCTGCACCTCAGTCTGAATCTTCGAGCCTTGCGATAATTCTTCTTTTGTTCAATTTTTCTACTTACATCTTGCCTATGGTCAAGTTGTGCTCTGAAAACAATTTCATCAGTTTTTGTATTCTTGATGGCAATTCCCACATGTTTAGATCCATCGTCTACACCCATTTCAAAAGATCCAATAGGATTATCAATCTTTCGAGTGAGTTGAATAACAAATGGTACTACCTGCTTAACTCTCGCCTTTCCCTGATCAAGTAACTGCCTTGCTCTTCGAGGCTTGGTTGGAAGGCATGGACTTCCTTCGTGATCGATTACAAATACTTTCATAAAACTCCCATTTAAGGTTTAAACAGGTTTCCCTGTCATTGGTGTCCTCGGAAATGTCGCCAACGAATTATTCAGGACTGAACACATCCTGACGTTCTTTGTGTTGGCTAACGTAGTTGGACTTCACCCGAAGCAGACGGGCTTACTCGCCAACTGATCCTCGAAGCCTTGAACTTATAAAGATTTTATAAATTCTTATAGCTTGTCAACTATCTGATATAGGCTCCATTAACAAATATACAATATTTATTTCATTTTAACAATTCTATTTTGATGCACATTTAAAATAAGACATTCCAAATTTATTAATATATTCACTAAATTTTAATTTACTCCATGTAAAAACATTATCGAAATCACCATCTTTATACCATGGACTATATCTTGTATTTGGAGGATTGGGATTACCAATATATTGTATTTCACTATAATCTTCATCAATATAACTTGCTGGGTAATCGTTAGTTCTACGGATTCTAGTTCTAAAAAATATAAAATCATCCTGAACATATCTATCAAAATCTGAAAATCCATTTAATCCTATTAATGATCTCATATCAAGATATCGAATAACATTTTCAGCATTAAACATTTTATTTGATTTTATAATAAAGTCAGGATTTTTACTAATATTTGTTAATGGTTTATAAATAGAAAGACTTCCATAGCTTGGAATATTTTCTATTGAATAAATTACATCAGCCCAATCTGTTATTAAATCTCCATCGTATCGTACATATAAAGTAATTGTATTAACATCTGAAACAATGCTACTTTCAACATAAGCTATATGAAAATTAGTTTCATTTACATTAGAAATTGGATTATATAGTACTAAATTATTTTTTCCATTTATATAGTTATTAATATCCGATGGTATAAACCATATAGGATTGTTACAATATGTTGCATAAACCTTCCATACATCTAAAGCCCCTTCAACTAATGCAGGAGTAATATTATTTAGTATTATTAAATTGTCAATAATTAATTCTCCAAATTTTTTCTTATTATCGGTAATAACAATAGATAATGGTCTCCAATTTCCTTTTTTATCATTGCCTATATTTGATTTTGAATCCCATATTTCAATAACTATATTTGAATTTGAATCATATGTTGCTAATAAATTTTCATTATTAATATTGGTATAATTTTGATTTGATTGAGGGTTATCAACAATAGAGGCCATGTAAGCAAATCCTTTGAAATAGGAATATAGCCACCTTTTGGCATCAGGGATTGCTCCATGGTCCTTTTGGTATGTAGTGAAATCTTTAAAAATAGTTGAAACATTAATTTTAAAAATATTAGCTGGATATTCATTTCCAATATAAGAAATATAATTATTATTAAATTTCCATACAGCATTACTTACTTGTAATAATATTTTTATATCACTTGAAAAGAATGGAAGAGTAAATTTTTCATTATTTCCATTCTCAGAAAGAATTAATGTATACATTCCATGATGTTTATAATTTTCATAATCAGGTTTTACTATTGTCATTAATTCTTCATCAATAGATTTTAATATAGCATGTTCGGGATATAATACCTTTTCGTTGATATATACAATAGAATCATTTGTATATGATGGTTCGGGCTTTCCATATGGAAATACATAAGAAGCATCTTCGTCATGATGTATGAATGTTTCAATATCGCTTAAATCTGGGAAATAAGAATTGCTTATTATATTACTATCCAAATCAATATCTTTTCCGTATATTGAAAATTGATGGTTTCTAAAAATTTGATGAGGAACAAAACAATCATCAGCAATTGGAGCATATCGTTCATTTGTTGAATCGTATGTGCTTCCCTCTTCTACCGTTGATTTGCATGATCCTGCATTAATATAATTTGCTTTATATAATACTTGTAATGGTATATATGGATGATCATCATTGAAACGCATAGTAAGGCGTTCAATATACGATCCTGGACAAAATGGAAATTCTACATTATAAATTATTTCATAGTCCCCGTCCGACGCTCTTGATATTTTAAAATGATTATTTTGTTCTAATATTTTAATATAACCGTTGATTCCAGGAAGTTTAATCATTGGTTTAAATTTTTCATTTTCAGAAATTTTTGAAATTATTGATGTTTCAGAATCTGTAAATAATTTAATTAATGTATTTGGAATAGGAGTTTGAGTATTATCATTTTTATGAGGAGAACTTGTTGGAGAATAATTGGAACAATACAAAACAAGATATTCGTTATGTTCAGGCAATATTTTTTTATCACCATCAATAATTGTATTGCAATAGAATCCTGCTCCATTTACTTTTATTTTAGAATTGCTATAATTATATATTTGATTTCCAACGGGATCAATCCAAAATTCAATATGTATTCCTTTATCATTATCTTCAGATTCTGTTCCTATATATCCATAAACAAAATCATCAAGACAATATTCTTGACGCATAAGGAGTGAATAAGGATCAGATCCGAAGTCTTCATAAGAATGATGTTCATCTGCAGAGTTAAAATTTGAACTATGTGCTCGTGGATTTTTTATAAAAATAGTATTTATAATATCTGTATTATAATCATTGAGAGATAAATAATAATTTAAATCTTTAAAAAATGATGAAGATGCTTTTATTTTTAAGTAAATAGCTGGATCTCTTAAAAATTCCATATCCTCAGTTCTACAAATAGGAGTTCCGTTATAATTTATAAATGATATATTTACAAATTGCCCATCTGCTATTGGCTTTGCTATCATATAAGGTTCGGTAGTAACAACTGCAGAATTTCTTCTATTTCTTTCAGTTTCAGTGTCAATGCCATAAAGTATTATATCGGTTGTATATTCTCCATTCTTTTTAAGTTCAAATAATGATTTTAATGTTACAGGATCTTCTGGGCCAATCCTTCTTAACATATGTTTACATACATTATATACCATACGAGATTGATCATTAAATAATCCCATATGTATGCATGGATTATATGCCAGAGATCCTTTTTGTTCGTTATTCCAATTTATTATAATTTTAGAAGGTTCAATGGCTCCATTTTTACAAACTTCTGGAAAGAATAAATCTAAAGATGGTGATTCATAAGGATCAATTATATATTCCATATTTTCATTAAACTTTTGTACAAATCCAAAATATGGATAATATTTTTCCGTTCCAGCCATTATATTATTATTGTTAATTGACCAATGCATTAAAGATTCGTTAAAATAAAAAAATTCAGAATCAAGTGATCCATTATAGTTAAATATTCTTTCAGGATCTTGATCTTCAAATATTGCTTGCATTGTTTCATTAATCATACCATTATAAATTTTATAAATATCTTCTTCAGATTCAAGTAATGTAATAATGAAATTATTAACGTTTACGGTGTAATTAGTTATAAAAGATTTATTTGTAAATACATAACGATAATAGTAAGTCCAATCTTTAAAATCATTTCCTTCAATAGCTTGATCGAGATCTAATTTATATCCTTGAGCATAAAAAGCCGGAACTCTGTAATAGTTATGCGATATGTTATAAGTTGGTAAATAGTCAACAATTAAATCATCAGGAATTGGATCATCTATATTTGAAAAATTTATAAATTCAATAGTATCATATTCTGATAGTTTTTGACCTATTTTAAAATATTGTTTTGTAGATAATTCAAAATAATTTTTAGGAAAAATGGAATAATTATAATCACTTAAAAAAGGATATCGATTATATAAATCAAATACATTTCCATATTCGTTTTGTAAGATATCACGTTCACTAAAAAATCCCGTATAACAGGTATGAGGTTTTATAGAAACATTGCCTTTATGTTTGAACAAATAATCGGCAATCCATGAAAATTTATTTGATGAGTATCCTTTGACAAATCCAGAAGTAATTACATGAGTATTTTTAGTAAAGTCAGTAATTGCTTTATTATGTATAGTTTGACGCTTTGGATTAATAAATCTTTTCATTTTTTCACCAATTAATAATTGAAGATCCACCAATTCTTACTTCATTTACAATATTGTTTTTTCCTGACTTACCTTTGTTATATGTATAATTTATATAAACATACAATTTATGTATTGATTCATCAAACTTAAAAATATAACGACCGTCATCAAATATTGTACTAAGAAAATAACCTAAATTTTGTTGTGTTTTAGTAAATATAATAGATAAATTCTTTGCATCTAAATATGCTTCAAATTCAGTTAAATAAATATCTTCTTTATCATTAAATAATTTTATAGGAGGATCTATAATTTTGAATTTTAATATTATTTTAGCTCCACGAATAAATTCTTTTCTATCTGTTAAATTGTCGAATTGATTCCATAAATCTTTATAAATAATAATAGGATTTTGTGAAATAAATAATTCATTAGTTTCATCTAAAGTTAAAATATTTTGATGTACTGATTGTAATTTATCTGAAGTTAATGTAAAAATATGTAATGGAACTTCATAAGGACCTATATCTACAGTTTCTCCCATAAATATACGTGGATTACCAACTATATCCAAATCAATATTTTCAACAAAACTATTATCTCCATTATTTACTAATGGTGAAGTTAGTTTAGGAAGAAATGATTTTTCCATAGTAACTTCATTAAAACATAGGCATGAAATATTATATTCTCCATAAGTAATCAATCCTTGAGTATAATAAGCAGGGTCATAAGCTGGATAACCGTATTCTGATAAAAATACATAATTAGAATTCCCGCAAATAGAAGTTCCCCATTGAGAAGTGGCTTCTGTATATTCATCAAGAAGTGTTAGTACACCATCAACTATATGAAAAGAGTTCATTCCAGCTGACATAATTTATTACCAATAATTAAGTAAAAGATGCAGCGCCATCAAGAGCTGTATAAATTACACCTTCATCATCAATAGACATATCGTTAACAACGAATCCAGTTTCAACATAGTCAAGTAATGTTAATACTCCTTCTACTGATATACTATATCTATACAATCTACCTTCTCTATAAGTAGGATGTTGTAGATAGTTAGATGTATAAAGAAAATCTCCCAATCGAAAAACTTTATAACAAATATTCCACATACTTGACAATTCATATACTTGAGTCGGCAATCCATTTTCATCTACAGATAAAACGCGAAGAGTTCCTTCATTATGATAAAAATCAGGATCGTCTATGAAATATACAAAATTTTCATCACAAGCTATATTACTTTGTGTTCCTATCTCATTCCCTCCAATTGTAAAACTATCTTTATAAGTTGGAGTACCATTGACGTCTACTTCATATGAAAATAATGACATAAAAATCCTATATTAAGTTTCCCATGGAGTTCCATAAGTAGTACTTATATAAATAAACCTTCCATCGCTTTTAATTCCTGTAACATAACCATCAGTTATTAAAATAGTATCTTTAAGAGTTAATGAGCCATCTACTTCTAATTTATAAATTTTAACTTCATTGAATGTAGAATAATTTGGATCTATAATACCTACATAAAGAAATCTTCCATCATGGCATAAAGCTGTTACCTTAAGTAAAGAAGTGTCTTGATATTTAAGAGTTAATGAGCCATTTGAATTTATAGCAAAAACTGATATACCTAAATCATAATTTTCAGTAGCAATATTCCAACCACAACCTATTACTAAAAAATCATTATTACACCACATGCATGACTCAGCAGCACCATCCCATACACCTAAAGTAAGATGATCTTTTGTTGTATATAATTTTGTTAATTTTGCCATAATTTAGTTTACTATTCTAAAAGATTTCTTCCAATTGATTCATCTTTAAATTCTGGATTAGTATTTTCTTTACAATTAACTTGAGTAATTTCTGTTTCATGAAAATTTAAATTACCAGTTCCATAATTATATGTTAATGTATTATAAACAGTTTTACCAGAAATTATTGGTATAATTTCAATTTCTATTGAATCTTCACTTAAATCTGAGTTTATTAATTTAAGAGAACCAACTCCATGTTTAGCTTCTAATGGAATGGTAATTTGTGCATAAGTTTCAATATATCCAGACTTTATACTACATGGATATTCATCATTGTTTGAATCTGTAAATAGTGCTACCAGATCGTGAGTTCCAAACCATTCACCTTCAATATCATAAGTTCTACCGGAAACAACATCTGCAGATTCTATATGTAAAAATTTAGGAAGTTCTAATGGTTCACTATCGCTTGAGTTTTCTGAATTTGTTAATGTTAAAGTTCCAATTCCAATATATGCTTCAGGAGGAATAGTTATTTGAGCATAAGAATCATAATAATCTGGAGTTATTTGACATGAATGTAAAATTGAATTTGAATCTAAATAAGTTGCTACTAATCCTGAAGTTCCAAATTTAGATCCATAAATGTCATAAATTCTATCATAATATAAAAATACGAAATCAATAATAAGTGGGGAAAGTGTTAATTCAATGTTATCACTTGAACTAAATCTATTTGTTAATGTTAAAGTTCCAATTCCAAATGAAGCTTCAGGAGGAATTGTTATTGTTGCTAGAACATTTGAATATCCTGTTTCAATTGAACAGGAATGTAAAATAGTATCAGAATCTAAATATGTTGCAGTTAAATCTATAGTACTAAATTCTGTACCATAAACATTAAAAATTCTTCCAGAATAATTTTCTATATAATCAATACCTAAAGATAAAAATAATTCAGAAATTACTGCTCTATTTTTAGGATTTGTAGGAAATTGCCATATTGAATATATTTCAACAGGCCCAATATCAGTTGGTAAAAAAGTAATATTTTCAGTCTTAACATACCAATTTGAATCATCTATTTTCATAAGTAATATAATACCATCTTCATAAATTTCAGGATTAATTCCTTCAGGTACAAATACTAATGAATTTGGTTCTAAAATTGGTTGAGGTATACTAAATGTTAAAATAGAATAATATGGATGATTATATAAAATTGAAAATGTTGGACTTCCAACCATTGCATTTTCAGGATCTGATTCAACATTAGGAAATATTACTCTTTCTTCAGGTATAAATTTATAAGTTAATAGATCTGGTATATAAAAAGTTCCATTGCCTGTAAAAATACAATTTCCATCACCTGCTACTGAATAATAAGTTACTGGATTTGAAATTCTTTCAATAGGAGTGATTAAGTTGGGGCCTACAAAATCCAATTCAAATACTCTTAAAGAATTTCCTTCAGCAACAAAAACATTAGTTCCATCTGAATATATTTTATAAGCATTGCCTCCAATTTCATTTGCCTGATATCCAACTTGAATAAAAGTAGTTCCATTAAAAGTATACACTCTTGTTCCATCAGCACCGTTAGCAACAAAAATATAAGGATGTGATATAAATATATCTAAAGATTCTCCACCAGGATCAATACTTCCTAATGGAGTAAAGACTCCAGCACTGTACGAATAAGCATATAATCCGGTATAGCAACAAGCGATAATATAAGATCCATAAGGTCTTATATTATTTGCACCGCCTCCTGTTAATATATTGATACTTCCAGCTACACTGAAAAATGTAGAAGGTGGGTTAAGAGGATTTATTGACCAAGCTCTTATTCCAGAAAATCCACCTGATATAGTATCTGCTGTAAATACATTTACACCATCACTCCATACTCCTGTGCATCTATTAGTATGAAAAACTGTATAAATTTTAGGATAACCAGCATTTACGTATCCAACCATTACACCTGTAATGGCATCAAATGCATACAACCCTTGATAACCAGCAGCTACATAAACATAAGTTCCATCACTCCAGGAATTCCAATTTTCATTAGTAATAAAACGGGAATAAAGTGTAACATTAGAGGAACTTATAGCAAAAGTTGTTCCAGGTGCATAAATAGTAGATGCTGTGGGAGTTTTACTCCATCCAATAAATATTGATGAATTTGATATAACTAAATTTCCAACATTTTTCATTACCGTTACAGTAGATCCAGAAGTGTATTTTACTTTGTCAACTGGTACTGATCCTGTAATAGGTCCGGTTGGAACATAAGCTACATAGGTTACTGTATAAGTTGTACTGGATGTCCATTTAGCGTAAAGTAATAAATTTGCTGAAATAGTAAACGTTGATCTGGGAGCATAATTTGTTCCACTTCCATTTGCCGCAGTATTCCATCCAACAAAACTTCTACCGGTTCTGATTAAATCATTAACATTATCTAAAACAGTTGCCGTGGCCCCTGATATATAATTATTTGAATCTACTGGTATAGATCCACCTGTATTAAGATTTCCGTTGTAAGTTATAGTATATGTAGCATTGAGAGTCCATTGAGCATAAAGTATTATACTTGCTGAACTAATTATAAAAAAAGTTCCTCCAGTATAACTTGTACCACTTCCATTCGCTGCTGTGTTCCAACCTATAAAAGTATATCCAACTTTAACAAGACTTCCTGTATTTCCTAAAACAGTTACAGTTTCTATATCTTTTTCTTTATAAATGGTTGAATCAACTGGAACAGTTCCTCCAGTATTGCCATTACCATCATAAGTTATAGTATAGGTTGGTTTAGTTGAATTGTATAATAATGTAAATGGAGTTACAGCACCTTCAGTAAAACTATATGCCATTAGTCCTGAATATAAATTAACAATGTAAATAGTATTATTAAGACATTGAATATTTTTAATTGCATCACTTGGAGAAGATATTATTTTATATAAAAATTCAAGTTTGTTTATTCTTATAAATGGAAAACAATCTCTACATTCATCATTAGGATCAAATACATTTCCATATTTATATTTATTAAAATCACAAGAAAAATCTATTCCAGTTTCTAAATTATTAACTTTATAAATAATACCAGGAACTGGATATGTTCCTACTTGCCCTGTTCCTGCTAATAATAATTCATTTCTATATAAAACACTTGATATAAATCCTTCTTTATAAGAACTTGTTAGTGGATATATTCCAACAATATCAAAAGAATCTTTAGCAAGATTTAATTTTACAATTGATCCCCAAAAATATAATGGATTTTCTTCATCTTGTATATTTCCTCCGGCATACAATCTTGAATTATTAATTGATAAAGTTGTTCTAGGATAATGTAAGATATTAAAATAAGATATAGTTGAGTCGTCAAATGGAGTAAATGACGGTGCGTTTGCTACAAAAATAAAAGCATCAACTCCATTCCATTTATATAAATTAGCGCTATCAATTACATATAATTCATCTTCAAATACAATTATATCTTCAGGCCAGCAAATAGAATCTGGCCAAGTTGCTACAACATTCCATATAAATCCATCAAGTTTATATAATCTTCCTGGGGCTGGAATCATTCCAGGCAAATTTCTCCAAACATCAATTGAATAAAGATTTCCATCAAAAACTATTAATTTTCTTTCTCCTACTTCATGAGGAGTATCTGTAACTTCTGTTATTCCATCTTTAGTTGAATTTAGTATATATAATCTTGTGCCAAGAATTTTTGATTCTTGAGGATCGTTACCATAAATTGCACTTCCAGACATTAAATATAATCTGTTATTAAAAACCACTAATGATGTTATTAAATATTGACCAACCCCATCTCCTGGACTTAATTCTACAATTGGTAAAGTACAAACTGCAGATATAATTTCTGTACCAATATTAAATTTATATAATGTTCCATAATCTCCAGTAGCAAAATTATTATTCCAAAAATATGATCCAAAATAAATTTCACCTTCAAATTCACAATAACATGTAAAATAAAAATTTGATATATCTGAAGCGTATGGAACAGAATTTAATAAATCCCATCGTGCAGTCATTTAAAGTATCCTAATTTTAAGATAGTTTGTTTATTACAAACGTTACATCGAAATCAGTACAACCTGTTAATATAATTGAATTTGCTATTAAATTTTCAACATCGACTGGTATTACAGGTCCATCTTTTACTAAACAAAATATATTTTCTTGTGAATCATTTCTAAATATTAAAATACTATTTATTGATTGTATTGTTGAATGAGGCGCCTGAGATATACAATCATTATTTACCTGAATTATACAGTTTTCAAATCTAATTCCTGTGACTGGACAAAACGGACTAAATAAACTATAAGTATCACCACTATCATTGCTGTATATTTTTAAATTTTTAAATGTTAATAAAGAATGAGAACTTTCATCATCAATTATATTATTAATATAAACAAATGATGCTGGTCCGTGTGGTATTAATTCTGGTTCATATGTTTTAACAACAATAGTATTTTCCGGCCTTACATTAAACGAAAACATTCCTGGAAATTTTTCACCGCCTTGGGCATGAATAACTAAACTATAAATCGATTCAAGCCTATCAATAAAAGCATTTAAATCGTATACAGGGTCTGACCCTTCAATGTTTATAAATTGATATTTTGGATCAATATAAGGTATATAATCTGGTTCATCAAATTCATCTAATCCTCTTAAGTATAAATCAATAACAGGAAATCCTTCTCCAATGATTCCTATTCCACTAATAATAGTTGGACCTACTATTAGTTCTCCATAACCAAAAATTAAAACCACTTCAAACGCGCCTATATCATATTCTCCAACATCTCTAATAGTTCCGGTAATATCGTCTGTGAATGGAAAAACATTATCGCCGCTTAAATCCAGAGCATTATTAACAGCTATACCATCAAGTAAATTATTAAGATTAAAATTTTTTCCATCTCGATCAATAAAATTAATAAATCTATTTCTTATATTCATTGTTCCGGCAAAATTTGAAGCTGTTTCATCTCCGCTTATGCATTTACTAAGAGAGAAATGTCCAAAATGATTTTCATATTCAGCGACATAATCTTTATATTCTGAATCTTGACATAAGTTATTTTTTAGACGAACTGACAATCCGGTAATATAAGGATCATTTATTTTATTTAAGTAAACTCCTCGCCTGCAATTAACTATTGTATTGTTATTAATATCAATGTCTAAGCCATTACCTGTATTAAGAAATTCTATTCCTATTCCATCATCATTACAATCATATATTAAATTGTTGACGATAATATTTTTTTTATCGCTATCTTGGCATAATATTCCATTTCCATAAATTCCTTGTATTATATTGTATCCAATATAAAATGGTTTACATTGAGTAATATGTATTCCATGAGAAAGTTGATGAAGTCCTTTTATTTGTAAACCTTCAATTTCTAAATATTTAATTCCGAACGCTTGTATAACAGAATCTGACGATCCATCAATTATAGTTAATTCAGTTTTAAATCCTTTGTTGCCATACCCGTATACCCCATCATGTCTTTGTGTTTTATTACATTGAGTTATTATATTATTAGGAACAATTATTCTAAGGTTATTGTGCGCTTCAGTAATTATATCGTATATATATGCACCAGGGTATGAAAAGAAATCACCTTCATCATTGTAACATGCGAGAGTAACGTTAACATTCAAATCATATAAACTTAACGAATTTAAAAATTCGTTTGAAGGAAATCCAGTTTCATTATTACATGCATCACGTATTGTTGGAAAGACTCTATTGATTTTTTCAATTATCCCTGATGATTCTGATAATGAATTTCCAAAAATATCATACACTATCCATTTTGATTCAGTTATTTTTTCTATCAGGAAACATCCATTTTCAAAAGTTCCATGATCGTCAAAAACTCTATCTCCTATACCTAAATGAATATTTATTTGTGGATTAGAAAACTCTATAAAACTTATTTCATTTTTTACTGTAATAGTGTAATGGGTATTATTTCCTAAATATTTAGTTTGTAAATCTTCTGTTGATATTCCAATCGAATAAACAATACGTTTAGATTGAAATTCAAGAGATCCTATGTCCCACCATGTTGATCTTGAATTATAAGATCCATCTATATTAAATTTATAATAAGAATTGCCATCAAGTCTTTTTCCGGCACATTTTACTAAATAATTATCTTGAGTTAAATGATAATCTTCTTCATTAGGATCACTTTCTCCATATCGTCCAATAAATAATACTTCAAGTTCATTTATGTTATTGTTAAAATTAACTAAAGATAAATCTGAAGCTATACAATTTTCAGTATATCCATAATTAAAACATACATCTCCCGCCCTTTGTCCTATATTATTAATTAATAAATCTCTTGGATAATTATTAAAACATTTAGATCCACATGAATCTACTGTGTTATTAAATATAATATCATTTACTCCACTTTTAATTCCATCAAAAACAATATTATATATAGTGTTATTAATAATAATATTTTGAATACAACTTTCATCAGATGTTATGCCATTATTACTATTGAATAATATATTATTTATAATAACACATCCGGTTACACCTATTAAAGATATCGCATCATATCCTATAGCTGAACAAATTATTCCATCAATAATAGTATAATTGCATTCAATGGATATTCCATTAGAATCTTCTGAATGTATTCTGGCAGGATTTTCGTATTTTATTGACCCTCGATGGGATTGACTTGCATTACAATGCTTTCTTAAATCAACTGGAGTAAATAATTTTATATAATGATTAATATCAGTTATAAATCCAGAAATTACAATTGAACTATTAATTATGTCATATTTATATAAAGCTATATTTATACAATACATTGCTTTTGTTAAATAAATAAAAGGATTATCACTTGTTCCAAGTAATTGCTGCACACTTTCATTTGATGACGCTAAAAATAAATTTGACCATGATGATACAAATGCTCTTGTTATACTATTAAGATTTGCATTACTGGAATTTGTAACTTCTAATCCAAATAAATCTTTTACTATCCATTGTAAATCTGAAATTTTTTCATATAAATAGCAAATATGCTCACCGTCATCGTCAGTATATATTAATTTATCTCCAACTCCAATACGATCATCAATTTGTGATGTTGAAAATGTTGCTATGCTTTGATCTATTGATACATATCCATTTGTTCCATGATCCAATGTTATAAAATTAGAAGTATCGTTATTTGCAGAAAAATATAAATTAATAGTTTCTATGTCTTCAATTGTATCGGCCCCTCTGCACCACGTATTATCACTAATTAATTCACCATCAATATTATAATAAAATGGTTGTTCATATAAGTATCCATCTTTTACAATAAGTGAACATAGAGATCCAAAATTAACTCCATTGTTTATTGCGTACCAATCTTTTCTTTTAATATGAAAATCTTTTAAATTTTTATCATTAAACTCAATAGTTACATTGGACATATTATTATTAGAAGTTCCTGCAGTATCATCATTACTTAAGCATGATTCTACACCATCAAGTTTTCCGCTATAACAAACCCCGTCATCTTCATGTGATATATTATTTATAGCTTTGCAGGCAACATCATTTAATCTTACTCCAATACCACAGTTAACTATTGTATTATTAATAGATTTTGTATATATTAAATCAATGCCAACAGATTCGGAATCATACACTATATTTCCAAAAGCAATATTTAAATTATCAACATCACTTCCATTTAAAAGAATTCCACGATCTCCGTTTCTAATAATATTATTTTCTAAAATAATACCATTCCCAACTGCATTAATAACGTCTCCGGTATTATCGTATCGTTCTAAAGATAATCTTTTAATGACAATGAAGTTGTTATCAATTGTAAGACACTTGGGAGACCCTCCAGCATCAGATGAGGATATTCGATATCCTCCCCATACTCCTGAATGAGATTGAATTGTAGAGCACTGGGTTTTGATATTATCGGGTGATTGAATATAAAATTTATACAAAGGATGGGTTAGCCATCCATTTATAATAATATCCCCAGTATCTACTGTATCGTTATCATTATAACACCAACCATATAGATTTAATTCTTTAGAATTAATATCTTTATCACTTATATATGGAAATTCTACTATTATACCACTATCTGAAATTGCAAAGGCTAACGAGTTAAACACTCTTTTAATACTTGTTACTTCAGATTCTAATGTATCGGATATTTCATTTCCATCAACATCTAAAACATGCCAATTATAATTATTTCCTCGTTCAGCTAGGTAACAATATTTTGTTCCTCCGTTTTCGTAAGTTATCTTATCTCCAATTCCTATATTATCACTAATCCCATCTCCGGTAAAAGTAAGAATTCCATTAGTAATAGTTAATTTTCTATCATCAGGATTTTCATCAAGATTTTCAGTATTAGCTCCAATTGAAAAATTTATTTCTTTATTTCTTGATTTCCATGTATTTGATCCAAATACTAAATTGTTTATAGATTCATATTCAGTAAATACATTATCATATTCAACTTGATAACATTCGTCTGATAATGTATGGTATCCATACATATCAATAGTATCATTTAAAGTTAATCGATAATCATGATTTGATATATTTACAAATTGAATATTTATATCGTTAATATTATTCATTCCGACAAAATTATCAAGAGATGAATCGTCGGACGCGCAATGATTTATTAAAACTGAAGATGGATTTACAAAAGAAGTGTAGTAACATTCTTTAATACATTGAGTTATTAAATTATTTTTTAGCAAAGCTATAACATTAGTATTGCTATCGTCAACTGTTTCTATATAAATTCCATGATTGCATTTAATAATTGTGTTATGATAAATTTTAATTTGATTTTTTCTAAAATCTCCAGAAGTATTTGTTACATAAGAATCAGCTTCATCCATTTTAGTTGTTTCTAGTTCACTTAAAACTCCAGATCCTGCAGTTATAACTCCCCATGGTTCTCCATAAATTTTATCAGATAATAATACATCACTCATTGTATTTCCATCTTGAAAATTAATTGTTAATTTTCCTGGAGACCATATTATAGTGTCATAACTTGATTGTTTAAGTTCAACTGTATATTTATTAAATAATTCATGAATGTCAATATCAAAATTTTCTATATTGTTAATAGAAAAAGTAATAAAATCTGCTGTTATATCATATGAAATAAATCTTCCATAATTTAATCTAATTCCATTTTCTCCACAATTATAAATTAAATTTTTAGTAATTATGGATTCGTAATAATCTATTCCATCTAAACATTTATCGACAAAATGAACAGCATCAACAATACAATCTTTAATAATATTATTTTTAATAACTGGATTATTTGAATTTATAACATATATTCCATACTGTCCACCGCTTATTTGTAATCCATTAATTACACACCAATCAACTGCTATATTAATACAATTAGACTCATCAAATTCTCCTCCATATACTACATATGGTGTATAATTAACATTTCCTCCAACTGTTTGATTTGGATAATTGTCTTTATCTGGAACATGATCAAGTAAATCCCAAACACCATTATGCTTTCTATTTGAATTTGATTCAATATAATCATCATCAGACATATCAGGAACAAATATTTCAATATTTCTATATCTATCACATGTAAAATCTCTTATATAAAATCCATCAGGAGAACTTCCATTCGCACAAGCTATTTTAATTTTAATATCCATGGAAGTTAAATTGTCTGAATCTAAATATTGAGTGATATGATCTGAATGTGCAACATTATATACTAAATTATTTACATCATTAGTAAAAAAGTTTATTGTATTAATAGTAACAGGACCTGAATTATTTGCAACTATTGTTCCATCTGAATTGACAACTTCCCAATTACTATTGTCAATCTTTCTTTTAAGTAAAACATATGGATCAGGACCAACTCTGTTTATAATGCATCCAGCACATAAAAATTCATTAGTTTGTGGCACACTAAATGTTAAAATTGAATTAGTAATTGAATATGTAGGACTTCCTGTTTTTAAATCTGTACTAACATCGTCTCCAACACTAAATGTAATTTCAGGAGTTTTATGAAATGGACCTATGCACCATGAGTTATCAATGATATCTCCATTTATATCATAATTATATAATTCTGATTTGTCAATACCTGCATTATTTCTATATGCAACTATATCACTTATATGCAAACGATAATCTTCATTAACTTTATCTTCAAAAATTAATTCTGTATTTTGATGACAATTTATTCCACCAGGAATCGTTGCATCATCAGTAATACAATTATGAAAACAATTAGTTTCTGAACTACTACTATTTACACATCCTGACCCACAATCCTGAATAATATTATTATCATACTCAAAACCAATCGGACTTCCGTAATAAATTCCGACAGTTGAGCAGTTAATTATTAGATTATTAAAAATGTTATTCATAATTTTTTAAGTAAGGTTTTCAACAACTATTCCAAAAACGCATCTTTTTATAATATTATTATAGATATTGCTATTTATAGGTTGTGTTCTTAAATCTATTGCATTGTATACGTTTACTATAACATTATCAAATATTTCCATAGTAAGTTCTGCCTCTGTATAAATTGAATCATATAAAAAGCCATATCTAGCCATATTTCCAACAATACCATCGTCATCTCCTATTATTAATCCGCTTACTGAAATATAAGGGGACATATGTATTGTAGGAACAGAGCCTGATCCATCTGATGAATATAATACAAATCCATCTGTTGATGATCCTCTTATTTTACTTCTTTGTATTGAATTGCATTCATGACTTATATCTATAGGAGAAAATATTTTAATATTACATTCTTCATCAAGAATCCAACTTTCACTAAATGTAATGCTATTTCCCGCCATATCCTCAGTCATTTTATAACATGCTATACATAACTGAGCTCTTTTTGATATAAGATCGAAATTGTTTCCAAGTTTTGAATATATTTCAGGAGTATTTCCTGATATTGCATCATATAAACTATTAAATGTTTTATCTATTTTTACAACAGTAGCATTTGTAAAACTAAGAGGAAGATTTCCATACGCATCAAGTACTCTCCATTGATATAAAGATATTTTTTCATTTAAATATACTGTTATGTCATTACTTAAAGACACCTCATCTCCAATTCCAACATAAGGATGATATTGTTGTGTAGAAAATGTTAATAATCCATTATTAATTGAAGCGGATGGCATTGATCCATCTTTATTTTTAATAACATATTGATCGTCTGATAAAGCTTTAGTTCCTACAGAAAATACAATTTTTGAAATATATGGTTTGGATCCATAACTTGAAAATGCAGAATTAAGATTAGGATTCGCAAAAAGACTTGAAGTAAATGGATGCATTGCTTAACACAATCCTTATAGTTAAACTAAGTATTCAGTTATTTCACCACGGTGAGTTACTCTACTTGGATCCGTAGCATAATTAGTTCCTGATCCTCCTTCATATGCAGAAGCTACATATCTTATATATGATGGCTCCCCTTGATGTCCAATATCATACCAATAAAAATATGCACTTCCTTCTGCAATAATTATTTCATAAGGCATTCTCATAAGGACATTTTCAAACGAATCATTATCAACGGCAAATTCTGGAATATAAAATGTTCTTAGATCTACGGTTTCATCAGAATTTTTAGAAATTTTTCCAACATATTTATTACGATCACTTAATATGCTAATAATATCGTTAATATTAATAGTCCAAAAGCCCACATCTTGAAACGACATAGTAATTTTTTCTATAACATCATTTGAACCAGTTATTAAGTTATACAATCTTATATCAACAAATAAAGATATTACAGACTCTTCACTAATAGGAATTTGTGTAGTATTATTAATAACATCATATCCAATGAAAGCCATAACGCTATCTCTATTCATATTTATTACTTGAGGACTAATCATAAAACACCTTTAGGTTAAATTTTTAATTAAGACTCTCCTGGGGCCGGAGCTGAAAATTCAATATTATTAAAATAACTTACATTAAAATATAATTTTATATTTGTATTTGGCCATGCTGGAAGAGAATTTATACCATTTGCATAAAACTCAATAGTTTCAGTATTATAAGCTAATAATGCTATTCCTGTATATTTATTTCCTGAACCTTCAAAAAATACAGTTCCACATCCAATTTCTCCAGCAACGTTTCCATCAGGACATAATCTTTTATCATTTCCAGGATCTGTAACTTCCATTGTTACTTTTAAAGTAGGAGTATCTCCAGCTTTAAGTATTATATCTAAATGTCCAAATAAAGTTGTTCTAATACCACTATATTCAGCTCTACAATATAATGAATAATCTGTGGTGTATACCAATGTTCTGGAAGATATTAAACTTTTCCATAATTTAATTGTAAATTTTAATTTAACATCTTCTGGATATCCCATGTAAACACTATATTGATTTTCTTTATAATATCCAGATAAACATTCATTAGCTATTGATATACTATCTAATGATAAACTTCCATTAACAATTAAATCATTTACTATTGTAACATTATTAAATTCAACATTACTTGTTTTTCCAAGAGATTGATTTATTGAATTAAGATAACCCCACGCTGAAGATGATACATGAGAACTTCCAATATTCATTAATTCAGCAGCCATATGTTTAGTCATTATTGGATGGTCAAAAAATAAATCTGTTAAATTATCAACGGTATCTGTTATATCTATTAATCTTCTTGTATCTCCTAAACCATCTAAAAAAGAAATATTTTGTATAAATGCATCAACATAATTTAAACTATCTCCTGAACAGTTATCAATATACGATAAATTTGGAGAGTCTATTTCAAAAATGTATTTAGATGCTTTTTCATAACCACTACCAATAACTAGTTTTTTATTAATATAACTATATTGAGCAACATTATCATGAGCAGTTAATTTTATAACTAATTTATTTTCTAAATTAACTTTATTATATAATTCCAATTGTCCAGCATCATTTAATGTTGAAGTTCCTGTTAATATTACTGTTTCACTTAATGAATCTCCTAATAATCTGAATTTCTTTTTAGCAATAATTTCTTCAGATTTAACTAATTCTATAGCTTCAACTTGTCCAATTTTAAATGTTGATCCATCAATTGATCCTGTCCCATGAGGATCGTCACCAAATGGATTGTGAGGAACAATTAATTTATCGGTATATAAACCTAAAATATAATCTATTGTTCCAAGATAAATTTTTTCACCGACAATTGACTTATCTAAAATTTCACGATATACATACGTATTCATAAATATTACCTTTTGTAAATTAAGAATTAGGTAAAATCAATACAAGATTATTTAAAGTTAATATTCCTCCACTAATCCAATTTATTCTATTAAACTTTATATCTGATTTAGTATTAATAGATCCAACAGTTCCTGATAATACTATTAATGGATCGTCTTCACCTTCCGGTTTTCCTAAAATTTCAAATCTTACAGGAGTTCCTGATAATATAATTGATGTTCGCAGTACAGTTCCTCCTCCTATAGAATAAAATTTTAATTGAGTTTGACTTCCAAGATATACTAAATCATAAAATGGCATATTAGCTAAAACAAGCGATGAATTATCTAAAAATGTAATTTGTTTAATTATTATATCTTCATGAAGAATTGCATCTTTAGCAATAGTAAGCATTTTATTTCTAACTAATGGAATAATATTCATTGAAAATCCTTTTAAATTATTTTAACAAAACGCTTCCAGGAAAATATTCTCCAAATTTTGCCATTGGCATTGTACTTGTTAACTCAATATGATTAGATTCTATATTTAATCCATTATATCTTCTAAATTGATCAAATTCAACCCAACCTTTAAACATTTCATTATCAACAGCAGAAACGTTTCGAGTGATAACGTCATATTTTTTAACTTCATCTCCGGTATCATATATAGTATCAAGGGATGTATCTATATACACCTTATAGTATCTTTTTGATTTAAGATATAAATATAAAAATTTATGAGTTGGCCATGGAATATGAACAAATCCTCCATGTAATCGAGAGTCTCCTTTTACAATAAAATCATTATATATAGTACTATCATTATTTGATTTAAGATAAATTTTTAATCTAGTATCATAAAATACTTTTTCAGATTTAGTTATATGGTAGATACCATTATAATTATACTCTAATAATTCTGTTCCATATACTAAAATTTCAGGATATTGTTTATTATCTGTTAAATATTGAATAATATCAATAATATGTTGTATTTTATCTGCATCATACTCAGTTTGAATATCTATTGATCCTGGCAATTCACCAACTTCTTTTCTAAAACCATTAATACCATATTTATTATTAAGTTTTACATATACAAAATCCCCAACAGCTACATTATTACTTTCGTACAATCTTAATTCTCCAGTTAATCTGTTAATAACAGAATATACCATTATTTCAGATTTTCCTTCAACAAGTAAAACTGTTCCATTCTGGATAAATGGATGCATTGAAGATCCTGATTTAAGTTTAATAGTAATATAAGATTCTGATTTTGATAAAACTTCATACGCATACGATTCATACAATCCTATTACTGTAGCATCTTCAGGAGCAACAGGCATTCCATAATAGATATTTAAAGCCCTATTATAATATGAAAGAGTGTTAGAATTTTGGATAGATAATAATAGTGAATTTATTGACGCCTTGCCGGAAATAACATCATGTCCATAAGACTCCCAATCACTCAAATCAACAAGAGTTCCATATGTTTCATATAACATGTATTCAATTGATTTTGAATTAGGACAATATAAATAAGTATCGAATTCAAGATTTCCATTACTAAAAATATTATTAATAAATTCAACAGTATGATTATAAAATAAATAATCTACATTTTCATAAAATGAAGTTCCATATTGTTGACTTATAAAACTTTTCAATACAGGAAGATCTGTTATATAATTGTCAATTTGATAAGACAATCCAGTAGTTAAATATATAGTAAATGTGTTGTCTTTAATATATGATAAATCTCCATCTATTTTAATTATATATTTAAATGATGGTTTGGCATCAACCAATTCATCATTAACTATAATTTTACTTGATGCTGGATAGTAACGATTGTCAATTTCTTCTGATGAAAGTAAGTCTATAATTTTAAAATATTTATTATTAATATTTTCATCATTTAATTTAATAATAATATATTGCCCTATTCCAATATCTCTTATTTTATAATAATCGTTACGTTCTATTTCTATTAAATCATTATATATTGGATTTTCATTTGAATCATATTCAGGTTCAATAAGTATTTTATTAATAGGACGAATTATATAATTAGGATTTTTTGAAGTTGGATCGAGATTAGTAGGTATAGAATTAAGTGGTCCGATTAAAACATCATAATAATATTCACTAATGTTAATATTTGTATTTTCAGGATTTGTTAAATTAAAAAAACGTTTAGATTTATCATATAAACTATAACTAGCTTTTGTTAATCCATCCCAAAAATTTTCAAAAATATCACGATCTTTTTCTGTTAAATAATTCCAAAAAGTAGAAATATAATTCCAAAAAACAAGACCTGTCATTTCTTCAATATTAACATATTCAGAAGGAGATTCATCAATTCTTGCTGGTAAACTTGGAATAGGTCTTGCATCATCAATATCAAGATATCCATATGTTGCTAATAATATATTAGATCCTTGATATTTGAATCCATATACGGATATATTATCTACAGTTGTTAAAATTGTTTCCATTTCAATCTTTCGTATTACTCAGGAATATCAGTACGCTCACGTTCTGTTTCAGTTACTGCTACAGTAAATAATGGAGTCACATCGTCGCGTTTATAAAATGTAATTTGTCCAGGTTCAGGATCGTCTTTTACAAATCGACCATTCACCATAGCCATAACAAGTTCAAGAACTTCAGATATAGGAACAGTATCAATTTCACTATCTAAATGTGTAAGCCCTATTACTTCTTTAGCGTTAATATCATAGAATGAAGGCCCAACTGCCCCAACAATATCAATGCCATTTCCAGATGAACCACCCGCAATAGACACTCCAGGAGATTCACTATCTCCTGTAATTAACAATCCAGGAAGAGCAGTATTTGATACCATTGACATGCCTCCATGAATTTGAACAGCATATGTATTTGTATTTGATCCAATTAAATCTATAGCAGGTCCTCCAAGTTCAAGATCAGATCCTCCATACACTACAATACCACTCCCTTCAATTCCTGCAGCAATTTTAATACCATGCCCTATTCCGAATCCATCAATTTTAATACCATTGCCATCAGGAGATCCTTGAATTGATATTCCATCTTTTTCAGTACCACCAGCAATAATTTTAATCCCTAAACCTTCAATGGTAGATATATCAATTCCATTTCCAGATGTAGCCCCACCAACAATTTCTATGGCATTTCCTGTAATTCCTCCTGACACTTTAATTCCAGGCTTATCCAATCCACCTTGTACATTTATTCCAATTCCAACATCGCTTAAAATATTTATACCATTTCCTGTAGTAGGACCGGAATCAACATCTATACCATTTCCTTCAATTCCTCCTGCTATATACAAACCTGACCCTTCCCCGTCACCTTGTAAATACATGCCATTAGCTCCGTCCTGACTATACGCATATATTCCATCAGATTGTCCTTGTACGGCTAAACCGTTTCCATTGCCATTAGGACCAGCTTCTATGCGCATACCATCTCCAGTAAGACCACCAGTTACTTTAATTCCTGGCTGGTCAGAAGAGCCTATAACTTCAATCCCGCATCCATTATCAACAGTTTTTGCTAAGATTCCAGAAAATCCATCATCACCAATAACTTCAATACCAGGTCCGCCACCACCTTCTATTAATATTCCAGCCCCTTCAGTTGCTATTGTTTTTATTCCAGCAGTTTTACCAGAACAATCTAACCCTGCCCCATCAATAGCTTGTATTGAAACAGCAGGCCCACTATAATCATTACGAATTTTAACTGCATAGCCCCCGTTAGTACCTGCATTTATTTCTATACCATGAGCTGATTCACCTGCTGATATTGTTAAACCATTCCCATCATCGCCACCTTCTATTTTTACTCCTTCATACGTTTCTCCGCCCTTAATATCAATTCCTATATTATCTAAAGATTCAATATTAACCGCTTTTCCTGAATCGCATACAATATTTAATTGTTTTAAATTTAATATTGCATCATTTCCACTAATAGATTCATGATTAATTTTAAGAAGATCAACATTTAAAACTTGAGTCCATATTATAACAGTTTGATTGTCCCATTCGTTTATGGCGGTTTGATCTATAAACTGTACAATAATTGGATATTTTAAATCATCAGATGTTAATTCAGTATCAGTTAAAGACACTAAAACATTTGATGTCGCGCCAACAATTGCTGATGGCAATGATGCAATATTTGAAACATCCCATGCCCCACCGGTATGTCTTATTACTTTTACATCACCAGCTTCAAGAGTTGGATTTGCTTTATAACTAGGTCTTTTTGATGCATCAATTAATGGAACAGTAAATATTGATGCAACTTCAGATTCTCTAAAAATTTCCATATTTTCTCCTTAAATTATCCGATTCCAACCATAACACCTTCTCCAACGCCTCTACAAATAGCACGAGATAATAATATTTCTTCTTTTAAATCTGAAAGTAAAATATTAATTAATTGATCATTTTTAAATATAAAATACGGATCAATATTTAATATTTTAAATTCAGTATTATTAACACATCTATTCCATACATAAAAAAAAGTAATATTTCCATCAAATTGATTATCTACTAATCCAGGTTTTTTTCCAATTAATATATTTTCTATTAATGAACTTTTTAATGTTAAATTTATAGTATCTGAAAAATCTTCAATACCATTAATATAACCTTTAATTATATTAGATTCAGAATTCCATGCAATTCCTATATCAATCCATTCATTTGCATTAACAATTGTAGAAAATGTTTTATCAACAACCGATGCGCCGTCTCCTAAAGATATGTGAATAATTTCAAAATCGTCTTTATATAAATGGCTATGAATATCAGCGGCGCCATCATAAGCAGACCAAATTGTTTCTATATTTCCAATATTATTAAATTTAACTCTTGTTAATAATGAAAAAACTTCTTGAGGAAATACAAATTTAGAACTATCAATAATAACACTTGAGTTTCCCGAAAATTTTAAAACAGAACCGAATATATCTGAATCAAATAATGTATTTCCATCAAGAATTCCATCAACTGAATTTTTAGAATAATCAAATAAAATTTTACCAGAGTTTTCAATACATACCCAGGCGCCAATTATAAATTGTGTAATTGACTTAGCAAAATTAATTTCATTTGATCTATTAATTTTCATAATTATTCAGCATAAGAATGCATAATTGATATCCATACGGATATATTGTCATTAACATCTTCATTAACAATTTCAATTTTTAAACTATCTAATGTTGTTGTTTTAATATTTGGAATAGTAATTATTACTTCTGATGATAATTCTTTTTTAATAATTCTACTTAATATTGGCTCTGTATCAGGAGTATCCGACCCACCGCTTGATGTATTTATATTGTATACATTAATTATAGCATTTCCTTTAGGTGAACTTCCACCAAAAGTAATGCTTGCTCTAATAGTAATTTCGTTATATGTTGATACATCTTCTGAATCTGAACTTGATGGTCCTACTATAACTTTTAAAAGTTCAGTTCCTATTACATCAATCCATCCAGTTTTAATCCAACCCATTCATACTCCATTCTGTAAATTAATTAAGGATTATAATTTCTAGTTACAAGCCATGAAACTACTACACCTGATTCTATACTTCCATTAGTTTTTTTAGTCCAAATTCTAAAACCATTTGCAGTGATACTACCAAATGTAGTAATTGATGTTTTAGTTGTAGAATATTCACAAGTAAGATTAACTATATATTGATTATCAGAAAATGGAGTATTGAATATTACATCAAAGTATCCGCTTGAATTTGTTGTTATTTTTCCAGATTTAGTAGCCATAATAAAAGACAAACCTACACCCATTGATTCCCATATACCCAATCGTCTTATATAAGTTAATCCTTTATCTAATTCTTTAAATAAATGACCATCTCTTGCGCCTTGTACATAGGTTGGTTTTGTTTCAGCTGATAATCCTTCCCAAACAAAATTTGAATATAATGTTGACATAATTATTCTTTATTCAATTAATCCTAATTCCTGTAATTTATCTATAATAATATTTATTTTAATAGTAGCATCTGCCAATGTTCCATCTGCATCCACTATAGTGCTTAATTTACTTGTTGTTCTTATTAAACTTGTTTGTGCTCCTGTTGAAAAATCCAATTCCAATCTTGCACTTTCAAGATACCTATAATATTTATCTGTATCCGCTGTATTATTAACTACTGATGGATATATATACCATACAATACCAATATTAGAAACATCAGGTCTGGTTATTAATTTAGTTTTAGCTGATCCTGCACCATACCCTACATCTGATGTTCCAAACGACTCCAAAGAAAACATTAACAATGATATAAATCCAAATTTAAAAAGATTAACTTCAGAGGCATTGCCATCATTAATAATTCCACAGGCTGCGAAGTTCACGCCATAAGTATATCTTAAAGCTACAGCTTTATTTCCTCTAATAATCCAATCACCTTTAGATTCATATCCATTATTTCCTGAATAAGCTGTGGTATTTATTGGAAAACTTTCCAATAATATCCAATCGGTATTATTAAGTTTTGATTCAACTATAGGATTATTAAATGTTGAGTTTGGAAAACTAACATCATTAGCTATTCCTAGTATGTGATCAGTATTCCAAGAATTGGCAAAACATATTTTTGAATTTGTTTTACTATGAACATAATCTACCATTGTATTAAATTCTGCTCTTGTTTTACCATAATCATACCCTGCTTCATCAATAAAAATTCCATGAACTGCAAGAGTGTTCCATTGATCTACCTTTGCTTCAAAACTCACGAATGTTTGAGCTGCAGCAACATAACCAAAAATTAGCGTGGATGGATTTAGGACTTTTATTCTTGCGATTATTATTTGTGAATTTGCATAATCTCCGTGAGTAGGATTTTCTATACCATCACCCATAACAATAATTTGATATTTAGCCATTTCCTGAGCAACTAATTCGTTATTCCAACCATTTGTGGCTGAATTAAATGAATTCAACCATCCATAATAAATAAGTAAATCTTTAGGTTGTTTGTATAATGCTTGTTGCAGTTGTTGATTATGCCAACCTAATTTTCCATGTATTATTTCAACATTATTTATTCTATTGGCATGGTCTACTAAGTAACCATCGTCTCCAAGTATAGGAGTTACACTTGAGTGATATAAGGGATTTTCTGTATCATTGAATAATTCTCTTCTATTCATTAAAATTTGCATTAAATAAAAAGGCCCAATAATACCTGTTGGTGTATCTTCAACTATTGCATTGGAATCCAAGAATGAAGCTAAATCCATATCATCTGTAGTTTCAATAGTTTCTTTTAAGGTAACCCCTGGATCTGCTGCTATTAATGTTGAAGAATCAAGTATTATTGAATTTACATCATCAATTGTTGTTTGAGCATCAACAAGATCCTGTTTAGTTTTAACTTCCTGATTAATTAGTTCAATCCAGAGTGCCCAATCATTAATATACTTATATCTATTACTTTTAATTTGAGTACTATTTGCATATAGAGTATTTAATGTTAATTGTTTTTCAATTGTATAACCTTGATTAATAATTAAATTATCAGCTGAAGTTCGTAAAAAGTTTTTCCTGTCAATTTTTGTTTGTGGAAGCAACGCTGCATCGACAATATCTTTTTCAGATTGGTTCATTTCTGATACAACGTCTCCTGTGATTTTCCAATATTTTTTTGGAACACCTAAAACATATACTAAATCAGGATTAATTATCCAATCAACGTCTGAATAATCAGGAGTGTTTACACTATACAAAACTTCTTTATTAGTTCGATGCAATACTGTCGCCATTTTTAATTCCTTTTCTTATAAAAATTTTCTTGTTCTTATTCGACTACCTGTATATTCAGGAGAATTTGCCGGTGTCATATTAATTTGTGAAGGTCCACAATCTTTTATGAAACTTGCTCCACTTGCAGTTGCTCCTTGATGAGATTCATTTAATAAATATCTATTAAGTAAACCATAAACTATGTTATCCATTCCTGGGCATGCATACATAGTTTGTATTTCAGACAATGTTAATACTCTGTTGTAAATTCTAATATCTTCAAGAAATCCATCAAAATAAAGTGTTGAATCTTCTTTCATTCCAATATAGAGTACAGCTGCGCCGGTTGCTCCATTTCCTGCGCTATCACTATTGTCTAAAACTGAGTTTATATAAATTTTTCTACTATTATTTGAAGCTCTTGTCATAACTACATGATATAATGTTCCGACATTCATTGATCTGACTGATAAAAAAGCAGTTCCTCCATTTAATAAATTTACTATTTTTCTACCAGTAGTCATATATATTTTCCAATTAGCGCTATGTCCTAATATATACCCTCCAACCGCTCTTGCATCAAAATTATTAATCCAAAATGATACAGAACAATTTGCTGATGGTGTAAAGTTACTAACTGATGCTAATGATTGACTTGAATCAGCCTTTAATCTTATTCCAAAAAATGTTTGTTTTATACTATAAAGTAAATAAACATCATACCAATAATTTTGGAAAGATCCGGCATCATCAGGCCAAGTGGCTGGATAAGCAACTGTTTCATCTGTGCTAACTGAAACAGAATTCCATCTACCTCTGGCAGATTGAAATTCTACACCTGCTGTAGATGAAAGAGTTATATTTGAAGTGGCTTCATTAGCTTTCATTGAAATCCATAAAGATGTATTTTTAGGTATAACTATATCTGGGCCCAAATATTCTTTTATAAACCATGCGTTCGTAGCACTTCCTGTGGTTAGACCAAAATCATTTAATAAATTTGCTCCAGCAGGACCAGCAGCAAGATCACCGCCTGAATAAACTGCCAGTCTTAATTGTGTTACATGATTCGTTCCAAAATGATAAGCTACACCTCTTAATATCATATTATCAAGATCAGGAGATGTTCCGCCCATAACACGCACTGAATCAGTGAATGCAGTATTAGTTGCACCAATTGTTTCTTTACCCCATGTTAATACATTTGATACAAAAACTGGAAATCCTATAGAAGTGGCAGAATCGCTATTAGTAACAAATATCCATAAACTTCCCTCAGGAACAATACCTAAACTCATATCTACATTAATTGATGTATCAGACCATGAATTTATTGTTAACTGATTTTTTACTGCACTTGCATATACAATATTGTCACCTATTTCTACTTTTCCAATTTCTTGAGATGCTAAAAATAGCATTCCTGATATAGTAATATCAGTTTCTGTTGTTAGAAATTTTTCATCTTCTATATCTGTAATTATAGGTATTCCAAGATCATATATATTATTATTCATTAAATTTGTAAAAACATGACTTCCAACTACTAAAACAGGGGATGAATATGAAAATGTAGTATTGTTTCCAATATCACCCCAAGATCCTATACCCCATGACCATACTTCCCCATTTGCTTTTAAAGCCTGACAATGCTCTCTCCCTGTTGACATTAATATGAATGAATGGCCTCCAACAACAAGAACAGGTGATGAGTATGATGTTAAATTGTTAGTTCCTAATGCGGCATTTGCATTGTTTCCCCAAGACCATATTTGACCATTTGCTTTTAGGGCTAAGGAAAATCTATTTGATGCTTTTATATCAATAAATGAATGCGACCCTACTACTAATACCGGTGATGATCTGTCAGTTCTTGATCCATCTCCTAATCCGCCATAACTATTGTCGCCCCATGCCCATAATGTACCATCAGCTTTTAATCCTAGAGTATGAAGATATCCTGCAGCAATTTTAATAAATGAATGCGATCCTACCACCAAGACAGGGGATGATCTATCAGTTTGAGATCCATCGCCTAACTGCCCATCGGAATTATATCCCCAAGCCCATGCCTGGCCATTCGCTTTTAAAGCTAAACTATGCCATCCACCAATTGATCCGGCCATTCTTATAAATGAATGGCTGCCAACTACTAAAACAGGGGATGATCTACTTGTTGTACTGTTATCACCTAATTGTCCAGTAGCATTGTATCCACAAGCCCAAATTGATCCATCTTGCTTGTTAAACAATGAATGATTGCAGCCTGATCTTACTCTTATGAAAACATGTGAGCCTACAACGGAAACAGGTGAGCTATAATTAGTTCTATTATTAGTTCCTAATTGACCATAAGGATTATACCCCCATGCCCATACAGATCCGTCTATTTTTAAACCCAGACAAGACCCATAGTTAAGATTTGAAAAGTTGTTTGCAGCAATATCAGTAAATGCATGGTTTCCAACTACAGCAACAGGAGATGAATACACTGTAGTGTTATTACGTCCTAATTGTCCAGTTTCATTTACTCCCCAAGCCCAGGATTCACCATTTGGTTTAAGTGCATGCGCAAAATACATGATTAATCCTTACCCTGTAATTTTAAAACATTTTCAATTACAATATCTGGACTTTCTAAATATTTATTCCAATCATCAACTGCTATATCAACTGTTGTTGGATATACCTGGGTTGGTCTGGACTCAACATCATCTATAATTAATTTTTTATAAATAGCCAATGTTTTATAGTTAACACTGCCATTACGATAAGGTAGAACGTGATCTGGATGTTTACAAGTAGGGAGCAAAACTATCCAGTTGTCAAATGCACCTGCCAAATGAACTGGCGCCGAGTCATTACTTATTAATATTTGTGCTCTGGATAATAACGCTCCTAATTCTCCTAGATTTAGCTTATTCCTTAAATCAACTGTTCTTTGTGGATTTATATCAACTGTTCCCCTTGCCCCTGAATTATAATCTGGAGGATCCCCTTCTTGATCCTTTCCAATAATGCATACTTTTTGATTATTAATAATCAATCCATCAATTATTTTTTGCCAATATTCTTTGGGTAAAGTTTTTGTGCGCCAGTGTTTTCCTGGATGGACAACTATGTAATTTTTAATAGTATCCCAATCAATTAATTGATTGAGATTAAAATAATCTTTTTCTTTAATCTCAAAATGTAATCTTTTATCAGTAACCGGTAGCATTCTCTTCATCAATGCTATCGAAGCATAATCCACAGTATGACATAGCAGATGAGAAACTATCATCCATTGAATTGTATCAGGCCCTGGTAAACTTTGGGCTATATAATAAGGTGTATCAAATGGTAAGTTTGCTTTTCCATGTATACAAATATCTATATCTCTTATATGTTCAAAGATTCTTGGATAGTGTGTAGCAACAACAACCTCATCATTTGGATACTGCTTTTCCTTCATATATCTAATAGCAGGTTCTGCGCAAATTTGATCTCCCAGCCCACCAGACACACTAATATAAATATGTTTTCTATAAATATACTCTTTATCCATATGCCATTTTTCAATATCTTTTTCAATTAAATTTAAAACCAGATTTGGATCTGGGAACCCGGCATAATGTATTATATATGAATTATGTCTTTCTTCTCCTGTAAATGAATCTAAACATGGCATCCTATTAAATTTATAATGTAATTCATACATTTCAATATTTAATTTAGCTATCATCATATTAAGATAGCTTTGCTCATAAAAACTAAATTCTTCCTTATCTGGTTTTTTAAATAGTTTTTTATGAGTTTCAGATACTACCATAACTCCAGAATTAAAATATTTTCCATTCCATACTGGTAATTTTTCTTTATATTTATTACAGATATCAATCATTAATTCTTTAGATCGATCTGTAAATTTAGCTTCATCGAACATGCCTAATTTATCTTCTGGAACTTCTGTAAATAAATCTGGACAATCGTTTCTAATTATTAAATCTGTATCAAGATAAATAATTCTGTTATATTTATCTAACAAATTATAAATTTGAAACTTTTCCCAATGTATAGTAGTTTCCGAAATTATTTTCTCATTAATGCATATAAATTCTGCGCCAATTTTATTAGCATATGATTTTATTAACGGATGGGTTAATAATGCCATTTTCTGATAAAATTCACCTGAAGAAATAGTAAGAATTAATTTTCTCATTCAACACTACTTTTGCAATAATATAAACGATTTGAATTCATTATAGGTTTCTCAATTATAATATTTGAGTATTTTTCAATATCATGTTGATCATCAATACAAAATATCCCTTGTTCTATTATAAACTGATAATATAAATATAATTCTTTATTTACTACATTATCTGAATGATCACCATCAAAATAAATAAAACTAAATTCCTTTTCCATTAATTTTCCATTATGCCAAAATTTAGATAATTTCCAGGTATGAAAAAATTGAATACTAGTTAATCTGAAATGAGCGTGATTTAATTTATTATTAAAACAATATTCAGATATTTTATACATTGATGTTCTATAAAGATCTTCTCCATAATTATTTGGCCTTTTTTCATAAGGCATCTCTCCAAATGGATCAACTGTAATTAAAAATCTTTCTTTTTTATTACTATCAAGTATTGCTTTTAAAAATAAGAGAGATGTTCCTCCACATCTTGTTCCAATTTCTAAAATTGGATATTGTTCAGGAAGCAAATTAATAACTTCAAGCGTTTTATCATAAAGAAAATTAATTTCATCAAAATGATCACAATATTCTTTTAATTCATCGATATTCATAAAAAATACTATAGAATTATGTAAATGAAACTATCATAGATAATAAAGCCCAGTCTCCTACTAAATCATCATTTGCTTCGTCAGCTGCGTCTCTAATTATTTCAAATTGAGTATATCTATTACTTGTTATTCCTAATGTTGCTAGTGATATTGTTGTAGTATCATATTGAAAATATTCATTTGTTGGAATTGATATTATTCCAGTAATATTTTTTTTAGCGCTCCACGCATCAACTGCTGCATTATCTGGAATTGATCTAAAATATAATCCTAAATCAACTTTTTTAGTTCCTGCAGGGGCAGTTATTGCTCGTGATTTAAACTTTAAAACAATATTAGTTGCAAATGAAGGAATAAAAATATCAAATCCTATTCCTTCGTTTGCAGTATCATCAAATAATCTTACATTAAGTCCATTATTATTATCATCAGCAGAGAGTGGAGCTAAAACATTAACTACCCAATCTGCATTGTTAGGATTTTGAAATTCTTCTGCTAAAATTAATCTCTCCTGATAATAATCATCAAATGATTTAATATATCCCTGAATAGAATGATCTCCCCATCCATAAGCGGAATCCCAATTAGCAGGAGTTACTCCTCCTAACCAAGAATTAAAATCAGGATCTGTTTCTGCAGTAATAAATGACATATCGTTAGTAAATTCAGACAAAGACGGAGGGTAGCTTAGCCATGCAGAAAAGATAGGATCTGTTTCAGTAAAAGATTTTAAATATCCTTGAATTGAATGATCTCCCCATCCATATGCAGAATCCCAATTAGCAGGAGTTACTCCTCCTAACCAAGAATTAAAATCAGGATCGGTTTCTGCAGTAATGAATGACATATCATTAGTAAATTCAGATAATGCAGGAGGATAGCTTAACCATGCGGAAAAGATAGGATCAGTCTCTACATATGATTTAAGATAACCTTGGATGGAATGATCTCCCCATCCGTAAGCAGAATCCCAATTAGTAGGAGTTACCCCTCCTAGCCATGAATTAAAATCAGGATCGGTTTCTGCAGTAAGATACCCTACATCATTTGTAAATTCTGATAGTGCAGGAGGATAATTTAACCAATCTGTAAAAACTGGATCTGTTTCAATATATGATTTAAGATATCCTTCAACGGAGTGATCTCCCCATCCATATGCAGAATCCCAATTAGCAGGAGTAACAGTACCTAACCATGAATTAAAATCAGGATCTGTTTCCGCAATTAAATATCCTAAATCATTTGTAAATTCAGATAGTGCAGGAGGGTAACTTAACCAATCAATAAATACTGGATCCGATTCTATAAAAGATTTAAGATATCCTTGAATAGAATGATCACCCCATCCATATGCAGAATCCCAATTTGCAGGAGTAACTCCAGATAACCATGAATTAAAATCTGGATCAGTTTCTGCAGTTAAATATCCTAAATCATTTGTAAATTCAGATAAAGATGGTGGATAACTTAACCAATCTGTAAAAACTGGATCTGTTTCAATATATGATTTAAGATATCCTTGAATAGAGTGATCTCCCCATCCATAAGCAGAGTCCCAATTGGCTGGAGTTACTCCTCCTAACCATGAATTAAAGTCAGGGTCTGTTTCGGCAGTTAAATATCCTAAATCATTTGTAAATTCAGATAATGATGGTGGGTAACTTAACCAATCAATAAATACTGGATCTGATTCTATAAAAGATTTTAAATATCCTTGAATAGAATGATCGCCCCATCCATATGCAGAATCCCAATTAGCAGGAGTAACAGTACCTAACCATGAATTAAAATCAGGATCTGTTTCCGCAATTAAATATCCTAAATCATTTGTAAATTCAGATAGTGCAGGAGGGTAACTTAACCATGCAGAAAAAATAGGATCAGTTTCAGTAAAGGATTTAAGATATCCTTGAATAGAATGATCTCCCCATCCATATGCGGAATCCCAATTAGCTGGAGTTACTCCTGACAGCCATGAATTAAAATCAGGATCAGTTTCTGCAGTTAAATATCCTAAATCATTTATAAATTCTGATATTGCAGGAGGATAACTTAACCATGCCATGAAAACAGGATCAACCTCTATAAATGATTTTAAATATCCTTGAATTGAATGATCTCCCCATCCATAAGCAGAATCCCAATTAGCAGGAGTTACACCACTTAACCATGAATTAAAATCAGGATCTGTTTCGGCAGTTAAATACCCTACATCATTAATAAATTCTGACAGCGCAGGAGGGTATGCAAGCCATGCAGAAAAAATAGGATCAGTTTCTATAAATGACTTCAAATACCCCTCAACAGAATGATCGCCCCATCCATAAGCACTATCCCAATTAGATAATTTCGTTGAGTTTAATGAAACTTTAAGAGTTTCATATAAAGACTCACCAAGAACTGAAATTTCTATAACTCCAGTATCTCCTACAATTTTATTTTCTAAATAATCTTTTGTTGTATCATTGTATGATATTTTAACAGTTTCGTCAGGACTTGATCCGGCAACTGCATCAATATATCCATACATAAATGATACCCACACATCAATACTATCAGTGGTATCTTTATTTAAAACTTCTATTTGTAAACTATCAATACTTGAAGTGTCAATGTTAGGTAGGGTAATTATTTGAGAATCTGATGTAACAAATTCAATGTCTTGTCTATAAATTGGTATTGTATCACTTTCATCTCCGCCAAGAACGTCTCGTCCATATACTTTTATTTCAGCATTCCCATCAGGAGATCCCCCAAACAAAACTTCACATCGTATTGATAAATTTAAAAATTTTAATGGAGACGCTAAATTTGTATTAATAACTCCAGTAACAGAATTTCCAAAAGTAACAGTAGATTTTGAAATTTCAGTTCCTATAACGTCTTGCCATGTACTTTTATTCCAAGCCATTTTCACCTTCTTTAATGTTACAACCTTTGAGCTGAAATATTAATAATACGAAAAAAATCAATAGAACGTATTTCTAATTGATCAGTAAATGAACCAGTTTCAATATTTAATTCATCATCAAATTTACTATATAAAATAGTAACAGGTTCTTTAATATTATTAACAAGACCTTTATTATATAAATTACTTATTAAATTTTTAATAATAAATATTCCATCAATATTGTTATCAACATAACTTTTTACTTCACTAATAATATTATCTTCCGTTCCTATTCCTGTAAAAAATAATGATATATTTAAATCGCATGGATATTTATGTTTAACTAAAATATTACCATATATTTTTTTATATATTGAATCATCAAAATAATTCTGTATATTTTCAATTTCAGGATAAGATTTATATTCAACAGTAATTGTATTGGAATTGGATTCATTTAATGATATTCTTTTTACTTCCAATGAAGACCCCATAAAATTTAAATCAGCATCGACTATTGTATATTCACTTTCAGAAATAATATTATTTAAATCAAAAGTTTCTCCTGTAGTTATTGATATTATTTCTAATATAGGCATTGAACAATTTTCTGAATTCATTTCAAAATATGTATCACTTGAATTTTTTCTTAATGTAGTAATTACTGATTTGTATTCTTCTAAATTACTTAAAGTTGCTACATATATATCCGCTTTATTGTTTGCATGATACATAGATAAATTTTCACTTTCAATCTTTATATAATCAACTCTTAATAAAGATTGAATATTATCTCGTAAATCACCATTATATCGAATAGTAGGCTTCGATGCTCCTGACGTAATAAATAATAAGAAAATATTTTTACCAAATCTATTTTCAACAACGTATCTATCAATATTATTTATAGTATGGCTTAATAATCCAGTTAATGTTTTTTTTGAACTGCTAACGTCTGAAATTCCATTAGCCTCTATCCATCCTCCACGATTTAATTCAGAATTGATTGAAGTTACAGTTTGTGATTCTTTATCCCATATTAATGCACGATATCCATCTGATTGAGAATTCCCAACAGCACTATTTCCATACGCTCGCGTATATATTGTAATGGGAGATTCAATATTTAAAACATTTATAGCAAATAATGCCATTGCTCGTTCAGGATTAATATCAAACGCTTTTAAACTAATTACTGACCACATTTTTGAAGCTAATAAAGATTTTGTATCTAAAGTAATTTTCATCATAGTTCCATAACGGGTAGAGTCAATACTAAGTATACCACCTTTACTTGAATCAGAGAATATATTTAAAATCTTTTTAGGAAGTTCAAAATGTAAAATATTTTCATGCTCATCTGGATCTAAACCAACAAGTTGTGAGGTTTTATTTATTAATAATGTTAAATGAAGATCATCATATATAATAAATTCAAAACTATATTCGACTCCTGGTTGTATTTTAAATTGTTTTTCAGCTAATGCCCCCATATTAGATATTGATATATGATCATTAATATCATCATCAGTGGCGTATATTTGGGTTGTTCCGTACTTTTCAGAATGAGCAAAATAAATAACTGCATTTAAAGCATTAATATCATCAGGTTGATAAGCGTCAATCATTCTGATTCCAAAGCCTATTCCAGTGTATCCGTCAACAATACTTGTTTCATTTACACCCCCAACCATCATTTGCAGATTGCTATTAAGAACTCCTTCTTCATCAGGTTCTGGAAATGTAAATAAGCCAGTTAATTTAATTCCAGTTCTTTTTAAAATGTCTTTACTTATTGATAATGATTCAGATGACCCTCCACATAAATTTATAATATTAGTTGACATATTTATAACATCAATAGCCCCTAAACCTTCTTGAAGATTTCCAACATATCTATTGCTTCGTCCACAGGCTCCATATATCCAATTGTCACCTGGTAATATTTTATCATAACTTATTTCTTCATCATCAATATTAAAAAGATATCCTGTTTTATGTTCAAAGAAACGTTTATAATCATTAAAATAAATCCCTCGATACATTTCATCTGTAAACTCTTGATCTAATGGAAAACCTAAAAATGCAGGATCACTTTTAAAAACATTGTTATCTGAAGGATTAAAATCACTAACCGCCTGGTCTATAGTTAAAGGATATTCATAGGCAGATATATCAGAGTGGGGACCCCAATATCTATCATGCATTACACTTCCTGCATTTGGTGGAAATATACCATAAAAAGCTATATGTTTTACAATATTGTCACCATTTGTTTTTCCAAGATAATCAACTTTATTAAATTGTTCCGAGCTATCAAATCCTGCTATTAAATCTCTATTCATATATCTATCACCGGAACCGGATATATACATAGCTTTTATATTTGGAAAAAATTGAGGAAGGAATACATTTAAACTTTTTTGATTCATCATTCCACGATCATTAATTGAATAATACAATCTATTATAATATTCTTGATTTGATTCATATTTAGAACCATCAATTAAAGGATTTAAATTTGTAACTGAATGATATTCGAAATCAATATTGATAAGTTGAGAAATTTCTCCAGAATTAATATTATATCCAACCCCTTTAGCGGCTGCGGTAATAGGAACATCTATATAAAATAAAGCTATTCTATCGGTAGATATTTTGAAAGAATTTTTACTAATATACCCAGGTTGAGTAATAACATATTGAAGTCCATTGGTGGATACAAACCTGGCATTTTCAGTAATGATAATATCAATTTTTGAATTAAACCATATTCTTGCTATACCAAACGCAAACCCACCATTAATTCTTGGAATAAAAAACTTACCACCAAAAGCGTCAAGATCCGAATCTGACATTCCTTTCCATTGACTTATATTATTTATTTTTCTTTGATTAACTAGTAAATTATAAAAATCAGACATTACCAATCCGGTTGGTTTAATAGCAAGATCGTCAATCAATGTTCCCTTTTGACCACGAGCCTCTGAATATTCCGACCATTTTTTTCTTAAGAAATACCAAAAATTAAACATGATTAAAATTCCGTTCTATTAATAATCGGAAGATTAAATATTAAATTACTATACGGTTCAACATTAACTGGAATGACTTCAATTTGTGCCACTACTACTCCTTCTACAACATCAATACTTAATAAATTTGCGTTAAGTATTTTTTCAGTATCTGGTATTTTTTCAGGCTCATCGCTTTTCATTGATTTAATAGTTTGATCTATTGATACTGATATAGCCGCAGCAATACTTTGAATATTGTTTAAAACAGAGGGGCGATTAATAAATTTATCAGCATCTCCTCCAAAAGTATCTAATACAATTTTATCATTAATTAAAAAACTTTTCAATTGAGTTAAAAATGTTATTTCAAATCTATTTAATAATGCCCTGTTTCCTTCTACACCTTTAGGATTGTCTAATATAGAAATTTCAAAACCAGAAGATGGTGTTGTAGAAGAACTTGAATTTATAATAGTAGAGAAGTCAATATCCATAATTATAAAATAGTTCTAAAATATGAATAAATCCATTCTATTTTAACTTTCAACCAAATCTTCTTCATTAATCATATTATTAAAATTAATATTTTTAATATATGTTTGAACTCCAATTCGATCATAATCTCTATCTTCACATTTTTTAAGAAAACTTAAATCAGCTGTTCTGGCAGGCATATTATATTTAAATAAAGCTGAAGCCCTTGCTGCATCAGGACTTTTATATAAATCTGGATATGATGACATACAATTTTCAGATGTAACTGCAAAAGAATCTATACCACTTTTAATAATGTTTTTAGTTATATCACTTATAGTCGCCACAATACTTAATCCATTAGCAAAAGTTTCAAGTAGTCCTGCGTTAGAAAGTATTCTCATTAAATTTCCAATTTCTGAGGACATATAAGGAGTATATGAATTAAGAACTTCAGTAACATATAAATTATGAACAAGAATAGTATTGAATGTTCTTTGAAGATCCATCATGAATTGAATTAATTCCTGACGATCAGTACGACTATTAGAAAATGATAATGACGGAACTCTTATTACTAACGTTGCCGAATCTGTTGTTAATTTAACATAAGGGCTTGCTGCCAGTCCAATAGTTTGTACAGCCCATACATTTTTCTTTCCATCCCAATCAGGTATATCTTCAAGTTTTTTATAAAATTCTTCAAAATCTTTATTAGCCTCTTTTAATACATCATCCGAATTAATATGATCTATTAAACTCCTGGTAATGGTGCTGTTAAGAACTGCTTCTGAAGATAATAATAATTCATTTCCAGCCACTACAGTTAAAGACATTTCAATATCACTTATTTTTGATGTAACATCTTCATATCTATCAATGCATGAAGTAAATTTATCATAAACAACCTCAAGTAATGTTTGAGCTGAGTCTATTGATTTTGAAGCCACTTTAACCGAACCAATAGTTGTTTTTCTTATTAAATAAATAAGTTCATTAATAAGATTAGAAATTAATTCTCTAATTGTATATATCGCATGACACATACGTTGGCATCTTTTGTTTTCAACATATGCTTTAGAAATATTAGATGCTAAACTTTTAATTGTTTTAAGTAATATTTCCATATCATATACAAATTCAGCCCCTAATCCTTTAATTGCTTTAACATAAGCGCTTCCATCTATACTTGCCTGAGTAGTGGCTTGTAAAGAAGCAAGTTGTAATTTTTCTTTTCTTTCCGTTTCAATAACAGAACGATTAAATGAATATTTATTGCGAATGCTTTCTGTTTTAATTGCGTAATTTAAATCAGGACCTGATCCAATCTCTAACATCTGTTTTTGAAATTCTTCAGTAAGTTTATTGCGTTTTTTATTGTAAGTATTATTTATCTCTATAGTAAGTTTATTATAAATTTCATCCCTTCTTTGTTCCATTGCCCGTGTTAATCCGAACTTTGAATCTATTATAGACATTGGTTTTGTAATATCTTCAGCCATTTGTATATTGTCAAGCATAGCATTATACTTGGATTCATTTAATATTGCTTCGTCTTTATCAAGATCTATTAATAATTCAACAGAAATTTGTATAGCTTTAGATATGTAAGGCAATGCATTTTTCATTTGTTCATAAAATTTTCCACCACTAAATCCGTCGGTCCATTTTGAAATTATAGATAATATTAACCGTACATTCTCTAATGCTCTTAATATACATTCTCTTTCAATATGAGCAGCCTGCCTTGCCTGGCTGTGCGGTATTGCAATAAACGAGAAAATAGCGGTTGGAGCAGATAAAAGTATTGATAATAAACTTGATAATATAGATTCAAGAATGGCAGCAGCCATTCCTGAAATAGAACCTAATATAGATTTTGATACAGATGCGGCTATGCTTCCAATAGCCGCTACTATATCTGCTCCTACTGCATCGGCAATATCTATAAATCCGTATTTTATTTTTGATTTTAAATCAATAATGGTTTGTATTTTTTTTAAAATATCTTGTATAGTATCTAATAATTTAGCATACGCAAGTTCTATGTTTAAAACAATTTCGCAAGCTTTTCTTGGAGGAGCCATTTGATATCCAATAATAATTTTTATTTTTTATTTTTTACTTTTTACTTTTAATATTTACATATTTTTTTAATAAATTTTGTTTAGTATTCTCATAATCTGATAAATCATTATCCATTTGCTTTCCATACATTTTCATAACTTTATATTCTTCATCGCTTCCAGGCTGAGTATTAAATAATCCTGACTCATTGCGTATTTTATCATATTTTTCTTTTTTTTGCCATATATCTTTAATATCTTTTTCTACATCTTCATTGGAATATAATAATTTATTAGGAGTGCGTAAACCATGATAATAAGATTCTACATTTTTTTAGGAATATTAATTTTTTTAGATATTTCATTAAGATTATGATAACCAAATATTGATCTACTAATATCTCCAATAGTTGACAAAGCAATTTTTTCAAGCTCATCTTTAAATGCATCTTTATAAATTTTTTGAAACATAATAACATCCTTTCTTTAAATTTTATTTTCTACCTAATTTTGACATTTTTGTCAATTCATCATATAATGAATTACGATAAATATTATTTAAATTTAATGACGAAGTTTTTGTAATTTTAAAATTTTGTTTTTTATTTTTATTATAGTATTTATCTAAATCTAAAGTTGATTCAGTATTTAATGTAGTATTTGTTGCTGTAGATTTAAGTATTTTTTTAATAGATTCATTCCATAAACTTGGTTTAAACAAAATATTTGATGAAATTTTTTCCATTTTAGGATTTTGTTTACGATATTTATCCAATAATTTTTTCCCACCATAAATTGATCCAACTCCAACAGGTAATGATATAGCCAATGCAGGAATTGATTCTTTAAATGTTGATACAGAAGATTCAATGCTTTTTTTATTTAAATAGTTACGTAATAAATCAGGTGAAATTTTATTCTCTTTATACATTTTAACAAGCTCAGGATTTTTCATTCCTTTTAAAGCTTCTATTAAATTTGCATGTGCTTCAGGTTTTATTTTTTTAATAATTTTTTGATTTAGTGTATCTCCTAATGTTTTTCCATATTCAATTGCTTTTCGTGAAAATCCTTCAGGACCTAAACCATATAAAGTTTGAAAAGATTTTTTAAAGTTAGGAAATTTCATAAAAGCAGTTTTATTTACTTCAGATTCATTTCCTGCTATATTATTTAATTCTTGTGCTAAAGTTTCAGAACTTTTTTTACTATTAGGTAAAGTTTTTTCAATACGAACAGCCAACAAACTTTTATCATTTATTGTTGGCTGTCCTATATCGTTAGTTCCAAATTTTTCAACAATCATTCGTTGATTCTTAAATTTACCTCCAAGAACCACATCTCCTACTTTAAGATCAATATTATAAGCTTTTTTATTCATAACATACCTATTGCTTACCTTATTTAAATTTTATCTTCTATTGCCTAGAATAGAAGCTGCTAATAAAGCTGTAGATCCAAGGGATGCCGCAGTGCGAGGTCCAAATGGATTTTTTTCAGCAGCAAGATCTAATTCATGCTCTTTGGCTACTATGTTTTTTTGTATTTCTTTGATATCGGGATTTGTTCTAATCATTGTTCTACTAATTTTATTATATGCGTTTTCATTAGCAATTGCAGGAGCAATGCCTAAAGTTCCAAATCCAGTAAGCCATGGATGTCTTAAAATAAAACTTTTTTCTTTAGCCCTTGCAATCAATTCTTCAGCTTGAATTAATTGTTCTGGAGTTAATATAGCACCAAGTCTATCTTCAACTCCTTCTGTTGATAAAGCAATTTTTTCAAGTTCATCTTTAAATGCATCTTCATAAATTTTTTGAAACATAATGATATCCTTTCTAATGTTTATTATTTAAATTTTATTTTCTACCTAATATAGAAGCTGCTAATAAAGCTGTAGATCCAAGGGATGCCGCCGTACAAGGTCCAAATGGATTTTTTTCAGCAGCAGTACTGTATTAACCCCCAATTTTTCAGTTTGATTTAGTTGTTCTGGGGTTAATACAGTACTAAGGTTATCCTCAACCCCTTCTGTTGATAAAGCAATTTTTTCAAGTTCATTTTTAAATGAATCTTTATAAATTTTTTGAAACATAATAAGATCCTTTCTAATGTTTATTAATTAAATATAATTAATAATATAATTAATCACTAAAAATTATTCGTCGCTAATCTGCTTGGAAAAACTAATTCCTGAAAATCCTTTTAAATCGTTTCTTTTGATATTTTCAATCAATTTGGCAGCGGCCCTGTTTACAGATTCTTTGCTTGACGCAAATCCAACGCCTATGGGCGTTCTTTGATATGGAGAATAATATTTCGACTTTGATGCAAAACCCTGCTGATGCTTGCCGCCTGCATATCCTAAAGCCCCGCCTAACAATCCAAGACTAGTACCACCAATTAAGGCTCCACGCCAACCAAGCCGAGATCCAATCGTAGCTCCGGTAGCCACACCAACAGCCCCACCAATCAAACTGTGTCTAACCGGCATTGGTTTTGCCCTATCTACAAGCTTCTGTCTGGTTTCATCATCTATTTTAAACCAGGGAGCCCGAATCTGTCCTTGTGTCAATGGAATCATAATCATAGCTATTTTTTCAAGATATTGTGTATTACTCATTGCTAATTTTAATGCCTGGCCAATCTTCATCATACAACCTCCTTCCTAATGTTTATTAATTAAATATAATTAATAATATGATAAATTATTTATTTAAAATAACTTTTTTAGGCAATCCGCCAGTTTCTTTAACTAAAGATTTATATAATCCACCAACAAATGTTGATCTTCTTGGATCATTCCATTTAACTTTTTTTAAAACGCCTTGATAGAATCTTGAAGACATAGCTATTTTTTGAAATTCTTTAACTAAACTTTCATTAAATAAATTGTTCATGAAAACTCCTTTATTAATATTAGCAACTTTATTTAAATTTTTTTCTATATCCATAGTATAAAATGCCGGAGCTCTTAATGCACCAGATTCATATTGATGTGGAGATTTAACTCGTGCTACCATTCCAATATAACTTTCAGGATGTGCAAGCATATCTTTTCTTTTTTTTTGAGTAAATCCTGTTCCTACACTTCCAACTATTTCACCGCGAGGAGTTAAACTATATTCAAATCCACCAGCTTCTTTTTTCTCTTTACCGCTTTTCTGTTCTATTGCAGGGTATATACTTTTAATATAGACATCATGGGTATCTCTGAATTTTTGTTTCATTGGTGAGCCTCCTGGAGCGTTTAAATCCCATTCAACTACACCTTCAGATGTGTCAGGATGTCTTTGAGTTTTTATCATATTAAAAAGTCTTCTTTTTTCATGTGGAGTTGTTGCAGTTTCAGCAACTCGCATTTCAGGTATTTTAGATTCTACTTCTTTCATCATTTTAAGTTTATTTGAATAATCTTCTTTTGAAACATCTTTGCCTTTAAATTTAACAATATCAAAAATATAAGGTTTAAGACGAGTGAGTTGTTTTTGCCTTTCAATACTTTTATTAACACTTGAATTAAGAATTCCACTTATTTGTTCGGCAGGCAATGGACCGATTGTTGTTTTCCCGTATAGATCACCTCTCAATATAGTTCCATCAAGTGATTTAGGAATTTTTAAATCTCTTAAATGAGGAAGTTGATCGGTATGATCTATAGGCTTTCCAGTTTTTTTACTTATTCGATATGAGTAAATATTATTTACATCGTTAGATTTTAATTCAAAAATACTATGCGCCCCATCTACCTTTGGCTGAAGTATTTTATTTTCATCAGAATAATCAATAGGTTCAGCAATAACTTTATATTTAGGTTTTGATGTAATAGGATTTTTTATACTAGAATTTTTAATCATTAACCATTGTTTTCCACTAAATCCTTTTGGTCGTATCATGGTAAAATTGCCTTCAGGCAATGTCATTTTAATTTTATCATCTGTAGCAGAAAGAACTTTAACTTTTTGATCGTATATTTTTTTAACAGTTCCGGCTCCATATCCTTCAGGAATTGTTCCTTCAAAATTCATATATCTTGACAAATGTGTTGGTTGTTGTATTGCAAGAATTTTCTGCTTTTCTCCAGGAAGATAACGTATAACCCAACTATGAGCCACCCCTTTATCTTTTAATCTCATATCGTAATGTTTGGTAGTTGCATCATGTTCTTGAATAACAAGACGAGTTTTACCTTTCTGATCGATTGGATCAAAACGTGTTTTTGACGGAAGACCTAATGCAAATTCTTTAGCCATTATAAATTATCCTAATAATTAACTTTTGACAATGCTGATAATATTCTTTTTATAACAAATCTTCTAATTGCTTTTTTATAGAAACGTTCATTTACATTTTTTTTCTGTTCATCAACATATCTATTTAATTTTCTTTGTAAAATAATTCTCTTCATGTCATGTGATACAGCAATTTTTTCAAGTTCATTAATAAATGAAGTATTATAAATTTCTTGTAACATATTTTATTCTTTCAACGATATGATTTTATTTTTTCTGCCAATCTTGTTTTTGCACGATGAATCCACATTTCATTTACATTTAATTTATCAGCAATTTCTTTATTATTTAATATAGGTTTTCCGGCATATCCAAATGTATGTTCAAATATAACTCTATCTTTACCGGTAAGTTCTTGATATAAATAATCGGCAAGGGCTTTGTCTGGATTTTCAGGATTTACCACAGACCCATAGTAATCATATTTCATTTTTGAATAAGAAGCCTCTCCTCCAAGTTCACTTGTCATTCGAGCAACTTCTTTTTTACTCCATCCAAGTTCGTCAGCCATTTCTATAGTACTTGGTTCGTATCCAAGTTTATCAATTAAATTATCTTTAACAATAGTAAACGTTGATTTTTTTAACGCTCTATTTTCAGGTATATGCCCTGACATTAAACTAACAGAAGCAACTCTTTGAACTTTTTTTAAATTATTCCATATATGTGTTATTGGTTGCGTTTCATATGATGGTTTATATGTTTTAAATGATTTAATAAGTTGCGCAGTGGCTTCGGTTCTTAATGTTTCAGAAGATACACCAACTGTTCTGTATTGATTTACAACTTTATTAACAACCGGTCTGTATTTAATAATTAATTCAGTAAAGATCTTTGGATCTTTAGTTTTTTGCCATTCCATTATTTGATCTTGTTCAATAGTCATATTTATTTAAATTTTCTACGCTTAATTAACATTTTTCCTAAAGCAATTAAACCTAAACTAAATTCTGATCCAGCTATACCTTTTGTAAATTTGTTTGCAGTATTAATATTTTTATATGTTTTAAATGCTGGATTCATTATCTTATTATAATTACTTGATTTAATTGGAGCCATTTGATTAGCCATTATTTCTCTATTAACTGTAGGATATTTTTTAAATAATTTTAAACCTGTTTTTAAATCTTTATTTTTAGAAAGTTGTTGATAATGCTTGCTATGACCTAATTCGTGACCAATAATAGCTGAGTCTGTTAATTCTGGTGAAACAATATATCTGTTTCCTTTTATTCCTGGTACAAAAAATGTATTAGTAAATTTATTTGATTTATTAATTTGAGAACCTGCAATAGCTTTCGATGCCTTATCAATTTGAGCAGTATCAAGTTGGCTTTTAGATGTTAATGGAATAGTTCCAGGATCATATTTATTAATAATATTTCTAGCATTTACAGTACCAGATTGCATTGTATTTACAAAACTACGTACAATTGGTGCATTTTGTTTCATAGCAATAATTTGAGGAGTTGCCACTGGTCCTACTATACCTCCCCATATTAATGCCCCAGTGCCTAATGCTTTTGCAAATCCAGCATTCTTTTCAATATTTTGAAGTTCATCATAAAAAGAATTAAAATAAATTTTATCAATAGTAGTGTTTGTTTTCATATTGAACTCACTCGTTTTAATACTTCAGTAAGATATATTTCAACAGCGTCTCTTCTTTCTTTAATATAAGCAGTAACAGGAGAATTTTCACGAATACTGCTAAATTGGCCTGGACCAGTCATATCTCCTCCATTTTCTTTTTTTAAATTAAAATTCTTATTATTATAATCATCAGTTGACACTCCATAATATCTTTCGTATACATCCTGATGAATAAAATCAGATTGATTACAAAAATATTTAGTTATAATATTATCATTAGCATCTTTAAAAATATTACCTTTGTAATCTTTTGAAGATTCTATTGAAAGGCCGATAATTCCTTGAAAAAATGCATCTGCTGAACAAATATTTCTTTCGGTAAAACTCATGCATGCAGAATAGTCTGAAAGTAAATCAGGTCTGTTTATTCGTAATTTTTCCAATCCTTCATGAATAGAATCATAAGTAAAGTAAATTTCCTTATCTTTTCCAGAGTCATCTTTAATAGTAGTACGCCCTATCATAAAATGCAATTCAGTGTGTTGAAATACATCCTGATAAAATTTACATATACGAGTAGGTTCATATGTTTCATCTATATAAATTTGATTTACTTTTCCACTTAAATAATCTTGTAACGTAAGGCTTAGTAAGTCTTTAGCATACTTATAACCTTCAGAATTAATTGACTTATCAATAAGATCATAAGCTTTACTTTTAGGAATATCTTTAGTTTCAAACTTTACATCTTCCACAGGGGTTTTAGGTTCTGTAACATAATGCTTTACATATTCTCCTTTACTATTTATGTGTTTGAATGTTTTAATGTCAATCATAGCGTCTTCAGGATTTGTTTCTTTAATATACAATGGGTATCCATATAAATCGACATCTGTAGGCTCGTCTTCAAAACGAGCGTTATTCATTGTTACCGACGTATTAGCGTCTCCTCCCGCGCTCGATATAGATATGGTATGCCGAACTACTTGTACCATACCAAGAATAGTTTTTGATGAATTTTTTCCATACTCATTATTATCCGACACAATAACTCCAGGAAACCCACTCATAATAAAAGGATTAAAAGCCATATCAACAACAACAACTCTACCTGCATATTTAGAATTAAGAAATTTTAATACGGCATGATGTTTAAGAGCATTGGTCATTAAAGGCTCAAAACCTTTACTTTTTAATAATTTAATTTCTTTTTTTTCTTTTTGTTTTTGTTCTATTTCTTTACTATAATCAACTGCTGATTTATCTTTAGGAATCCATGTTCCACTTTCCACTTTATCTTTTAATTTTTTCAATTCATCTATTTTTAAATCAATTTTTTTTCCATCCTTATCACTTACATATCTTTTTTGAATTATAGAAGAAGCATCATTACATGCAAGCTCTACTGAAACACTTCCAAATTCTACATTAATACCTTTATACCTTTCTTCTAATGTAAGAGGAGGTTTTCTTCTTTTAAATTCATCTTTAGGATTTTTATTCATAATATTAAATAAAGCATTAGGAACTTGAATTCTAGCCGCAGCAAGACCGTCACTTCCAGGAGTTGATAATAAACTAATCTGTTCATATACCCCTCGTGTAATATCAACATCAGTATCATATTGCCATTCAACACGATTACACATTGGAGGAAATATAAAATTACAGTTAGGAGGAGCGGTAAATTCAAGAGGAGGCAATAACATAGATTCATTAAGAATATATTTACCACCAAACTCTTTTGATCCTTTACCTAAAATAAAATTTCTTACTCTTCTATCCATTATATAATCAACAGCAGGACTATCATTATCAATTGAAATTAATGAAGGCGTATTGCACGAATAAACCCGCGTTGAAAATACGCCTGCAAGATTCATTATAGCCGCTTCAAGACTTGTAAATCTTGCATTGCCCATTAGATGGGATCCTATATTAACTGCCGCAGATTGACGTTTCCAGAAGTTATAACCAGATACATTGACAGGTATTAAAAATCTTTTATCAAGACGGATTCGTTTATTTAAAAACGAACCAACAGATGTTCCTCCGACAGCTTCAACCCATAATCCACGAACAATAGCATCTAAAAAAAATCCACAATTAGCAACACCATCAGAAGTATCTTTTTTAGTTTCCGTTTTAGTTGCCGGTTGTTGAATTGTTGGGGTAACATCGGTAAATTGTTTTTGATATGTCGATTCTCCTTTTACATGGGTATTATGTTTAGTTGCATACGATCCTCCAAAAGCGCTTCCTGCAATTAAACTAAGAGTGTAACTTAATGGCGCCAGATCTCCACTATCATAAATACGTATATCCGTTCCTGGTTGTCCTGATTTTGTAACCCCCTTAATAACAAATGTTTGAAACAATCCCATCTCATTATAAAAAGTTTTAGGGGTAAGTGGATCGTCAGCTTCCCATGCTATTGCTGCAGGAGCTCTACGTATATCCATTCTGAAATCACGACATACTAATGATATATTATTACCTTCACCCGCCTGATCTACTTTATAAAAACTTGATAAAAATCCATCAAAAGCTATAAGCCACTTTGCTTCTGAAGGTTTTTTGTGCCATTCACGATAAATAATTTGAACTGCTGTTTTGGGCTTAAGATCTAACAATTCTTTATTTGCCCACAAATTAATATTAGCTTCTACCCCATTTGGAGTGCATGAAATAACTGCTCCATGAAAAGGAATATGAACACCTTCCATGTATAATCTAAATTGATAATTATAACCTTTTTTACTAGCCATAGTTTATGCTATTGATCCTGTATCATTGATGGTATTGACATTACCTGGATATTGTATATTTTTATTTCCTACAGGATCGACCATATTAAGTTTATCAACAAATGAAGGATCTATATATCTATATTGATTTGTCAATCCATTAAGCTCTTCCTGATACCTAATATCATCTCCATTTCCACTTTTTACTTTAATTAAATTCATTCTTACCCATTTTACATTTCTAACAAGAACACTAAATTCAAAAGATTTTATTAATTCATTTTGAGCATCAGAACTGGTCATTATACTAATCATATATCCATCAACTATTTTACCATCAAATATAATTTTCATCTGCATTTTATTTTCAACACATTTTCTTCCTGCTAAATATTTTCCATATGCAATCATAAATTCCTGATAATACGGATAGTCTTTACTATCAATAAATATTCCGTTAAAACTAAATATTATCGGTTTTTCTCCAAAGAAAAAAGCATTCCATCCTTCTGTAAAATTTTGTTGCACTTTAACAATTTCTCCAAATTGCTCAGTAACTTTAATTAAAGAAAAATTATTAAACACTCCATAATAAGGACGGGAAGGAGAATTTTTAACATGACTAGGATTATTATCAAGATTTATAATTGGAACTTTACCTGATGAAATATTATCAGGCTGTATATTCCCTCCTTGTGTAATAGCAGCAGTTTCAAGTTGTGAAACATATTCATTTAAATTATCAAAATAATCATATTCTTTAGTGTGATCTCTAAAAAGATCATAATCCTGTTCTTCATTAGTATATAAAACAATTGAAGCAAGATTATGATTATGAGGAACCAATCCTGTATTATATGGACGTAACAATTCTTCTAAATTAGATGCGTATTGAATTGATTTTAAACTCATTATAAAACCCACTTATTATTCCAATAATTTAATATTGGAGGTTGTACATTTGCATAATTAGTTTTATCACGACTAGATTCAGAATATGAAGGATTAGATTCAAATTCATGTTGTTGTGATATTGCCATTTCTTTATTCATTAATATTTCTTGAGTAGTTAATTTTGTTTCACCCTTTTCTAATTTAAGACTTTTTCCTCCTGTTTTTACTGCCTCTGTCCATTTAAGAGTTTCTTCAATATATCTTCTTCTTTCCATATCTCTGGTAACTTTTTTAGCAACTTCAGTATCTCCTGTCACTAAAGCTACAGGTAAAGTTCCAGCAACTCCTGCAGCCATAAAGGTTTCTCTTCCCATTATTGATGAAGAAAGTAAAGCTTCAAGAGCATCAGGTGATTTTTTTAATTCAGCAAATGACAATGCTCCTCTAACAAATGCACCAGCCGTATTAATTGAAGCCCTGGAAACTTCAGGTTGATTTTTTCTTATATGTTCCTGAATACGAAAAGCCCCAGGTACTTGTACTTCAGCATATGCAAGTTTTACATCTTTTGCATCAATAACAGTAGATACTGTTTTTTGCCACTGATTACGTTTCTTTTCTAATTCTGTAGTAGTCATTTCTAATTTTTTTGCAAGATTTCTAAATGCAACTCCACCATCAAGTTTTTGTTCGGCCATATCTGTTATGGCTAATAATTTTTTTAAACCCTCTTCTTGCTTTTGAGGAGTATCTAAATTAGAACCAACAATTCTTTCCATCAATTTTTTAGATTTAGTAGTTTCTTTAGTTTCTTGCATAGAACCACCACCAAACTGACTTTGTGATGTTACAAATTCCATTTTAAACCCTAAACCTTCACTATATATTTGTTCAGTAGCTTCTTTTTTAATACGTTTTACATCAAATACTTTTCCTTGAAGTGTAGAAAGATCTTTAGTTTTTACATTTGCAATTTCTGCTTCAAATTTAGTAAGAACTTTTCTTTGTAAATCTGTAGTTAATCCTTCCGCAATAATTCCTTTATCTAACGGCTTGCCTTCTCTGTAAGCTGAACGTAATTGTCTTTCATAATCTGAAACTGCTTTTAAAGTTAATCCTGGGGCTTTTTCAAGAGCAGTAGATAATATTGATTGAGCATTATTAAATTTATAACTTGTCGCTTGTTGACTTGCTCCTGCTGTAGATAAAGCAGTTTCTCCAGCCTTACGAGCCTCTTCATCAGAAAGTTCTTTAACTCCACTTATTTTACGAACTTTACGATTTTTTGTCCAATTAGTTCCATCTCCATATAATTGATTATTTATAGCATCAAATACAATTTGCATTTCTTCAGAGGTTGATCCTTTATTTGTATAAACATCTTTTTGTCCAATTATAGGTAACGCCCCTCCTGTTCCTCCATATTGTTGTGATTGCCTTCCATAAATGTTTACTTTAGTTTTTATGACCCCTACAGATAACATTTTTTCTAAATCCATTCCAGTTTCAGCTTTAAGATTTTTTATACGAGGAATGGTTGGTATTTCTGAGATATCCTTAGTGGTTAATCCTGATAAACGTTCTGCCATACCTGCTTGTAAATTAACATTAAGTCCATATTTATTTCTGGTAATAGTTTCTAAATTTACATAAGGAGTTTTTGCAAATGGAGTTAAATCTCTTACATAATTAAAAGCCTGTTCAGGCAATGCAAACACACTTCCAATACCTGCAGTAATTCTTTGAGATTCATATAATGTTCTTTCTCCAAATCTTGTCATTATTGAAGGGGTTGGAAGAAAATCCCTTCTTGATCCTTTTAATTGCAATCCAGCCGTAACAGCTTCATTTTCAGCCATCATTCTATCAAAACCTTTAGGTCTTAATAAAGATTCTGATAAAAGCCTTTGTTCCCGAATATCATTCGTATATTTTCCTGCAAAAACCCATGCTTTAGCTTCTTCAGTACCATATCTTTGGGTTCCCCATTTTTGAAATAATTGCTGGGTCATTGCAACCCGGCCTTCGTCTGATAGATTATTTAAAAAATCTTCTTTATTACGTTCAAACAATGCTCTACCGGATATCCCCATTCCATACCCTCGTTGACTTGCTCCTGATTCTATTTCATAAGCACTTGCTTTTCCTGATAATAATCTAGCCATTCGAGAATTATCAATAGTCCCATTTGTATTCATCGCATACGCGACCCCACGAGTTCCAAGACCTGATGATAATACATTCATTTGTGCTGTAGCTATCATTGCTCCTGCAGCGGCAGTTCCTCCAACTCTCTGTACTGCATAAGCTCCAGATCTATTGGCATTTGCAATAGTGGCAGCTTGAGCTGCTCCTGATTGATACATTGATGCTCCAACTGAAGCTGACCATGGAGTTCCCTGTACTGATGCGGCTCCGGCGGCGCCTATTTGTAGCATGTTTTGTGAACCAAGACCTGTTAGATTGCCAAAAGCTTTAGCCTGTCTTATTTGGCCTTTAATAGCCCCTACAGAGAAGCCTGACTGTTGCAGTTCTTTCATTACAGACATTCCGCCCTCTATAGTAGTTTTTAACAATTTAACAACTTCAGCAGTAGTATCTCTCAATTCAATAAAATTCTTTTCATACTGTTGAATAGTTCCTCCCGCCTTTCCTCCACGGGATGAAATCATATTATTTGATAAACCAATTTTATGAATTCTTGATTGTTGTTCAGTATTAAAAAAACCGCCTTGATACATTGTTCTTTGTAAACTTTCAGCAAGATTAGTTGCTGAACCAATCCCTAATGGAGAATTAAATCCAAGACCCTCTCTGTATTGTTCAATATCAGAAGCTGTTGAATGAATAAACCTTTGACGCTCTACCGCTTGGTTAATAGCTTTTCCAGGAATATATGCAAGGGCTGCAGCAGCGGCCATTGGAAGCGCCATCCCGCCTAAAATGGTTGGAGCAAAAGGAACATATCTTAAAGCAGTTGTTTTTAAAAATGTTGACGCTACGGCTCCAAAAGGAGATGCAATACCATATGTTGCCATTCCTAAAGTAGCATTTGCAGCCATTGAGCTATATGACATCTTAGCAAGTTCTGCATTTCTTTGGTATGTTCTGGTATCTTGACCACCTTCAACTCCATATTGATATTTAGGATCAGTAGCAACCATTCTTTGTTGCTGCATAGATAATGAAGCAGGACTAATAGCATTTTGTTGATATTGAGATATGATTTGATTTTTAATCATATCGTTATATCTAATAGTGTTATCAAGAGCTGCAAAGGGATTCATCTCAGGACGGGCGTAATTTACCGGACCTATTCCTTCTTCAGGTATTGGCATTTATGTTCACCTTGGTAAATTATTAAAATGATTATATATAGATAATATACAACAAAAACACATCTTCCTCAACAATTATAGTATACAGTCGAAACAATCATTAAACATGTTATTTTTGAAAAAAAACTGGTATAACTATAATGTACAGTTTAAAATGTTAACCAACCTCTAAATGGAGGATAGTTATTTAATTTTTTTTAAAAGGAGTAGTTATGAGTATCTTAACGCATGTTGCAGTTGGTGTCGGAGCAGGAACGGTTGGATTTATGGCAGGGGTTGCAGTTGGTAAAAATTTTGCAAAACCACTTATTGACGAAGAGAATTTACAAAAATTCTTGAAAGATATTGTTGATAAGGCAGGAAGCGATGTCCCAAAAGCCATCGCGAAGTTTAAAATCGCAGTAGAAAAAGAGGACATTGCAGAAAGAAATTTGGAAAAAAAAGCAGTAGACGACTCGCATAAGCTGCTAAATGATCAGTACGCTGAACTGGCGAAACATGTGGCTCCTTTGCTGAGGGAAAAGAAGGAAAAGGCTGCGTAACAGTTGTAGGGTATAATTTTATTGGCATGGTCCAAAAATTATATCCTACATTTTATATAGCAAAATTCATTTTAGGTACTTGTGAGGAGTACCTAATATTGATATATTGTGAGAGTAAGCCATCCATACTCCTATGGCTACTCTCATATATATCTTTTTTTTAATTCTTGAGTCTCAGGGCTTGGCTCAAGAAAAAATGCCATATTCAATTAATATTATTGATATGGCATTATTTTTTTTAGCTATTAAATATTTTAATTATATTTTTAGTTCATTACCATTTTCACCTTTTAATTTAAGGGCAATATTAATATCACGTAAAGATTGACTTTCAATAATATCTCTAACACGATTGGAATTCCATACAGGACATACCAATCCATTGCATTTATTAGGACTACCATCAATACTACAATTTACATGAAAATTTCCAGGCTTACCGGAATAAATAAATTTCCTTTCCCCGCAATGGGCTTGAAATACAGGGAATGGAACAATTTTTAAATTTGAATATTCATTAAATGAATTGTTATACATTGTATAAATATAAATTATTTAATTATAAACAATTTAAGTTATTGTCTTTTTATTTTTTTTTATTTTTTTTATTATTTAATTTAGTAGCATTTGAATTTAAAATAAGATTAGGTTGCTTATTTTTGTTACTAGATTGAATTTTAAATGATAAAGCGGGAAATTTTTCAATATTTATAAATTCATATCCAGGAGTTAATACATTTCCAAAATTCATCGTTCCTTTATTTACAACAAAAGAATCAATATAAATAGCTCCCCATCTTTTAATTTTAGTTTCATCAATATTTATTATTATATCAATCACAATTCCTCCTTATTTAAAATTAAACTATTAAAACATGTATTAAAATTATTAGATGTTTTAATATTTATCCTATTTTTATCTGAACCAAATGAAATTATACATTTTCTATTATCTTGTTCAATAATTATAGGATAATGAGCGCAGCTTCTTAATTTTCTTTTTCTTTTATCTATAAGAATAACTCCACACTTATCGCATTTATCCATAAACTAATTTCCATTAGAAATTTTAAATTGACATGCAACATCATATAATAATGAAATTTGTTTTTGATTTAATGTTTTAAAAAATCTCATACATTTAATAAAATTTGATTCAGGAATATCATCAAGTTCTAATTCATTATTAAATATTTCAGATAACTTCATAATATTTTCTTCTGATGGTATTCTTATATTATTTTCAAATTGTGATATGGCGCTTTGAGTAACGCCAATAATTTCAGCAAGTGATGATTGGTCTATATTATTTTTAATTCTTAAACTTTTAATTTTTTCTCCAAATGTAATTTTTTCAAGAAGTTGGTTTTTTTCTTGATTACCATTTTCACTTTCAATATTATCATCAGAATTTTCTCTATCTTTTTCTATTTCAATAATATATTTAAATAATGTATCGGCTTGATTACGATTATATTCTTTTTGTTCTTCATCAAGGTCGTTATAATCGGTCTCCATTAATTTTTTCCAATTATTAATTATATTTTGTTTAATAATTGTATAAGAAGTTTCATTTTCATCAAGTATTGAAATTTTATCAATTTCTTCAATCATTGATAATAAATATTCCATCCGTGCAATCCATAAGTAATGCATAAAAGCCGCTATTTTTTCTTTCATATGCCTCCTTTAAATTGGTTTAACTACAAATTCTATATTGCGCAATCTTTCCATTGTGCTTTTGACTTTCTTTAAATACAACTCATCGTTAAATTTATCTTCAGGAAATACACAACTATGATATGAATTCATTAGGCGCATTTTATCATCTGGACCGGCTATAGAAAATAAAGGAGCCATATATTGAATTTGTTTTTCTCTTGAGTAAACTGATATAGCTATACTTTCTAATATCGAATCATATTCAAATTTTAAACCTTTAAATAAAAAATATGCACGAGCTGCGCCTGTTCCGGTCCCTATGATTTTGGGATAATATTCTTCATTGAAAATATTTTAGATATTTTTTTATCAAATTTATTTTTTTCATTAGAAATAAAATCAATGACAGGGGTAGAAAGTCTTCTTACTTTAGAAACTCTATTTCGTAATGATTTTTTTAAACTATCTTTTAATTCTTTGGCAGCTTTTATATTGCCATCATTAATAAATGAATCAACTTTAATAATAGCTTTTTTAATAGTATTTAAATGTTCTATAGGATTTTCACATAACTCTTTTTTATTCATTCCTCTATATGATATCGCTATAAATAAAGCATTATTCATAGCTCGTATATTTGTTTGAGGCATGTCTATCCTATCATCATTAGTTTCATGTTCTTTACAAATATCAAATATTATTTCTTGTATCAAATCTATCTCTTCTGCACTTGTAGAACATATTGTAAATTTATTATCAGGAAAATTAGCAATAGAAACATCAGTTTCGGCATATCCATCAAATAAAATTTTTTCCGCTATTTTAAGATCATCGGAATTAACATCAATATCATCATACAACGAATCATCCAAACCTTTATCGAAATTTTTATTTATTTTTTCGATATCGTCATAAGTTTTATTATCTTCAGATGTCGTATCGGTTTTATTAATTATTGATTTACTTGTTTCGTTATTAAGTGACGGTTCTTTAAAATCAACTTTTTTTATTTCTGATTCTGATTTTAAATTACTTGGTTGTTCAGAATTAGATAATTGAATATTTGGTTTTGAAAATACACCTGATGGTTTTGGTTTTTGTTCAATCACACTTCCTCCTTTTATAGATTTTATATAGAAATATAATTGATTTCTATTAAAAATGCAATTATATTAATAATAATGTTATTCTTTTAAAAAATATGACATAATTAATATATACATTATTTACTTTTTAAAGGAGATGTAATGAATTTAAAAAATGCCGGATCTTTAGTTAATGTTATATTAACTGAAAAATTTCCTAAAAAAATTGAAATCAATACAGGGGCAACCGAATGTCTTTATACGGACAGAAGAGCCGGAACTATAGTTGAAGTTTTAAAAAATAAAATTGTTTTTCAATACGATGACTCTGTTCGTACCGATAATAACGGAATATCTGAAGTTCAAGAATATAAATATTTTGTAAATACAAATAATGAAAAAAAAATATTTAGACTAACTAAAAATGGTTGGAAATCAAAAGGTGGCTCCTATCTTTCAATAGGATATAGAAATGAATATTATGATTATTCTTTTTAAATAAAATTAATGTTGGAGGTTTTTATGAAATGCACTGACGTTAAATGTATTCAATACAACAAATGTCGCCATAAAGACACTGCCGAATACTGTTCTTTAATTAATGAAACTATTAATATGCCTACATGTGATAAACAAAAAGATTGTTTATCAAAAACGATAAATGGAAGGTGTAGCAAGAATGATAAAATATGTACAATTTAAACAAAAAATAAAAAAATTGTTATTTAATCAACGCAAATGGTTAAAATGCTCCGATTGCGGAGAACTATTAGCTTGGCATTATTGGTGGGATATTGAAATAGGTTATATATACAAAATTCCATTTTTATCTAAAAAAAATTATTTAAAAATAGTTTTTCATGATATTAAATGGCGCCTTCCTATTTAAATTTATTTTTTTTAAGAAAGGATTTTAATAATATGGTAAAAATTTATGAAGGAAAAAAAATTACTAGTTGTTTTGATTGTGGACATGTTTCAAATGATCAAAAATTATGTAGACATGTTAAAATGAGAAAACTATTTAAAGAAAATAAAGAATTAAAAATTTCAAAATCAATACCTAAAGAGTGCCCACTTCCTAACAGTGTATGCCCTAGATGTAAAGGATCTGGGATATTATCAAATCAAGGAGCGGATGTATGCTGTCCTTCATGCCAAGGTACAGGAATTTAATTAAAAATTTAACCAAGGATAATAAAACAATTATGTCGATAGAAATAGAAAATCTTATTAATAAAAACTTAAATTTTATAATAGAAATGCTTAGTAAACAAAATAAACTTATTGGTAAACAAAATGAAATTGTTATTGAAATTTCAAAACTAAATCTTGAATTATTACAAGTAATAAACAAAAAGTTAGACTTAATAATTTCAAATCAAAAATAAAAATCATTAGTTTTTTTTAATTTAAACGGAGGTTTAATGAAAAAAATTAGAATAAGTAAAAAATATGGATTGAATCCTTCAATGTCAGTGTGTTTCCTATGTGGGGGTGATAAAAATGAAATCATTATTCCTGGAATGTTAAAAGGAGATATTGAAGCTCCACGTAAAGCTGTTTGGAATAAAGAGCCATGTGATAAATGTAAAGAATATATGAATATGGGCGTTATGCTTATTTCAGTAGAAAATAAAACAGATCAAGAAAATCCATATAGAACAGGAAAAATAGTAGTTATAAAGGTCGATGCTGCAGAAAAAATATTTGGTGATTCTATTAAAGATAAAAGAGCAGCTTTTGTTGAAGATGAGGTATGGGATAAATTGGGCTTACCAAAAGAAATAGAAGAAAAAAAAGAATGCGAAGAAGAAAATCAAAATGATGGCATAGTTATATGAGTGAACATTTAAATTTATCGATTAAAATTGGTGGAATATTATCAGCTATAAAAGTTAATGATTTTCTTAATACATTAAAATCTGATATTATAAATATTGAATCAGGACCTGTTAATTCAAAAGAACTTTATGATTTAATTAAAAATAATAAACCAATAAATTGGTGTGGAGTTAGTAACTATGCAATGTGTGATAATTTATGCTTATTTTGTATAAAAAATAAAATGAGTTATCAGCATTATCAAGATGGTGGTGGAATATATGATAATTATAGTTCATTTTGGAATCCTAAAATTAAAAAACCAGTTACTTATATATGTTCTGTTAATACAGAAGTATTAATATTTAATTATCAAATTAAAAAAATTGTAGATAAATATGATAAGGACCATTCTTCTATATTATTAAAAAGTAGACTAGATAAAATATTATTTAATAAGAATGATTTTATTTTACCGCCATTTAAAATAAAATAAAATTGTTTATTTATTAATAATAAATTTAAAAGCGTATTAACAAATACGCTTTTTTTTAGTTATTAACAGTTATTATTTGGTTATATAAAGATTTTTTAAATTAATTTGTTATTATTAATAAATAACTGAAATAATAATTATGGATAGTTTACTTAATATCCATCAATGGTTAGTGAAAGTATATAGCAAAACAATAGTGGTCATTATTTAAACTATTGCATATCTGGGTGAATGACCGCCAGATAAATTAAACCTCTTCCACTAATCTATTTTTTATTTATAAAAGGAGATTTATGAAAATTAAATTGATTTTATTTATTAAGGATGGAATTATTCAAAGTGCAATTTCAAATGTTAATGATTCTAAATTAGAATTATTGATATTAGATGGTGATGTTGAAACTAATCCTAAAAATGTTAAAGATTATATTGATAATGAATTAGAGTATTTTCAAGCAAATGGAAGTTTAGAACAAGTAATAAAGAATGTAAATGTTATAAATATTAATTTTAGTACATTCAATAAAGGGCCATATTGTACCAATATATAACATTAAAAACTATTAACAAAGGAAAAAAAATGAAACAATATATTAACTATTTTATATATTTAATAAAACATAAATTATTTGTACTTAAAGCGTGTAAAATTACAAAATGCCCATTATGGCTAGGAATTATTCATGATTGGAGTAAATTTCTTCCATCAGAATTTTTTCCTTATGCTAATAGATTTTATTATCCAAACGGATTACAAAGAAAAAATTCACAAAGTCTTTCGGAAAAACAAATATTACTGTTTGATAAAGCATGGTGGCATCATCAAAAAAATAACAAACATCATTGGAATTATTGGGTAATAGTAAAAGACAGTGGAGGATTAAATTCAATTCCAATTCCTAAATTATATATAAAGGAAATGATTGCAGATTGGATTGGGGCTGGCCTTTCAATAAATGGTAAACTTGATATCAAACCATGGTATTATCAAAATAGAAAAAATATGATAATTGAAAAAAATACATTATATAAAATTGAAGAAATAATTAGAAATATTAATTAATCAATTTAATTTTATTAAAAGACTCTTCATCTAAATCAATTTCATTAAATTCAACATGTTTAAATTCTCCATAATAATCAAAAATAAAATGATCTACAAGTGGTGTGATTACAAGTTCTTTTTTATTCATATCATACCATTTTTTATATTTTATATTATATAAAATAAGAAATTTCTCTACCTTTTTAATTGATCTATTATTATAACTAAATAATAATAATATTATTAAAATAGATAAAAATATAACAACAAGTATCATAATTATCATATTATTAATATACTAATTTATAACAAAGGAATATGTTTTAAATGAAGATAGAAAAAATTATAAATATACTGAGAAGAGATTTTAATGCAATTTATATATGTGAACATTGTGGTGAAAAAGAAGAAAGTTATGGATACGATGATGATAATTTTCATATCAATGTTATTCCAAATAAGATTTGTAAATCATGTGGAAAAAAATCACCTAAAAATTATATACCAATGAAAACTAAATATCATTGGTTTGAAGTTGTATAATAAAAATAGTTAAATTAAGGGGATGCTATGATCGATTTAATAATACCTAAAAATAAAAATATTTTTAGATTTACTACTGAAATACAATCTGTTGTAGAATATTTTTGTATTAATGTTTTAAATTTAACTTATGAAGATTGCATCTTTTCTGATCCTATATATACAGGTAGTAAAAAAAAATTTAGTAAATTTTCTGTATGTATTGTTAAAGCAAAAATATTGAAAAAAAAGAAGTATAAATTTATAATTTATTAAAATTTTATTGACAACGAATAATTATGTTTAAAAGCGTATTAACAAATACGCTTTTTTTTAGTTATTAACCGTTATTATCTGGTATAACTATAATGAACAATTGAATGATTGTTCAATATTTTCCTCACAGATTTAAGGAGTTTTTATGAAAAACAATAAAGGTTTTACTTTAATTGAATTAATGGTTTCTCTGACCATTGCCATGATTACATGCATGGCAATAATTACAATTGTAGGTGGTGGGTCTCTTGTAAACAAGAGGATGATGTTTGAGGCGAAAGCCTACAAACTTGCCCAGTCTATTTTGGAACAGCCTAAGTATGCTCCGGGACCGGCATATCTTAATTTGAACGTAGGGGTTGTTATAATTCCAAACAAACAGATATGGAGAAATCTGAAGAGTTCTTCTATTAGAGTAGAGGTAACTTCAATAGATTATGTCGAGGGATCTATAATAGTTCCTAGCAAGAAAATAAAAGTGACTATTGACTACAATCAACCACAGTTGACTTCGATTGATCTGACAACTGTGATAACATACAAAATTTAAAGGAGTATTTATGAATAATAAAGGAAGTACTTTAATTTTCTTTACTGTCTTTTCTGCAATGATTTTGATACTTTGCACAGGGTTCGTGAAATTTATTTCTATCGATAGCGATAGAAATAAAAGAACGGCAGATTCCATTAAAAGTTTCTGGGCAAATGAAGCAGGTGTTAATGTTGGATTCCGCTATTTATCATTGGTTCAAACGGGTGGATCAATTGACTGTACAATCCTAAGCTTAGGAGATGTTAATGGACTTACTCCGTCTGTGAGTATAGTGGGGACAGAAATATCTGATCCTCTCTATTCAGAGAGCATTTTGTCTACTTGTTTACTTCCAAATTCTACTATTATAAATTCTTCTGAAATTATAACCAATTTTAAAAGCATGCAGTACTGGACTTTGTTTGAGAACGATACTGGAACCGCAGCGTCGTTGTGGGTATCAAAAATAATTAATGGCGATTACCATACAAACGGCAATGTAAGAGTCGCTAGTTTTATGGGTGGTGGCGCCCATGTAACTGGGCTTCTTACTTCTGCAAGGAGGTTCCTAAAACCTCCAGCCTCACTAACTCAAGTTGATAGGGTTAATTACCCTGTCATTTATCAAAACGGAATTACACGTTTTGATAAGTCTGCTTCAGACAAGCCACCAGCCAATTGGTTCGAAGAGAGGTTTCCAAACTATGAATTCGTCAATAAAATCGATGTACAAAATGTGACTCCTGCGTCTTTTTCCGGTACTACTTACAATTATAGTATCGCTGACGGATTTGATTCCGTCATGATAGTATTAAAGAATAAGGTTTTCGATCTAAGGAGAAAGTCAATTCTTGGGAAAACATGGCAGACATGGGTCTCTAATGTTTCGATTTTACAAAATCCCATTGTAAAAACTAACCAAATAGTATTGGTGTATGGAATTCTTGAGGGGAGACTCACTATAGTGACAACAAGAAAGGACATCGTCATTATAGGGAAGATCTTATATAAAGAATTAGATCTTACAAAATCAAGAGATGCCTTAGCATTAGTGTCAGGGGGTGACATTTCCATTCTCGATTCGTCTCTTGTCAGCAACTATGACTTCAAAGATAATAGTGCTGACAATCGTGTGTATGGCTATTTATTTGCACAGGACACTCTCAGGGTTATGTTTCAGGGTCATTATAGGAATGTTTCTGGGTCTTATACAAGGAACATCTCCTTGTACGGTGGTACTTCCATGAGAGCTCCTGCGAGCACTTATGGAAGTGCCACCGGAGATGGCGGCCTTATTCCAATATACAACGCCGATCCAAGGTTGGTTAACGGTACCATCTCGGCCCCTGGAATCCCTGTGGCGAGAGTTCTGGACAAGGAAATGTCCGCTCGTGCGGGAGCGGATAGATTCATGAACTCGTTCAGAGCGAGTTCGTGGAGCAATAAAATGATGTAAGTACATCGTTTTAGAATGGGTTTAATACCCATTTTTTTTGCTATCACTATAATTAAAATTTTGATTTTCATAATATTAAGAATGTTAACATTGTATGTTATTATTGTCAAAAACATGGTATAACTACAGTGTATGCTAAATTAACTCTAAACTTGGGGGATTTATGAAAAATCAAATTGATTTGTTAAGAGAGTTAGTGGCTGAAATGGAAGATCTGGTTGAGGAGTTTGAGAAAACTGTCAACTCATTTGCCTTAATGATTTCAAATTATTTGGCTTTTAAGGCCAAAGAAATGGCCTCTGTTGAAGAGTTATGTTAAGGATTTTAGGAATGGCGTTTGCCATTCCTTATATTGTAATAACAATAAATATTGTTATTACAATATTGAATTAAAAAAAACTCTTGCGTAGTTTTTTTTGAAATTAATAACAGGCCAATTGTTACAGGGCAAATTCGGATTATTAATTTCTTTTTTTTTAATTAATATTAAAATTTTTAAGGACAAAAATTATGATAATAATAACATTAGACTGGAGTCCATTTAAAATAATATCTTGGGAACGCTTACTTTGGGGAACTGTTGAAATAACATGCTATATTGGAATAATAGGCATTATTATAATAATAATATTGCTTATTATATTGGCAAAAAAATTAAAATAATTTTTAACAAATTTTTAGTTATAATAAGAATAGGGACAAAGTGAATGAAAAAAAATTTAGCATTTTTATTAACAATGACAATGACATCTATGTCGAAAGAAATATTTAGAAATGATTCTTATTATCAAAATTCAAATTCATTTGATATAAACCAAATAAATAAAATTAGTAAGAAAAATCGTAAAAAAAAATAAATCTCGTAAAAAAAAAATAATAATTTACAAAAAATTCATATTAAAATATACTTACTGAACCGGCGCATCTTAAAATAAAAAAGAATAAGGAAAATTATATGATACCAAAAATTTTTTATCAATTTGTTTGTAAACAACAAATTGAAGAATTAGAAAAAAGAGAAAAAGAAAAAGAAATTAAAGATAAAATAAACAAATTTGAAAAAATTTTTAATGATATGCCAATAGTTAATGAACAATATGGCAATAAAAATAATGCAGTAATATATCTGCATTATTTTAAAAATTTACCTTCTAGTCTTACAATAATTAATTGGTATATAATAGAAAAAGATAATAAAGAAAATCAAACAGAAGCTTTTGGAATGTATAATTTAGAAGAAACATTTGAATTAGGTTATATTTCTATTAAAGAGTTAATTAAAGATAATATTAAACTTAATTTTGAATGGAAATTTAAAATAGTTAATGAAATTAAAAAAAAATAATTTATAGGAGAAAAATATGGGGAAATTACATTGGGGAATAGTTGACAAAGACAATTCATACGGATCGCGAGATGTAGGCGATTTAATTTATGTAAAATCTTTAAAAGAAGCTTGTAAACGTATAAAAAAACTAAAAATATTTTATGAAAAAAGGGGTTATAAAATTTGGTTTGCAAACTATAAAGATTCTCCTGAAAGTAAATTTATAAATATCAAAAGAAAGGAATGCTTATGATAATTAAATTTAAAATTAGAATTAATATAAATAACGGAACTCTCAATACAGTAGAAATAGAAGAATTTGAAACATTATTAAATGAATGTATTCGGGAAAAAATTAATAAAAGTACTAATGAATTATATAATGCACAATGGGCAATAAGCCATAAAATTATTTTTATATAAATTTTTAACTAAGGAATTATAATAATGAAATATTTTTTAATTATAAGTTTTATAGTTATTTTTTTATCAACATATTATATATGGTATAATAAATATTTTTCACATAAACAATGCAATTGTCAAATTTATGAAAAGAAAATTGAACAATACAAGGACAAAGAACAGAAGTTATTGAATATGCAAAAATCTTTAATTATAGCATATCCAAAACTGTCTTCGTATGAGGCAAAATATTATTCATATATTTTTGAAGATTTTTCAGCAATTTATAATGTTCCTTGGGAAATTTATCCAGCATTAATTAGAATCGAGTCCAATTTTGAAGTTGGATTAAGATCAGAAAAAGGAGCAAAAGGAATTGCTCAAATTCTTGAATCAACCGGTAAAGAGATTGCTAGTAAATTAGGTATTAAATATGTGGAGAACATAACTCTGTGGAATGAATTGATTAATCTAGTTATTGGATTCACATATTTTTCTGAAAATATCAAAAGCGATACCACATTAAAAGAAGTTGATTCCCTTCTTGAAATAGCTGTAAAAAAATATATTGGGGGACCTTTAGTATCTGTCAAAATAGTAAGCGACAAAACTTATATTGGAGAGTATCGCTCAACTGTCATGCAAGAATATAAAAGACTCCATTATATTTATTTAGGAGTTATTTATGGAACAATAATAGAAAAAATAGAATAAAACTAAGGATTAAACCACGATGATACTTTTATACTCAATCAAAGCAATAATAGAATTGACATTTAGGAGGAAAATATGGGAAAATTATATTGGGGAATAATAGATAAAGACGGATCGCGAGACATAGGATATGCAATTGATATAAAATCTGTAAAAGAAGCTTGTGAATATATAAAGAAACTAAAAATATCTTATGAAAAGAGGGGTTATAAAATTTGGTTTGCAAGTTATATAAATTCCTCTAAAAGTAAATTTATAAATATCAAAAGTTTAGTATTAATGAATGGGGAGGCTGAGGAAGTAAGGTTGTGCCCCTCGTTGCTTGTTTGATATTTTGTTCACTAATAAGAGGTAATAAAATGATCTGCTTGCATTGTGGATATTGTTGTATAACATATGATGTCGTAATAGTATTAAAAAATTTGGGTCCACGAAAAAGTGTTGAGAGAGAAGAAAATATTGAATATAAACCTACAAATCAAAGATGCAGACATATTACAGGTAATGTTCCAGGGGAATTTTTATGTGGCATTCATAAATTCCCTTGGTATAAAAAAACTCCGTGTTTTAATTATGTACAAATAGAACGAAAAAATACTAATTGTCGAATGGGAGAATTTGTGTTAAAAAATGAAAAAATGATTAAGTTGATTAAATCAAAATATAAAATTAAAAAAAAGGAAGGTTAAATGAGAAGACTTGCTACTATTCAGGTTATTAATAATCTGACTTCAATAGAAGGGGCAGATAATATAGAAATGGTTTATATAAAAGGATGGAAATGTGTTGTAAGAAAAAATGAATTTAAAGTTGGTGATAAATGTATATATCATGAAATTGATTCATTGCTTCCAAATGTTGAACAATATAGTTTTATGAATAAAGGTTCTACACTTAAAAAAAGTATAATTGATAATGGAAAAGAAGTTGAAGGTTATCGTTTAAAAACTATTAAATTAAAAGGTCAAATATCTCAAGGGCTTGCTCTTCCATTAAGTGTATTTCCTGAAATTAATAAAGATATTGAAACAAATACCGATGTGTCTGAAATTTTAAATATTTATAAATACAATCCTCCTTTAGACGCAAGTATATCTGGAGATGCAAAAGGAAGGATGCCTGGTTTTATACCTATAACTAATGAAGAAAGAATACAAAATTGTATTCCTTTATTAGAATTATATAAAAACAATAGATTTTATATTACTGAAAAAATTGATGGCACTTCTTCAACTTTTTATAAATATGATAATGCATTTGGGGTCTGTGGGCATAATTATGAATTTAAAGAAAGTAACAAAAATATTTTTTGGATATTAGCTAAAAAATATGATCTTTCAAATAAATTTCCAAATGGTTATGCAATTCAAGGAGAAACTTCCGGGCCTGGTATTCAAAAAAATAGACTTAAATTAAAAGATGTTGATTTTTTTAGTTTTTATGTTTTTGATATTTTAAATAGTAAATATTTATTACTTGATGAAATGATAGAATTTGTAAAAAATTTAGGTTTAAAAATGGTTCCTATAATTAATGATAATTTTATACTTAATCATTCTTGCGATGAATTATTATCATTAGCTAATACAAAAAGTAAATTATCTCCAAATTATTTTCAAGAAGGAATGGTGTTTAGACTTTATTATAATAATGATAAAATATCTTTTAAAGTAATATCGAATGATTATTTAATCCAACATGGATTATAATATGTTATTTAAAATAAAAATCTGGTATAATTATATAAATGCTGCAAATAATATATTGGCTGCGGGACTCGATAAGTCTCAGGAATCCTCGTTCTTCAGGACGGGGGGTATGTCAAAAAAAGATTTAATTAAATTATATAATTAAGTCTTTTTTTAATTATTAAATTAATTAATTGAAAGGATTTGAATGAAAAAAATTATTACTATAATTGGAACTAGACCTCAGTTTATAAAAGCTTCAATTATATCGGAAGAAATTAAAAAAGAATCTTTACTTAATGAAATAATATTAAACACTGGTCAACATTATAATGAAAATATGTCTAAATTATTTTTTGAAGAACTTAATATACCTAAACCAAAATATAATCTTAATATTATTGAAAAATCATATGGAAATCAAATTGGAAAAATGATGATAGGTATAGAAGAAATTCTTTGTGTAGAAAAACCAGATTTAGTATTATTATATGGAGATACTAATTCCACTTTAGCTGGTGCTTTAATCTCATCTCAATTAAACATTCCAATAGCACATATTGAAGCAGGTTTAAGAAGTTATAATATAAGAATGCTAGAAGAAAAAAATAGAATTATTACTGATAAATTATCTACATTACTTTTTACCCCTACCAGTTTAGCTTCTAATAATTTAGAAGAAGAAAAAATTAATAAAAATGTTTTTTATGTTGGAGATGTAATGTATGATATAGCATTAAAATATACTAACAAAGCAAATAAAATAAGCAAAATATTAACCGATCTAAATATAAAAAGTAAAAATTATATTCTTGCTACAATACATAGGGCTGAAAATGTTGACAATAAAGATAAATTATTTAATATATTTACAATTTTAAATACTCTTGCAAAAAAAATTAATATAATTTTACCTATGCATCCTCGTACCAGCAAGATGATTTATCATTTTAATTACACCTCACTTATGTCAAATATTTTGATTATAGAACCAGTTGGATTTTTTGATATGATATCTCTTGAGAATAATGCAAATTTAATTATTACTGATTCTGGGGGAATACAAAAGGAAGCTTATTTTCATAAAGTACCCTGTGTTACTTTACGTGAAGAAACAGAATGGACTGAAACTGTTGAATTAGGTTGGAATAAAATTGTTAATCCCAATCATATTGAACAAATAATTCATGCAATATATTTAACTCTAAATGATATTAATAATAATAAATTAAATTATATAAATAATATGTATGGATATGGAGACGCTTCTAAAAAAATTATACAACATATAATTAAATATTTTGATGTTAATTGTAAATATATAAAAGATTCTAAAATTGATAATCAAATTATCCAATAGCCCGTAAAACCTCGTCCTTCAGGGCGGGTAGTATGTCAAAGGAGTAATTAATTAATGGAAGAAAAGGATTTATTTAATATTTTGGAATTACAAGAATTGACAGAAGAGTTAGAATTATTAATAGAAAAAATAAATAATAATAATAATAATAATAATAATTCTAATAATATAGAAATTGAATTATAATTTTATTTAAAGGAGCAAGTATGATAGAAGGAATAAATGATATTATTGATTCTGCCATTAATTTATTTGAAAACATTGAAATAACGACAGAACACATTAATGATATTAATAATTCATTTCATGACGTTGGCGAAACTATGAATAATATTAATGATACTATTGGAAATAATATGGATAGTATAATAAAATGTTTTAATAATTTAAATTCTAATTTAGAAAGAATTAATTCCACATTAAACATAATTGCAATTAGCATAGTGGAAAATACTAACACTATCAAAGAATTCAAAAAAAAAGAATAAAAAAATAGAAGTTTATATATATTTGTAATAATTTCTTATTTTTTTTAAATTTATATCATATATTTTATTATATTTTATATTATATTATATATATTATGAAAAAAATAGATATAGTAATATTAAATTTGAAACTATCAAGAATCGATAGGGACAAATTTAAAAAAATAGTTAAGAAAAACCATAGAAAAACAATGCAGGAAATGTTAGAGTTATTTATAAAAACTTATAACAAATCTCCTGCAATGTTTAATATTAAATTGGAGGTGAGTAATGGAAAGCGATCAAAATGATAATCTTCAACTAAATGATAAATTAAAAAACATTACTTTAAATATAATACCTGAAAATATTACTTATGGATATTCTTATTATAGTCAATTTACAGTTAGAAAAGTTTATATAAATAATGTTTTAAAAGGAGAATATCATATAGCTGTTAACGATATTACAATACAAAATATGATATTTTTTCTTAATAAATATTTAGGAAATGAATGTGATATTGGATTGATAGATCCAACTATGGTTTTAAATCTTGATTATCCTATTTTTATAATTATTAAAAAAGAAATAATAAAGGATGTAATAGACGATATTTTTGAAACAATTTATAAGGAGTTGAAATCTCATGAATGAAAATTTAAATGAAGATAGTGTTTTAGAAGAAAACAACCCAATGTTAAATTTGGTTAATGAAGAAAATAATAATAATTTAGAAATTAATACTAATGAAGCTATTGAATATCCTGCCTATACAGAGAATGAAAAGGATGATAGTAAAGAGTCTAATAATCCTATATTTGTTAAAACTCCTATATTAAAAAATTCTGGTAAACCAGGATTTAATAACAATGAAATTCAAGATGCACGAATTGATGAAGAATTGGAAGGGGGTATTGCAAGACCGTCAACTATAAGATTTAGTGAAAGAGACGGCTCCCAAGAAGAGGGGTATATAATGAAATATAATAAACAAAAAAAAGAAATTGATAAATGGGAAGTATCTGGATTTTCTGTTATGATTGAAATCACTAAAGGATCTGGGTATATGAGTAAAGAAATTATTAATTTCTTTGAGAATTGTGAAACTGCTAAGGCAAGTATTGTCGGAGGTATGTATTTGATGCCAATCGATAAAACTTATAAGTTAGTTAGAATAGTAAAAGGAGCCCCTATCATTACTTATAATGATAGGCAGTTGTTCCAATATATTGATAATAAGTGGAGAAATATTTAATTAAATTTAAAAAAAAATAATTATATAATTAATAATAGGTTCGTGTGTTTATATACACGAACCTTTTATTTATGTTATTAATTTGTAAACAATTAAGGATATTAATATGACTTGCAAAAAAATAGAGACTATTTTAGTTAAAATTGTAGAAGTAAAAAGTAAATCAAAAACAGTATGTGCTATTGATAGAGACGACTGTGACGGTGAAGACAAAAATTGTCCTTATAGAGAAGATGAGCCTAACACTCGTGCTCTTAATGAAGAGTGCGAACGGTACGCTAATGTAAAAAAGCTTACAGACGTACAACAACTGCAAGCCAAAATTCGCGCTATTGCAGATGGACTTGAAATTTCGTATCGTACCGCTGATCCTATGGCGGTAGATAATGCCGTCAACGAACTGCGCGAACTATCAGACGTTTATAAACCGTTGTAAACCATTTGCACTCGCAAAACTTATTTATAAGCGGACATAAGAAAGGAAAGGAAAATGAATATAATAGACAAATCTGGTGAAATTACCACCATTGAAGATATACAGGAATCAATTGGTGCAATAACAAATTTTATGAAAAATGATTTGATAAAACTACCATCGTTGGCAGTATATTCGTTAACAATCAGACGGTGTTTAATGGAATATTTAGCAATAAGAAAGAGTGCGCCCGCAGAAAGTAATGTTTTAAATCTTTAATTTATAGGCGGCAATATGAGAGCAGGTTCGGTTTTGTTATTTATCTTTTTGCTTATTGGAAGTATCACTGCGATAATAAACATCCGTGATATTGCCTCTGACATTAAGGTAATTAAAAACACATCTTACAACAAAAAAAGTACGCCATGTTCGTGTCCAGATACTGTTTACATTCATGACACAATTTATACTCGTGCGTGGACTTGTTTTCCTAAGCGGTAGACACGGCGTACATTTGTTATACGTTGTACGCAAATTTTCGCGCTGAAGAACTATTATAGCCCGGCGCAAGAAAGAGAAAAAACATGGAATGCGAATGCAAAAATTGGGCGAGCGATGGACGATTGCCGTTGTTATCGCATCATCGGAAATGCGAGGCATATATGCCGGTCACGGAATTAATGGAAATTATAAGCGGACTACTCCGTGGTATCGAATCATGGGGTGCGGAAGAAGATGGAATTTATGGCGGATGTTTCGATGCGTACAAACGGGCAAAGGTAGCAATGGGTCAGTTTGATTTCATGGAGGATGAAACAGAAAGAGCGCCGGGAGTACACTAAGGAAAGCGCGAAAATCAGCGCACAACACCGGCGTTATGCAATGCGGATTACACTAAGGTATTTTTTGGAATTCAAAATTATTGGAAAGTAAGAGATATTAAATTAAAACGACAGTACATTTATCACACATTGTACAAAATTATTATGCTTTTTAAATTATAATGAACGGATGAAAATTGGAGTTTTTATGAATGTTATGCAAATGCAAAAATTAAGTAGTTTAAGTCAAGAGCAACTTTCAAAAATTGAAACAGGATATCAAATTGCATATGTTCCTGGCCATGCAATAGATGAATTTAATATAATAGAAGATTCGTATATTGAATATGGCTTTATAACTTCAAAATCATATTCAGGATATTTCTGTAGATATTGGATAAAAGGAAAAGAAGGAATAAAGTTAAGAACAACTGCAAACAGTGAATCTACTAATTTATATGATCTCTTTAAATATGAAAAAGTAAATCAAGATATAATTAATAAATTTTTAAAAAAAATTTTAGTAAATAACATTATTAAAATTTAAATAGGATATCAAAATGTATAAAATATGTTTAACGTGCAAATACGAACCGGATTGGACTCCTTTTTCAATAGGTGAACATTCGAGATGTAATGGAGAGTGTAAATTTCCTTTGCCTAAATTAATATCTTTACCTGCGTGTGTAACAGATTATATCATTATCAAAAAACGAAAAATAATAAGATATTCTGACAATTCAGGTATTTATAGAAATTGTAAAGTGTGGGAGAAGAAAGAAGAGAAAATAAAATTCTTTAATACAAACAAAAAAAAATAAATTAAGGAACTATATAGAAAGGTTGTATATATGGCAGAAAATTTCGAGCAGTGGTTTAACGATAAGTATGGCAAAAATCAAAGTTACGGTCGTGGCGTTGCATTAGAAGCGTGGAATTACATCTTAAGCAAACAAAGTACGCCATCTATTAAGTGCGACGATTGTGATGAAATAGCAGAGTATCATTATTGTGTCGATTGTATGTCTAATCATCGTGACTAAACAGCGTGTATTTGTCAAACGTTGTGCGAAAAACCGTTTTCTCTGGAGGTTATATGTTTGCCGAATTTGATAAGGTAGTTAGATGCCTTGCGTTGGAGTTACCAGAATCCGTACACGCCGATGTCGTAGCGAAGTACGGAAAACTGAAAGCTGAGGTGGAAAAATTTATATCCACCAACAAACAAAGTATACCATGTCAGCACCAGTTCGATCTTAATAGCGGTTCGTGTATTCGTTGCGGTAAGTCGCATTCTGAGGTTTACGGGTAGGCTCGGCATACATTTGTCAAACGTTGTGTGGGAGCCTTCTTTATTCTAATAAACATCATCCGTGCTGGAAAAGAAAATATGAAATTATGGATTACATTTGAATTTGACACAGACAAAGAAACGTTACTAAAAGGTAAATCAAAAAAAGAAATAGTTGCATTTGTAGAAAATGAATGTAACGATGAAGTTTTTTCTGGTGTGATTAAATTAATAAAAATAGAATACGCAAGGTGTGGCGTAGAAGAAAAAACGAACGGTAAAAATAAATTTTATAGGAGGTTCGATTTGAGATTGAGAAAAGAAATGAAACTTGTTAAGAAAGGAAAATGCATTAGTGGAGATATAGTTGTATCGAAAGAATTTGGTGTTGACGCAGTTGTAAATTTGATAGGTTTGTCTGTATCAAAATGTAATAGTCTTGGTTATAAGGTATATCGCAAACATCCGAAAATTATAACTGGTAGTTCCTCATCTGACAATCCACAAGATAAAAAAATACCTTGGTTTCGTTCCAAAAAAAAGATTGGAAATTTATTATGAAATGCAGAAATTGTCAAAAAGAGATAGATCATTTATGGAATGATATGTGGGAATTGTGTGATGAGTGTGGATATCGGTATGACATCGAGACTCAACGCAGTCTCGATGGAAATTGTCAATCTATCTTACAACAATTACATATTAAAATATATGAAATTATTAGTAGATGGGCAATAGATAATAAAATAAATGTAACTCCTGGACAAAAGAGATTGTTGGAATTACTAGTGGAAGAAAAATTTAAACCCACCAACCAAACACAAATGGATGCCATTGCAGACCTAAACGATGCATTGGCTTATTTGCGCTGTTTACAAGTAGATAACGCAGTTAATCATATCAAAGCAGCTATTACTTGTCTACAACAGCACCATTTATAAAGTTGCTGTCAATGCTACGCCGAACCATTTATAGGCGTGGCAAGAAAATGAGGATGTATGCTTGTTACGAAAGATCAGTGTAAAAAAATATTGAGACGCATCATCGAAGATACTGCCGCGCACGACACTAAGGAGTCAGCGCAGCACAGCCAGCAACAGCCAAAGGAATGCCATTGCTCGAAGAACCATCAGGATTTGTCAATAGAGTATCCGTGGATGAAAAATTGTCCTGATTGCCGTATCCCGCTTCGGTGAGCAACGGCATCCATTTGGCAAACGCTTGGAGAAATAAATTTTTTTTATGGAGTTATTATATAAGATTCTAATTTGATAGACCTTCACAAGAAAGGAATAATTTGTGGCTGAATATCACGAAGACGGTTGTATTTTGGACGTAACCGTATTAGAGGATAACAGTACCGCCGAGTTATATGTCTATACGTTACAAATTAACAAAATTATTAAATCTTCAAGAATTGTTATTGATCCTGTCGTTGGATCTACATTTATATGCGATAAACTTAAAAAAGGAGTTATGTGTATGGGAATGTGGTCTTTGTATGGTTACAAAGATGACAAAGATGGTTGTTAAGTATCATATATATCAAGAATTTCACAAATAGTTTAAACAAAATTTTAATATTTTGAAAGAAAGGAATTGGAACTTTATGCCAATGTTTATGTTACCATCGAAAGCAGGGACCTGCCAAGTATGTGCAACTTTACACAATTCCACACAACCACATAATGCACAATCATTACCATATCAGATATGGTTTCAATCAACATATGGACGTGGTGTTACATGGGCTGATGCGGTTGCTCATTGCTCTGACGAAGTTTCAGCTGTTTGGAAAAATGAGTTACTTAAAATAGGCAAATGGTCTGAACCAAAAAGTGGCATTCCTATTGTAACAGTTGATGAAAATAAAATAGTTCCTAAACTGAAACCGTTACCTAATATGGAACCAACGATTGTGGATATAAAATCAAAATCAAATTTATAAAATAAATAGAAACAATTATATACGTTATTATTATGAAAATTATGGTATAAATATTATGTTAATACAATTAAGTATTAACAATTAAAAGGATTTTTTTATGTTAAAATCAATAATTTTTAATAAAAAAAAAAATAAGTTAATTAAAAAAGCCTTTTTAATTTATGGGAAGATAAACCCCATAAATAAAAAGTATTTTTCTTCAAAGGATTTTAATTTTCTAGGGGGAAAATTGTCGTTTTGGTTTTTAAAAAAAAACGGAAGCTCATGTCTTATTCAATAGCTTCCTATAAGAATGAATTTTTATTCATTCTTTTTTTTATTATGTAAAACTTTGGAGGCTGCATATGATATTCATTATATTATTTCTGTTATTAATTCCAATATTTGGTTTTGGAGTATGGTGCGGTTATTTGATATTTACGCAACAGTACTCTAAATATGGCGCCCATTCTGTATCATATAACCAGAAAAGTATGCAATGCTGTTCCGAATGCGGTTATGCACTTGGATCAAAAAATCAGTGTTTAAATGGAAATTGTGTACAGTTAGGAAAGTAGCACTATATACGTTTGCTAAATTAGTGTCAATAAACTGCATTTTTTGTTTATAGGCGATGCCAAGAAAGGAAGTTTTATGACTAAATATTCTTCGGATGAAGCTCGCTGGCGTGTTCGCATGAAACGAGTTTTACGACTTAATGGAATGACTTCTTCTTATGTAAATAATCTTGAAACCAACGAACTTGAAACTATCGTAACTTCGTTTCAGGCCATGTTGGAAGATACGGTAATCCAGTTTGCAGCTGATAACACACAAATGACAAAATACCCGTAGTTGACTATGGAGTTAGAATTATAGGCGAGAACTTCGCCCGTTTGTGGAACGTTGTACGAAATTTCAGTTGGTAACGAAAAAATTTATTTAATATAAGGAAAAAAAATGAAACTCAAAAAGTATGCAATGCTGTTCCGACTGTATACATTTGCTAAATTAACTTCAATTTTGCTCTTAAATTTTTTGAAAGGAGTTTACCATGCTTTCTGGTAAAGAGGCACTATCAATCATAGAATCTGAATTTCCGCAATTGAACTATGGTGTAAAATTAAAGGACGCATGGCAAGCTCTGAAACGTGTTGTAGAAATTGCCAACAGCGCACAGCAGCTAAAGAATGAAATTGACGCTTTTGCAAACGAACTTTCTGATATTCATATTAAGGATTGTGATATAGCGAATGTTAAAGATTTGGTTGAGCGAATGCGGCAACTATCAGCCATTTAGCGAACCGTTGTACGAAATTTCAGTTGGTAATGAAAAAATTTATTTAATATAAGGAAAAAAAATGAAACCCGGATATGATGATATTCTTACTATAGAAAAAAAAATATTAGAATATACAAAATGTACAGAAATTAATACCATAGACATTATTTTATCTATGATGTATTTCCAAGAATATAAAGGAATAAAAGCATTTTATGATCTGAATACTTTTATTGATTTGGCAGAAAAAAATCAAATGGATAAAAATTTTATAATTGATATCATTATTCATGATCTTAATTGTAATAAAATAGATTCACTAAAATCAAAATCATATATCAAAGGATAAAAGTATGGAAGAAAAAAAATATTTTAATTGTTATGCATGCTATTTGAACAAAATATGTTCAATAAGAAAAGCAACAAATGAACTATTGGAACTAATAATTAAAAAAGAAATATCAGAACAATTTCCAATTAATTATATTCCAGAGTTTATTGCTTCAATTTGTAAATACTATTCTAATAATAATAAAAAAAAAGAGGATAGTGAAATAGTTGATGCAGAATTTACAAGTGAATGGGGCGACGGAATAATAATTAAAACATCGTGTAAATATAACAAAAAACTTGGACATCCGTTTGAAGTAACAAGTTATGATTATAATGGCAAAGGATGTTTAGTGGAACAGTATATTACTTATTATGATTTAGAAGCAAAAGAATATATAGTTAAAAATATTTGTCAAGAATGCAATGAATACATTATTGAAAATGGTAAGTGCTTCGGAAATTGTTCAGCAATATTGGATTGAAAATTTATAAATGAATTACATAGCAGTAGGATATGTTTAGTTATTATTAACAAAATTATGAAATAACTATTATAGATTGGTTTAACTTAATTATTAATATATATATAAAATATTTTTTTTTAATCAAAAGAAAGGGAATAAAAGATGCATTTTAGAGAAATACAAAAAAATATTTTTTTAAGTAATCAACAAAAAACTGTTGATTTCAAAATTCATTTTTTAATTGAACTTAAAACAAATAAAATAACAGAAAAACTTTCCATGTTGGAAGTATTGGTTTCAATATTGTCATTAGACATTTTTGAAACATTTCCAGATGAATTAAAAAAAAATTATAAAACAATTAAAGATAAAATATTATACCTTTATAACATTGGATTATTTATTCCATATTTTAATATTGAAGGAAGGAACTGTTTAGAAGAATCAAAATTTAAAATATCAGAATCATTTGATAATATAGAAGAAGAATTATCTTTACCAAAATATAAAAATAATTTAACTGGTAGAGATATTCTTAGGGGAAGAGAAAATTCAAATTGTTTTACAATGTCTGATGGAATTGTTGATAATGGAACTCTAAAAATAACTAATGAAAAAAAAATAAATCAGGGAAGTTTAACAAGTGAATGTTGGCTAATTCAAATGAATGGTTTAACTGCTTGTAATTCGTGTCCTGCTATAAATACTGAAGATTGTGGTGGGAAAAGAATTCGTAAAAAATTATTGAATAAATAAATTAAATTAAAAGTACGACGTTTTATGTATTAAATAATCTCACCTCGTCCCCAATTAATACTAAAACTCGTACTTTTTAAAAGGAATAAAATGGATAAAACTTTTATTAAAAGAATTTATGTTTCTGATCATTATTGCAGTGGCTATCCTAACAGCGCTCTAATTGTAATGAATGAAAATCTAGTTAATAGAATAAAAAAATTATGTGAAGCGGTAAAAAGTCTTAATGCATATTGTATAGAAATTTTTGATATTACTCCAATTTTTTATGAAGATGATTTAGACGAAATTGATATACAATTTAAATACATAGAATTGGTAAAAAAATGGAATGGAACTATTGATATATTAACTGCGTGTGTTACTGATAGAATGGTATATTGGAAAGGATTAATTAAAAATACCTCAATAAATATTGAAACTGAACCAATACATATAACAGAAATAGTAGAAAATATTTAAAAAAAAAATTTACAAAAGGAAAATAAATGAATATAATTAAGAGAATGGAAATATTAGAAAATTTTGCCAATTCATTAAATCAATATAATCAATATAGTAAAAATTTTAAAACAGCAGAATTAATATTCATGTATTTATCATTACTAAATAAAATAAAAATATGGCAAATGACAGGATCTAAAACTTTTAAATTATCATCAGATCTTGTTGAAGCTTTTAATAATACAGATATTAATCTTAATTATACACCAAATGATTTTCAATATCCTTTTGGGTGCTTTATGATAGAAAGCGAAAACCCAATGTTTGACGTATTTTTTAGTGATGGAAGAAAAACAAATGTATATAATATTCTTTATATTGATAAAGAAACTGCAACTAAAAATTCTAAACTAATTAGTATTGATGGCTATGTTCATAATATTGAATGGGATATTTCAATATCGGCCATAGTCCCTGGTGTAAAAATATTAGATATAGATACTGGTCTGGATTATATTTGGTTAAATTTAAAAAAAGATAATGTTATTAAAGAAATGTATGAAAAGCAAATACATCCAATAGCAAAAGATTTGGACATAAGAATAACAAAAAATGAAACTCAAAAAGTTGTTAATATATTTTATAATACAGTAATGTATATTAATGAAAGGGTTGACAATGGTTGTGTGCAAAAAATATGTACACGAAAAACAAATGTTAAAAGTAATAGTAAAAATAAAAAAATTACTAATACTTATATATATTTAACAACTCCAAAAGATTATAAATCTTTAAATAGTTCTAAGCATAGAACTATAGATAAAAGATTTATAGTCAGGGGCCATTGGACAAATCAAGCTTATGGAGAAAAATTAACTTTAAGAAGAAAGCAATGGATTTTACCATATTGGAAAGGTCCAGAATTATCTGAAATAATATCAAAACCTTACAAAGTCAATTGATGTTATTTATATGTTTTTTTTGTAATAATATTAATGTACAAAGAAATTTTAATGGCGTATCGCCATTTATTATTTTTTTTAACTTTCAATTTATATTAGTCAGAAAATAATATGCGAAATATGTAACCATATAAATTGAAAGTTAAAAATACCCACCAGGAGTAATTTTATTAGTTAGTAGGATAATCCTCCACGGTCTGGGAGTTCAATTCTATAAGTATTATATCGAATCAAGTGAAGTTTGTACAAGTCTTAGAGTTGAATAGAATGGAGTTTCTCCATTCTTCAATTTTTATTTAATATCCTCCAAGTTATAACAGAATAGGTGTATAAGAGAAATTTATCAACTTGGAGGATATTAAATCGATGGCGACTGCCAAAAGCCCAAGGAGCAACGACTTCTGGTTCCGTTGGTGTGGCGCCGCGTCGCGGATCTGATGTTACCACCAAGACGTTGGGAAATGATGGATGTGACTCTTCCGAATAGAGCCATCTAATCAATTTAAGGTAAGACTAAAAAGGCCACATTTTAAGTGACCTTTTTTTTAGCTATTAAATTCACTAAAATTACTATCCTTTATTAATTAAAGGAGATATGATATTAACATCAGCAAGATTTGTACCTTTTATATAATCATACGAAGCTGCTGTATTAATTGGCCTAACTCTAATAAATTCAATAGATACTCCCTCAGACAACACATTCATTGCTGCTGAAATACCAAGTTGATGAGTACTGATTCTGCATCCTTCAAAATAAATTTGACTTACCGTATCACTTTGCTGATCTTTAAAGTAAAAGGCAAGTCCAGTTGGTTGATCAAAAAATGAAGAAGCTAAATTTATAGACATTTGACCAGAACCTATTGGTTCAAACTCTTGATAACTTTCATTACCTGAAGAGTCTAAATATTTATTAGACATAAATTTAGCAAACTTTTTATCTACAGTAGAATAATCAGCCTTTACCTCTCCCATATATAAAGCTTTTAATATATTGGCGCCATCAAAAAACACTCTACTCATATTTATGGCTCCAACAGTTTTCCCTGGTATTAAATAACTTAATCGAGAGCCAATTTCAAATATTCTACTAAGTGGTTTAGACATACTTATTTGAGCAGTGTCAACAAGACCTATTGGAACTATTCTAATACCTACAGATCCTGAAAGAGCTTGCTCAAAATCAGCAGGTCCTGCACATATTAAAACAGTTCCAGATTCAACTATATCGTTTATAGCTATACCTTGTTTGTTAGCTTGAAATCCTGTCTTGTCAATATAAGCCTGTGAGACATGTTTATTTTTCCAATCCCACCCACCACTAAGATCAACTAAGCTATCTAAATTAATAGGGTTTCCCATAAAATTTCCTCCTAGATTATTTCAATTTATATATATATATATTAACGTGATTTAATAATCAATGTAATGTCATAATAATTACCCGCAACAAATACAGTTGCTTCGCATACAATATTAATTTTATCAGCAATAACTTCATCACGAGCAATTGATTTTACATAAAGTGATTGCAAAATTCCTTTTCTGGTAAGTGTTGTTGATACTATTCCACATACAGACGCTATAAATTTCAATAAATCGTTAGTAATATTATACTTTCCAACATATGGATTTATAGCTGATCGTAATGTTTTCGCAGCAACATCCGCCTGTTTAGTAATAGAATGCTCTCTATATTCTACAGCATCCATATTTGAAGTTAAATCATGTCTTGACTTAATTGATTGGCTTGGAGATACATCCTGAATCATAACATCAACTCCACTGCCTCCAATTTCATCAAGTTGAGATTTCTTAAAATAATGATTTGTTTTTAATGAAATATTAGCTATTCCTGGTATGCTAAAATTCATATTTGTAAATGATTGAGAAACTACTACTCCTGAATCCAATCCAACAATTGCTGCAGAGATATAATATGGAGGAAGAAGATACTGGATACTATTATAATATCCATAAAACCATCCTGGCCACAACACTTTAACTCTACGATTCCCATAATCTATAGCGGCTATTTTAATTGCTTGATTATCTTTTCGTCCACTCATGAATTTAAAACTTGGAGTAGTTATTGAATCTCCACTATAATCTGTTTGTATTTCAAAAGGAGTTTCTGAATCTGGAGTTGCAATAACATTAACAGTTGTAACAAGTTCACCATCAACATCATATATTTCAACAATGTCATTAACTGTTATTCCAGCAGAAACAGGATCAAAGGATCCATTTATAGTTATAACTCCTGTAGATTCATCAATACTGCCATCATCTGATCCCATTAAATAAATATCATTTTCATCATAAACTACAGTGGCAATACGTTCATGACCTTCGTAAGGTTCAGACTGTTCATCACAATATGGCCCCGCAAGAGCATTAACACCCACATCGGTAGTTCCAAATGTATGGCTATATACATCATAAAGTTTAAGCTCCTCAAGAGCTTCTGCATATTGTTCAGATAGATTATTTTCAGTAGCATCAACATGAACACCATATAAAACTTGTTGTCCTGATTGAGAAAAAGCTGCAGAAGCCATAAAAGCCAACTCATTATGTAAATTAATACTACCATCATTTGACCACGCATCGGTAATATCTTTCAAACTTGCGATACGTTTTACAACTCCAATTTCTTCAGTTCTTACTGCACGAAAATCAGAAAGAATATCACTTTCAATTTTAGGATGCCATGCAGTTAAAAAATCTCCGGTAATAAACTTAGTATCATTAGGAGACACTACCGATTTATATATAACTGAATTTGTAGTGATAGTATAAACTTCACCACTTTTAACAATAGTATTAATACGATATAATCTTATATTGTCAATAGTACGTTCGTCAACACCATCATCTATAATGGCAGTAGTTACTAAAAATAAATCTCCTGCAGAAAGCACTGGAGCTAACCCGCCAGTGTCTGTAATACTAAATGAATAATCATTTATTTTCTCTACAATTGAAGCGTCGCCAACGAGTTTTAATCCATAGTTTTGAGAAAATCCAAGATATCTTTTAATGGTATAATAACTTAAATAAAGAGTAGAAAATGGAGTTTGTTCAAATGCCTTGTATTGAGTAAATGAATAATCAACCCTGCCTGTATCAAGCGGAATAGTATTAAATTTTAATGTATTTTCATTTAATACTGAAGTTACGCTTACTTGAATTGGAGTATCTATTGAATCTGAAATTGCTAATGATGATAAATATAATACATCTCCAATTTTAACTTTATTAGTTACAAATTTCGCATTTACATCATACAATGTATTAGGAATATCAATAGTCGAAACATTATGAGCTCCAACAACAATTCCTTCACCATTAAGTATAGCAGCAGAATAAGCTTTTTGAAGATTTATTTTTGTTTCGTCGGTACTAATATTAGCAACCGTTCCTACAAATGTCCAAGCATCACTAATATTAATAAAAACATTTTGACCTGTTTTAATTTTTGAAGTAACTACAGCTCCGTCAGTAATTAAAATCGTTTTAAGATCAGAAGCAAGAATTTTAACTTCACCTGAAACCCCTTCTTTTCTATAATAAGGAATTATACCTTCGCATTCCCCTTCTACTTGTTCTGTGTTTGGAACTGTATAATTATCATCATATCCAATAGAAATACCATCTTCTGATATATTATCACTATCTATATCAAGATCAATATTTCCAAATGGTGAAGATCCTTTTACTTTTACAGGATAAAAATCGTATGCTCTTTTATTAATAACATCTTTATTATATACTACTTTTTCAACACCCCATTCTAAAACATTATCTTTAATTCCATATGATGATCCAATCAATTCATTAAGATACACATCAAATGCAGTAGCAACTATTGCAGATGGAATATCTTCCACAGCAATTGCGCCTGGACTTGTAACAAACTGTTGAGTTACTGAAACATTTGGTCCTTGATATGTTGTAGCCATTTTCTATTCTCCTTGGTTATTATTTGGTATTTCGCCTGTTAAATGTATACAATTCCAATATAATTCATATTTAACATCATCAGCATTATCAGGAGCTACCCATGGTATAGGTTCATTATAATCATTATGAGTTAATAATTTTAATGTATTTTTATCTTTTATACTATCAATAGGATATAACTGTGGATTTTCATTAAATTTAATATAATAATATCCATTTGATAATTCTTTTTCATTTAGTCTTGGATCATCATCTTCTTCAAATCCAAAACTTTTACTATTATCATACAATATATCTTTATCTTTTTCAACCACTCCATTTTCAGAAAATGTTGTAGATTCTTTATTTACTGCAAATATAGATACTGAATTCCATAATTCAGGCTCTCTTAATACGTTTAACCACCCAAGTTGTATTGATGCAGAAATACGCAATACAACTTCATATCTTCTTACTTCAGTATTAATAACTACAGGTGTTTCAGGTCCAATATCAACACAATTCATATTACGTAAAAATTTTAAAGCATCCATAATTCCATGTCTATCAGATTGTAAATTAATAGCTAAAAAATTAGCTAATGATGAAGCCTCAGACCCAACCCGCGAACCACATATAATATTAATAAATCCATCTAATATTACCACCTGTTCTATTTGTTCAAATGTATTTTCTGATCCAGACTTAACATCATTTATAATATTATGTTGAAATGTAAAACCACTTCTTTCAACTACTATAAATGGGGCACTCATTGGTTTTTGATTATCTATAACAAATGGTGATGATATACGAATTTTACTTAACCTATCATCTGCAATCCATCTATAGTATTCAGGAACCTTCTCTTCATTTCCAAACATCCATTGTATATAACTTATAAATGCATCACTTATAAGAGCCAATGGAAATTTTTTTAATACTGATGACATCCTGATCCTTCAACATAAATATAAGCTATAAAGATAAAATAAACAAATTGTTATTAAATTTAATTATGAATTAACTTGAAAAAAGTTATAGCCATTGATGCTATACTTATTAATAAAGCAATAAAACTTATTATACTAACAAAAACTTTTACCGCTTTAAAAGAAATATCAATATTAGTATCAATCCTTTGCTGGTTAGTATCAATATCATCTATTTTAATTTCATGTTCATTTAATCTATTTTCAAACAAGGTAAATAATTTCTCACAATTTTCTCTTTTTTCTTTTGTTACGTTCAAATGCGAATTTAGGGATGAATAAATTTTAGAAATTTCTTTAACTGTTTCCTTAGAATTATTTTCTATTTTATTAGATAATGAATGCAAATGAATATTTACTGATTCATAAACCTTAGCTATTTCTTTTATTGTATCTTTAGAATCAGAATCTAATTTATTAAATAATAAAGTAATATTATCTCGTAATAAAGTAATATTTTCTACAGCAGTGTCTAATTGTTGTTGTATTTTTCCAAGTTCTCTTTCGTTATCAATCATAGTCAACTCCTATACAATAATATCATATTCATTATCACTACTAACTATTTCATCAATAGTTAATATCTGACTTATAATATAATTTTGTTTAGATAATATTGCAGAACTTTCGCTTAATTTTGGAAGTTTAGTAATATCAACTTTACTTATTACAAATCTTTTATTATTATCATTATTAACTATTAAATCTTTTGGACGAACAATTGGATAATTACTCATTCTAGCTTCATTTAGAAGAAAAACATTTTCCCAATTTTGTTGAGGAACTGATATTTTATGGGAAGCTCCGAAAGATATTTGAACTACAATAGGTGAAAAAAAACCTGAAATAAATCCAGTGCTATTACATACATCACAAAATGAAAGTGTTCGTTGTTGTCTTTCTTCGGACCAACATTTATTACATCTTGTTCCGGTATTTTTTCTTTTGTAAAGTTTGCATGGTTCTCCATGATACATATTATAAAGAATATACTCAGCGTGGCGCATGGTATCATGAATACCATTATAATGCATTCCTATAAAAACAACTTTAGAAAAAAAACTATAATTAGGATCATTTTTATTTACAGCAAAAATTTTATAATAATGATCAACATTAAATTCGTATTGTTTAATTCTATGAGTATAAGATAAAGGGCCGGTATACCCATCAATTTCGATAGGATACCCGTCAACATCATTAATAGTTTCAAATTCATTTTCAGGATGTTTAGACCAATAAATATTAAAAAAATAATTATCTATATAATCATCAGTAATTGGCGGATCGTCTGGAATTAAATCCCATTCTATAAAGAATTCATTTTCTATAGTTTTTATGACTTCTACTGATGAAAAAATCATAATGGTTTATTAATTTCTTGATAAGTTTTTCCACTATCTATACTCGATAAGAATAATTTTTTATCAATTAAATTTACTATTGATTCATTAAAATAATATTTTGCATATCCACCTAAATGAATCCATTCAACTCTTCTAACAGGATCTCTTTCATAAATAACTTGACCAAATTTACATTTATTATTTATGACTAAATCCATAGTTAAATTGAATAACTCTTTAGCAGTAATTCCATTAGGTACACAATCAGCCGCTCCAACTGAAAAGTTATAAGTTGGTCCATATTTTAAATATTTATCAGATCCATATTTTAACAATACAGCATTACCATAATTATGATCACTTGTTTCCGATGGATTGTATCCATTTGAAACAAGTCTATCATAATCTTCTTTATTTCTTACTCCTGATGAAATGCTAATAGATGAATTTACAGGCATGGCATCTCTTACTATTTGCATATTATTTGCAAGATTAACAATTAATAACTGCAAATATTTACTATCAGGAACCCAACCCTTACCAAACAGATTGGGTGCAAACTCATAAAAAGAAAAATTTTTTGTTATTTTTTGTTCCATTACTTAACTTTAAACCTAGTTAAATTTACCTGTTAAATTTGTCCTTGTTTAGCCAATTCAATTAATTTAGCTACTGTTTCTTCATCATACATATTCACCCCATTAACGTTTACTGGGCCTTTTACCGCATTTTGATCTTGAGATGCTACTTGACTACCATTAACTGAATTTGGTTTAATAGATGAACCTGTAGAAGCTTTAGAAGGCGCTGCTGGAGGAACTATATCATTAGCAACATCTTCTTCAGGAGTTACAACTCCCTGTGCTACATTTGAATTTACAGGAATAGCATTTTGATCTATAGGAACACCATTTTGATCCACCGGAACAGCGTTAGGATCTATTACTCCACCTTCTTGTGGAGCATAACCATCAGGAGTGGCTGCATATCCTTCATTTTGTGACATAGATTGCTGTTGAATCATTTGATCCATTTGATTTGATGCTGAATCTGTTCCAACCTGTGCAATATGAGCAGCTACACGACCTATTAAATCTTGCGCATTTGGATTTCCTTGCATAGCCATATTAAAAACTTCAGGACCAAGAAATGCCCTTGCTGACATAGCACCTATTTCTTGAGGAGCAGGAGTGTTAGTTTCTTGAGGTACTTGAGCGTCAACTATAGGTTGTTCAACTTCTTGTTCTTCCTGGGCCACATCTTCAACAGGTTCTTCTTCAGTAGATTCGCCCTCAGCACTTTCACCTTCTTCATTATCTGTAGTGCTATCTTCATTTTTCTTATCTTTATTTGATTTTTCATTAAAATTAGATTCTTCATCCTTAGCAGCTAATTTTAATAATGCATTTAAAATATTACCCATTTCAGCAATTTTTTGAAGATCTTCAATAACAATTTTTACTTTTTCCATACATCTCCCCTTTTATTAATCGTCAATAACAGTTCCTTCTAAACCATGCAAAGATGCATATGGAGAGGCAACACCTCCCCATCCTGCATTTATATTTATTGCTATTTTTATTTTAGTTAAAACATCTATTTCTTTATCAGCAACAGCATATAAAGTTTGTAATTGCTGTAGATATCGAGTTCCATCAGAAATTTTTACATTTATTCCACCGTTGTTATAAGCAAGATCGTTACGAGCCATTACTATACCATTAGAAATTAAACATTCAATTGATGCTTGGTGTATAAGTAAAGATGGCAATGGAAATGTAGATATAGTATATGATTGAATCATTGGAGGTGTAGAATTTAAAAAACCCAATGCCATATGGATATACATATCCAATTCATTACTTGAATTTTCTTCTTTAAACTCTATTAATCTATTTAATATATCGTGATCTTTAATAAAGTTTTTTAAAGCTACTCTATATTCACTTAATGTCATTTTTATCCTATTTAACAAAAAAACCCAGCCCTTCCAAATTGGGGCTGGGCTTTCATGATAACAAAAAAAAATAAATTACAACTTTTTACAGTTTTAAACCTTTATAATAGTTTGTAATATTTGCAGGAAGAATTCCGTCAGCTTTAACCTCAATATCAGTTGACCCTCCTGGATTTACCGAACCCAAAAGTGTAAGTAATGCAACAGACAGTGCATTGCCAATATTAAAACCAACCGATTCCTTTGTCTGCCATTCAATAAGACCAAAATTTGATTTAATTTCAAAATTAGGATCTCCTAATGAGAAATTATGACCAAGAAAATCTGGAGTTGTAAACGCCCAAATATGGCCGACAGGAAGAATATCACTTTTAATGGTTTTAATAACTTTGGTTCCATGAAGAGTGTCTGAAGTAATACCATTCAAAACCCTGTCTTTACCAAAATCATCACCAGCACCTGGAAGAAATACCGCTGTCTCAAAAACTTCCTGACACATTAAAATACATCCCACTTCTTTACGTTTTGAATCCGAGCCATTAATACCTGAAGCAAGAGTGTTCTTAATTTTTACAAGATCTTTTTGATCAATTGTAAGCGCTGTTGCTCCTGCATACTTTACGCATTTTCTTTTGGTATCAATTGCAACGCCAAGAGCGGATCCGCAAATACGAAGGAAAAACTTATCTTCAAGTTTTTCAAGAATAGGAACGGATTTATCTTCAATGCGTTTGGTGATTTTATATTGATACGAACGAAGATCTTCATAGGTAATCTGAAAACGTTTTGTGGTAAAATTAACGATCGGTATTATATACTTTTCGCCTTTTACATATTGGCCATCCGGCTCTCCAAGATTATCTACAGCTACGGCAGCTGCATCCGGTTCAATATCACGTATAAGATACAATGATGTATCATTAACATTTCTTTGACAATCTGCTACAGTAATTGGTTCCTGTGGAACAATAGCTCGTGAGAATGCTGCTTCCTGAAGTTCAGTTTTAACATACTGTTTTCCTGCCTCTGAAAGCTGAGCCTGCCCCTCAAGAGTGGCAATTTTTTCCATAAAAGCTTCATTAGCTTGAATGGCGGCATGTGTTTCTAACATAAAAAACTCCTTTGGTATAATTTAAATAGTTTCACATATTTTTATTATAACATATTATTAATAATTTGTACATATATAGATAATATAATTAATTTTTAACATTATACATACTTTTTTTCATTAATTAAATTTTTTAAATAACTTGAAGCAACTCCAATTGATAATTCATTTTGATATGTGTCGCTTATTTCTTTATGATTAATATCAGAATTTAATAATTTATTTATACCATTCCAAAAATTTTCTTTATTTAAAACAATAACATCTCTATAAATTTCAGGCCAAAAATTTACTGTATCAAGAGCAATAACAGGTAGGCCACATGCAAGCATTTCAGACATTGCACGTGGACAATAATCTATTAAAGATGGAATTATTCCAATTTTACATTTACCTATCCAATATGACATTTCATTTCTTGATACTAATTTATTAATTACATTATTCAAATCATCAATTTCAGATTTATATCCAAGATGTAAAATACTTAAATTTTTAGGACACGTTTCTTTTACAAACTTATGACCCTTATGTGGTCTAGGTTCTTTTGTATTTCCAATATAACAAATATCATATTCATGACTATAAGACAATGGAGGAGCAAAATCAGGATGTGCAGGCTTTATCCATGGAACTACTTTAGAATTATTATGATCTAATTTACAATTAGTTAAAAATTCTTTACAATCTGTTAAAATTATATCATAATAAATATCATTCTTTGGATTATAACGAGGGCCTGCTCCATAATAAATTTTAATTGTAGATTTATATTTATTTAAAATAATATCATTCCATCCAAATCCACCTCTTGAAAATATAACATTTGGTTCAAATGGCGCTTCATAATTTTTTATATCATCAGTGCATATAATACTAAAATTATTTAATACCTGATGAAATTCTTTTTTTCCATAACATATCATTTCTCCATTTTCATTACCACCAACCATATTAATAAATAAACTTTGCCACATATCTGATTTTTCATATATAGCAGCTGCTTTCCCTCTAAGAAATAAATAATTCATTATTTTATAGCTTTTATTAATATCCAATATGAAGACGACCCGTGACCTGATAACATTCTATGAATTTCAATTATTTTAAATTTTGTTATAGTAAGTAAATCAACAATAGATTGTTCTGAATATACACGAAGATGGTTTCTTGAAATTCTTCCACCCTCAGGAATTGTTATAATAATTGTACCTTTATTTTTTAATACCCTATAAGCCTCATAAATAGAATCTATATCATTAAAAACATGCTCAAGAGTTTCTCCCATTATTATACAATCAAAAAAACTATTTTCAAACTCAAGTTTTTCGGCCATTCCTGTTTTAATAACAATTTTTTTATTAGAATTACAATTATTAACTTTAGCCATTTCAATTATTTTTTCACATATATCAATTCCATATATTTCTTCCACATCATTTATTTTTGAAAAAAGAAAAATACCCAATCCATTAGAGCATCCAATATCAATTACTCTTGGGCCATGTACTCTATCAATAATCCAATTAAATCTATTTACAACTTGTTGATGTTTAGGATGCGTTTTATCAAAATATCTTTCCCATATCTGATCTAAAACTCCAGTATTTCTATCTAATATAAATTTTTCTTTATCCATAATTTATTTTTGTAAAGTAATTCCAATTAACTGAGCTTCATCTATTCCGTATTCGATAGGAAACGGAAGCCTATCTCCAACATGCCAATCCGTTTCCCACGCTTTCCAATATATAATTTCCAAACACTTAGAAAATTTTTTTATCCATTCATCAACTTCTTGTTGATATATTGTAAAACACCCATTAGTCTTAACTTTATTTTTATTACAAATATATCCTCTAACTGATAAATCTTTTTTTTCTTTACTAAAACCAGCAGTAATAACAGCAAGTCCATTATTTTTTAATATTCTATGAATATTATTAATAGCTAATAAATGATCATAACATAATTGTATTACATTAATACAAAAAACAACATTAAATTCATTTGATAATAATTTAGTTTCACAAATATCATCTTTTATAATTCTATCAGCATATGGTCCAACATCTATAATAACAACATTATAATTCATATATTGTAATATTTGTGGAAAAACATAAAATGGCCCTGGACCAATATCTAATACCTTTTCTCTTTTTCCACTTTTAATATATTTTAAAAATTTTAAAGCCCATGGATATTCAACAACTCTTTCTATATTATGATTATCACTAAATGATCTATAACCATCAATTTCACTTCCAATCTGAGCTGTTCGTGGAGTTCCTTTAATTTTTATTAATTTAGACATTTTAACACCTTAACCACAATAATCATTTCCAAATTGAGCAGTTCTTGGTGTGCCCGTATAATTTATTAAACATTGGTATAGCATTTGTGTAACTCATAAAATTCTTGTTCAAGCGGATCCTTACTATCTATATGCAATGATAATCCTTTTATATTTGCAAGTCTCCTTAATAATTTATTATGATTATCAATTCCAAAAAATATTTTTTTTTCATGAAATTGAACAAATAATTTATTTATTAAATTAATACTTCCATCATCAATACATTTATTTAGAACATTATATTCAGCCCCTTCAATATTCATTTGTATAATAATATAATCATTAATAGTAAAATTATTTTTTAACCATAAACTAAAATCTATAGCATCAACCTTTATAGGATTTTTTTTATCAAGAGATCCTGTAATTTTTTCTTTAATAATGGAAGACCCGCATTGTTTATTAGTATTTTTTGTATTTATATAAAAATCAATAACACCATTAGATGTCCAAACAGCCTTTTTAATAAAAATAACATTATCACAATAATTTGATTGAGTTAGTCTTGGATTTGGATCAAATGCATAAATTTTAAAATCATTAGAATAATAATCACTTTTTATAAATTTTCTTATTGTTCCACCTTCGTATGATCCACAATCAATATATACTTTCATTTTTAATCCTATTCTGCTAAATATGATTTATCAATCCTTTTTTCTAAATCTTTTTCATAATCTTCATTTTCTTTCCACCAATCAGGAAAACCATTTCTATTATATTCAAGAAGTTTTTTTTCCATTTTTTTTGCCATATATTCAATTTCTATTAATTTTGGCAATATTTCTTTATGAATTTCTTTATTTTGAAGTATATCATTAACTTCTCTAATTACTTCACATATAGTTCTAAGTTTGGATGCACTTCTTAAACTCATAAAATATGCCTTAAAACATTCATTGATACAAATTCAGGACTACAATATCTATCAACCCATTTTTTTTGTTTTTCTATAAACAAATTTCTATAACCAACATTGCATATAATTCTTTCTAAATCATCTTTAAAATTATCATAATCAGTTATAACGATAGGAGGAAACGGAAAGTATGGTTCTGTTTCAACTTCATCCATACTTGTAATTACACAACACCTTAAACACATTCCTTCTATTCCAGATTTGCCAAGTCCACCATTATATACTATATCCCCTCCAAATCTTTTTTGATCAACAAATTTATTTCCTTTTATTAATTGATCAACAAAAATATGAGCAGAACTTTTTTCTTTTATACATTGCCCATTTGATAAACCTGTTAATAATTTATATTCTATTTTATATTCTTTTGATAATTCATTAACAATTTTTTCGATTTGGTTTGTACCTTTCCAATTATCTAAACATTTTATTCCAGGAGAATGGCATATAACTGTTCTATCAGTTGGCTTTTCAACAATAATATTTGGACATGTTATTGTTTGATAAGCTGGAACATATTTACATCGTATAAAATTATTAAGATCTGGCATGGCATAAACTGGTATATTATTTTTAATAACATAATCATTACACCATTTATGTTCAATGCAAAATCTTGTATCACTAAATATAACCGATACTGATTTAAAATTTTTATCATTTAATTTACTATAAGTATCTAAACCTTTCATACCAATAATTATTAAATGATCAATTCCTTCTATTTTTTTAATCCCTATTTGAAATAATTTTGCATTTAATGCATTTGCTAAATTTTTTGAAGAAAAATATTTATTCATGTGTACAGGAGTATGACTTACTAATATTCCAATACTCATGATACTATACCTGATTATTAATATAAAGATCTATATGCTTATTTATTATATTTATTTTTAAATCAACTAATTTATTGAATATTTCATTATGTAAATGTTTAATAGAATCTATTTTATTATAACTCCATTGTACTAATAATTTTTTAATTAAATAAATGGTTCCATCATTAATACATTTTTTTAAAACTTCATATTCAGCGCCAGCAATATTCATTCTTACAATTACATTATCATTTTCATTAAAATTACTACCTAACCAATTACTAAAATCAATACATGGAACCTGATATTGTTTAATTGTATTTAAATTTAAATTTCTATTATATTTATATAAAGAAGAATTTTTTAAATTTTCCAATCTAACATCTGATAGATAATAATCTACAAATCCATCATATATCCATACAGCTTTATTAATTTTAATTATATGATTTCTATATATAGCTAACGATAAAAAAGGATTACATTCAAAAGCAAAAACTTTATAATGAAGATTTTTTAATTTAAAAATTTTTGCGATTCCACCTTTAAAAGATCCACAATCTACAAATACATTTTTTGATTTTATATCGATATTTTTATATTTTATTTTATTTTCATTAATATCTTTTACTAATTCTATTTTATTTTTATCAATATCTTCAACTAGTTCTATTTTATTTTTATCAATATCTTTTACTAATTCTATTTTATTTTTATCAATATCTTCAACTAGTTCTATTTTATTTTTAATTTCTATTAAATTTTTACTAAAATTAAAATATTTTTTCCAAAAGGCTGACCCTCCTCCAAACTCATGTTGTATAATAGATTTTGGATTATATGGTTTCCACATGAATATATCGTCTTTAATTTCAATATTTTTAATAACGGCATTAGTATAATGTGTTGTCATTGATAAAGCAGGCATTTCTCTGCCACCACCATCTTCTTTCCAATTTTTGTTCCATTTTATAAAAAAATCAGACACATTATCATTTTTCTTAAATCCAATAAATGCCCCATAATATATACAAACAGGAGATTCAATATTAAATTTTTTAAATATACTAGTATAAGGAGATTGGCGACGAACAATTTCTGAAGTTCTATAAAATCCATAATTTACTAAAAGTAAATCATTCCCTTCATCAAAATATTTAAAAACATTTTCTATGCCATAATTTTGTATTACCGCATCACAATCAATATAAATAGTTTCATCAAATACTGAATGTAAATGCATTAATGTTTTTATTTGTCTATTAAGTTCAGTATTCAGATTAGAATATGTAAATATTGTATTATTAATTTTTAAATAATCTGGAAGATCTTTAATATTGTATATAATCTGTATAGGAAGATTTGTAAATTGACGAGAATATGTAATTGTTTGTATTGCTAATTTATAATAATCACCAAATACTATAAATAATATTCCTCTTGTCATGATAAAATCCAAAAAATCCCATAGTTAAAACTATGGGATTTTTACTAATAAGTGTGTGAATTTTATACAAATATAATTAATTACGTTAATGTAATATATGAAGGAGACAATGTTCTGAATATAATCCAACCTTCTGTATCATTAACCTCTTCAGCACGAGCTACAACTTCATATATTCCTGTCTCTGCTGTTTCTGCTACAGACACAAGTTTACCTTCAATGCCTGCTCCTGTGGCTACAACAAGATCATCATTAACATTTATAGTTCCATCATATCCTTCCGAATCAACTTTACAACGAATACCATGCGATTCTATGGTAGTTACCCTGCCGGCCTTTGTATCGTTATTTTCGTAAACATTGTCTGAAACTCCACTAAATACAAGTTTATTGCATTTAGCAGGAGTATCAGTAACAACGTTTTTAATAGAACCATCATCAACAACTTCAGCCCATATTCCAGGAACCGCAACAAAATTGTCAAGTTCAAATAAACGAGACACACGCTCAACTTTATTCAAAAGAGTCAATACATCTAGCATAAGTTTCTCCAATCATTTCAATCCATATACAATGGTGAAATTATTAATAGTTAAAAAAAAAATTATAAAATACCATCAAATATACCACGTTTAATTCGTGATTTAGATCCTTCATTAGTATTTTGTTCAAATATTAAACTTTCACTTTCTTTATTATTTGCAAGTTTTATAGCTTCTTTTAATATTAAAAGATTATTATGATCTTTTTTCATTAATTCAGCTATCTTTTCTTCGACATTATTATCACTAACAAGTCCATTTTTAATCATATCATCTAATAAACATCTGATTTCAGCGGCCTTCTCTAATTCAACAACTTGCGAATTTGAAGTTTTAAGTGTTTGTAATAAAGAACTAATACAATTTGAAGCAATCTTCATTATCTCCTGAATAGATCCATACACATTTTCATTATATGGATATGAAGCTATTTTAAATAATCCTTCAGATATTTTTTTAGCTTCATTAAAATTAATGTTTGATGCTATTTTTTCAGTATTTTCAGTAGAATTTTTAGAAGATATAAAATCTAAAATCATTCTACCTATATTAATATCTTGTTGCATATTTATACTCACAAAAATTAATTAATTTTGTGATTAAATTATATTTCTACTTTTCAATACTTTTACTGCATTAACAACTGCAGGATCTTTCATAAGATTATCTATTGCCTGTTGCTCTGACGATGCTTGTTTTTCAATAGCAGAAACCTCTTCTGTACTTTTAGCCACCATCTCAACAAGAGCATGAGCGTCTTCTCTTCCTCTATTTTCTGCATCAGCCGCATTCTTTTCAAACTCAACAACCTGATAAGCAGCTCCAATAATATCCTGGCGCGTTAAAGGTTGGCGACTTGAAATTTTTTCAATATAATCAATATTTCCTGAAGCTGACTTTTCAATACCTTCATCATGAATATTGTATCCTTCAAGAACACCGGCCTCTTTTAAAATTTCAAGAGCCTGAGAATATTCAGCATCTTCAGCTTGCTTTGCAAGAGTATTTTGAAAAGCATATGCAATTTTCTCACCAATACTAGCAGCTTCTTCATCAATAGTTTCAGCGTTAACAGGTCCTTCAATAGCAGACTTTCCTGATTCATCACCTCCACCACCAACTGCAGCAGCGGCAACAGCTTCAGGCTCCCTGCTAAAATTATTAGCATCAGTAATTACTGAATCACCATCTGAAATAGGAAGATTTTGATCTGTAGGAGTTGCAGCGGCAGGAACTTCCCCAGCAGCTATTTCAACAGGATCTCCGCCTGAAAGAATAAGTTGATCGCCAATAACTTGATCCATAGCAGATTCAACATTAGGATCAGTACCCGCAACCGTTGTGTTGTCAGGTATTACATCTTCTGTTGAAAATCCCATTTCTTGTGCTAATTTGTCAAGAAAAGAACTTTGAATTTTTCCTGTTTTTGGATTTAGACCCGCAACTTTTTGATGACCAGCTTCTATTATTTTAACATGGTCTTCGAATGTAGTTTTTTTACTCATACAATTCCTCCATTAAAATTAAATGTTAAATTTTATTCTACATTAATTTATCTATTTTTTTTATTTATACAAAGCCACAATACAAATATACTAACTTATTTTAGTTTTAACAACTTTTCTTTTAAATCATATTCTTTTTGTTCATTAATTACAAGTGTTTTATTTAAAAAATTATTTTTATTAATATAAGAAGACGCCTTAATTAAACCATTTTTAATAAATTTAGATGTTTTAATAATATAAGAAGTGTCTTGATTGTATGAATTATAAATATATGCTCCAGGCAAAACTATTGCACCTAAAATCATACCTTCAGTAATTATATTATTTTCTTTAGAAGCTTGTTTTATAAGTTTTCCAGAAAAATTAGTATTCTGCAATACATCTGAATAATTAGATGCAGGTACTAAAGTGTCAGAAAGTTTTTCTTGATTTAATCTATTAAGAAGTAGATATAAAATTCCACCTCCAATAATTGATTTTAACCATGGTCTTTTTGCAAATTCAAAAGCCACATCTTTAGACGTGTATCCTAATGCTTTGGCCTTAAGTCCTGTGTATAATGCAGCTATTCCAGCAAGTAACGAAAGTTTTTTATTAATAGTATATTTTTTTTCTTCAGTAAAATCGTTAGCAACAATACCACTTTCTTTAATAATAGTATGATTTAAACGAGGTTCAAGAAATGAAGGATGAGCACTTCTTTGATCTAAAAGACCAGATAAAATTTTTCCCAATGTGTCACTAAAATTATTTTGTGATATATCAATATTTTGTGATTGAGAATTATCGGTATAATCAAACACTTGATTATTCTCATCAAGATAATCAGCAATAGGTTTAGCGTTAATTTTAATAAGTATTATACGTTGAAATTCTTGAGGTTTAGGCTGGACACCCATTCCAAGCATTGTAGAAAATATAGTACTCAACGGAAGCGTTGGAGCAACACTATCAATAATTTCATTTGGTATTGCAGGCTCAGCAACTATAATATTTTTCATTTTTTCATCAATAGAATTTTTTAATTCTATCTTTTGATCTATTGGATTAACCTGACCATCTATATCATCAGGGCCTAAAGCCCCAACTTCTTTATCAATTTCACTTTTTTTTAAAACCTGAGCAAATTTATCTACCATCATATCGGTTACTCCATACGCATCCGCAAGCGCTAAAGACGATATTTTATGCAATGACGCAGCTTTTCCAAGAATATATGATATACGATCAGCTCCTATAAATACTCTCGATAAATCAAAAAATTTTGGAAAATCATTAAAGGCAAAAACCTGTTGGCCTGGAAAAATACTAACTCCTAATTCTTTAGACCATATCTGAGATAGATCATGGGTTACTATTTCTCCCATATGTAAAGCAAGATGTTTGCAATATTCTTTACGAGTAGTTGATTTATGTTGACAAACAGAGCATCTATCAAACTTGACTTTAGCGCCCATCGATACTCCTACATTGTCACCATTTTCAAGTTCTTCAATTATATCAGCGCCTGTAACTGTATCAATTGCAACAATCAATTCAACACGATGTAATATAGGATTCCAATATGAATATAATACTTCTCCAAAATTCATTTTAGGATTTTTATTACAATGATGCTTGAAAAACTTAGCATAATATTCAAAAGTTTTATAACCATAATCATTAACGGTTCCCATATCAGTTCTAAGAGATTTATGAATTAAACCTGATTCAGGAAAAGCATCCCCATTTCTATTAGCCCCCCAAACTTCATAAGAACCAAGAGCGTTGACAACTACATAATAACGATCTGACCTACGAGTCATGCCAGTAATATAATCCATTATTTCCTGAGAATAATTCGATGCTGTTTTGGTCATTGACATCATATTATTAACAGGAATAATTAATTGCTGTCCATCATCACCAATCGAATTATATTCAATATATTTAATCATAATTATTGTTGTATTTTTTTTAAATCATCTTTACGTTTTAATTTCAATTCATTTATTTTTCTTCGATATAGAGTATCTTTAGACAATACACCTCCAGCAATAATTCCACCTAAACTAAACGAACTAGCAATAGGATTTTTTAAATCAATATATTTAGGGTATCTTTTGTTAAAAGCTTTTTCAGCAATTACTCCGACAGTAGCTCCACCAATACCACCCAATATTTCAGGAATTCTATATTTATGAAAAAATGGATATTCAGGCCCTTTTAAATTTTTAACTGACTCTTTATAATCATTTAATATTTTTTTCTTTTCTGGAGTTAATTCAGATATTTTATTCAATTCATCTTTAAATGATTGATTGTATGCTTGTTCTAATAATTCATTCATAAAGTCTATATCTACTTTTTAATAATAGGAAAAAAGTTCTTACTTACTAAAGAACTTTTTGATTTTTGTAAATCTTTAATATTAATTCCAGTAGCAGAATGTAAAAAACGTTTTAAAACATCTTTATTTGCATATTGACCTTTAAGGATAGATCTTTGAATATTTTTAACAAGACCTGCATTTGGAGGCATGGCTAATTTAACCAGTTCTTCATTAAAAGATTGTTTGTATATTTTATTAAAAGTATCCATAAATTAACTAGTCAATCCTTTTACTTGTCTAATATTAGTAGATTGAATAGCATTGCCTGTCAATCCTTTAGCGCGTGGAATATTTTTAGCTAAAAATACTTTTTCTTCCAATCCTTTAACTAAAGGTATTTTTTGACTTATTATGCTACCTTTATTATTTGATAAAATTTTAAATAATGGATTTTTTCCCTTTATTGGATTTAATCTTTTAAAAATCTCCTGACCTTTAAATGCCGATATTTTATTCAATTCATCTTCAAATGACTGATTGTATATCTGTTCTAATAATTCATTCATAAACCCACCTTTAATTTTTAAGACATTGGATTAATAATTAACTTTTGTTGTAATGGCAATTTACTAGTATCATTTTTATTATTAGATAAATTTCTAATAGCCTTTAATTCTTCAAGCTGTTGTTTAAGTAAAGATTTTTTCTGCAATTCATTAATAATAGTTGCAGGAGAACTTAAAATATCAAAAATAGGTTTAACTAACATTCCAGCGCCAATAGCGCCAGTTCCACCTATAATTCCAATAGTTATTTTTGGATGTTTTTTAATAATAGCAATAATATTAGAATTCTTGTCCATAATAATAATTAACTATGAAATTCTTGACTTTTAAAACCTTCTGAATATATTCCCCTTGTAGCCCCTTCAACAGCCTTATTAATAGCTCCTGAAATAACAGGTTCACCTTCTATAGAGCCAAGGTCTTGTATTAATTTATGATCAACACCTCCGAACTGGATCATTTTATTAACTAAAGCTCCTGCCACTAAAGGATTGGCTGCAGCTTTAGGAGAATATTGTTTTACAACATTAAAATAATCATTAACAAGTTCTGGATCTTGATCCTCTAATATAGGAACTTTTGATACCATTTCTTTTTTTGATTTATATATTTTAAGCAATTGCATTAATGGATCAACGACAGCTTCCTTTCCTACATAAGCAGCTGCACCTATTAAACCAATAGGAATTGCATACCTTCCAGCATAATCAACCATTTTTTGAGCAAATGGTCCAACTGGAGTTATACCAAAAATTCTATTATATACCTGTTTTGGTTGAATTGGAATAGCTGAAATTTTTTCCAATTGTTGATATTCATCTTTAGTAATGTTACCTTTATTTAATAAACGATCCGCTGCTTCTTTAATTTTTGAATTCATCTTTTCCTCACTGAGCATATGGACTAATTGTATCTGATATATTCCTGGAAGAATATGGTTGTCTATACGCAGTTGATGGTTGTAATTTACGTTCCTGATCTGTTAATTTATTAACACTTTTATATGGAATGTCTTGCTTTTCTTGTTTTATTTTTGCTTTCATTTCATCAACAGCCATTATTGGCATAATTGAATTCATAAGAATTGATCCTATTCCTGCAGCCCTTTTTTCCATAGAACTAAAAAAAGAATTTAATATATTATTCATTTTATTTCATTCCTATCCTTCTTACATCAATAAGATCTGGTTGTGATAATTGCTCCTGATCTATATTTCCAGAAAGAATGTTGTTTCTTAACATTGTAGTATAATTATTACCAGATAAATTTCTATTTTTTAGATATTTAAATCCCTTATAACCGCCATATAAAGCCCCGCCACCTATACCAACCTGAGCAGTCCTTCTTATAGGAGTTACTGACCATGCCTTTCTAATTCCTTTATTTAATAAGCTTCCAGCCCCTTTTAATGCAGATCCATACCATGATGATGTTTTTGCTAATTGAGAAATTTGACCTATTGGAATTAATAATTTATTCGTAGTGGAATAAACTTTATTAAGACCTTTATATCTATCTTTTAATAATTTAACAGCATTCTTATCATTATTAATTTCTTGTAGTTTTTTAAATGTATCTGGTAAAAAATATCCAACAACTGCGCCTGCAGCTGTCAATGGTATTAAATATTTTTTATTAAATAAAGGTTCTGATTTTATTTTAATTAATCTGGCCAGCGTTCCACCAACCAAATGAGAAGTGGCGCCAAGAGAACTCATTAAATATTTATTACTTAATAATTTATTAGGCTCTTTATTTTTAGATTCTTCAATACTTTTTTTTGAAATTTCATATGTTTTATTTGCCAAATAATCAATGGCTTTATCATCAATCTTTTTGACAATACGAGACACTTCTTTATCTTTTAAAATTTTTGTAATTGGATCAACCATAATTATTTCTTTACTATTTCTTCATTAATTACCTTTTTAATAGATTGATTTAATTTAAATATATTATCAATCATTTCCTGACATGCCGCAGCCTTTTCAATACACAACATAAACTCTTTTACAGGTTTTAAAATTTCTGAATTTTTATTAATAGTCAATGATGATACTTTTGTAAATTCAGTAGAAACATTAAAACCATCTTTAATAAGATCTTTATGTATTAAATTATATACAGCAGCTATCTTATCAATATCAAAACCTTCAGATTTAAGATATCGAGATGATATTTTAGCTATATCCCCAATGGATTCTTTATTAAAAACCATTGATTTTGTTTGTTTAGCTATTTTTAATAATTCTTCTTTAGAGTTGCGAATTTCCTGAGATTTAATACATTGCAATGTATTTATAAATTTATCAATAGAATTATTATACTGACTTAATTTTGTAAAATCATTAAGATAAGAATATTTACTTTCAGGAATAGATTCTAAAGAAATATCATTACTATCATTAATAATAGTCATTACATTATTATGAAAATCTTCAGGTGGTATTTCATAATCATTCATATTTTTCTCACTTTGTTGAATTTCATTCTTTAAATATTCAAAATCCGCAAGTGGAAATTGAATATTTGTTTTATCAGCAGAAGAATCATTATATATAGCAAGATAAACATTTTGATTTACCAATTCACATATTCTTTTTAATATCTCAAAATTATCTATCCCTCCATTATAATATACTTCTAATATCGATTTATTTAAATCTTTTTTATATATTATATAATTTTCTGAAATATCATGAGCAATGTTTTTTATATGATCTATTAATGACATGTCAATAGTTACACTTTCTATAGAAATTTATTCAATAAGGTTCTGCTGATGTCCGTAATGGCCTTGGCATTTTAGATCCTGCATACACAGTTGTTGCCAAAGCCGTCCCACCAACTGTTATTGGTAAAGCTTTAACATCACTTAAAAAAGCATGAGCATATGGATGATGTAATTTAAATTTTTCACCACTAGTTAATGGCTTGACTTCTTCTTCAGCCAAAACATCAGTAGAAATATTTTGTCCTTTAACAGATCTATTATATTTAATACGTTTTGGTTTTTTTAATATATCTGTACCTTCAAATTCTAATGGTTTAGAAGCAACTTCTGTTGGTTGTTTTAAATTCGATCCCATCGTTATCTTATTCATTTTAGGAGTTGCTACATGAATCTTATTAGAAGTTAATGGAGCCATACTAGTTGTTGAAACTGTAGGAGTTGCAGCATGAATTTTAGTAGCTGAAGACGCTATTTGTTCAGGAGATGAACTGCCAATAGGTTTTACTAAATTAGATTTAGCGGCATTAACTTTAGATCTTAAACCTTTTAATAATCCCTTTGAATATTTAATAACCTTTGGTAAATATTTAGCTCCTAGTCTTGATAAAGAACTTCCAATATGACCAATAAAAGCCTCTTTTGAAAATTCATTAGCAAATGAAGTTAATATTTGTTGATTTAAAGTTTTATTCATAGATATCCAAAAAATTTTAATATCTATTATTGTATTTATATATATTATAATATAATATATTTAATAAGCAAGTATTTAATTTTATTTAAATAAGTTAAATAAGGAGAGATTCAATGTCAAGTCAAGAATATAATTTTCAGAAAGATCTTGAAAATGCTATTTTTAATTCAGACTCATCTAAAATAAATAGACATGAATTGCTTATTGATATTTTTAAAAATTATGTAGCAAAACTTTTTGAATATGTATTATCTAAAAAAATAAAAAACAGAATAGAATTAGATGCAATGATACAGATTAAACGTAACTTAATAAATGAGTTTACAAAAGCAAGTCTTGGTGAATATCAAAAAACAGACGATCAATATGATGAATTATTTGAACAAACTATTAAAGAAATATTTAACGACGCCGCGATTAATCATGAAGGAGAAAATGTAGTAAGTGTAAATCAAAATCTTGAAATTAATAAAACCATGTATACAAATGAACATGGATTATTTGTTCCATTCCATGGGAACACACCAACCTATATTAATTAATGTTTAAAAGATTGTGCATTTCGACTAAAAGAATTATTTTTTACCTTAACATCATTAGTCCTTTTTTCTGCAGGACTCAATCCTTTAAATTTCTTTTGTTTTGCTAAATTTATTTCTAATTTAATTTTTTCTTCAGGTTTGATTGATGGATTTTCTTTTGAACTTAAAAGTTTTTCAGCTATTTTTTGAAAACTATTAATATAAGATGAAGATTTTGACAATCCCTCCTCCTTAAAAATATTTAAAAATTTATCTAATAATAATTGTTTTTTATTTCCCAACTCTTCTAACGCCTCATCTGCAGAAGTTCCCTGTTTAAGATTAAATAATCTTTGAAAAAATGTTTTTGGTAGTATTGTTTGATATTTATAAACATCAACCTTTCTTTGTTCTTCCGGTAAATTTTCATGAGATTTATAACGAATTCCACGGCCAATAACTTGTTCAATTTTATTTTTATTCCAATGCGGTTCAAGTATATGTATACTTCCTGTATTTTTTAAATCGATACCTTCTGCGCCTGATCCACTTATTAACAATGCATTAATTTTATCTTTATTATATAAATCAATAGCTTCTTTTTTTTCTTTATCATTCATTGAGCCAGTAAATAATTTATATTTAATCCCTTCATCTTCTAATTTTTTTGCTATTGGTAAAATTCCAGAATCTAAATAATTTGAATAAATTAAATTTTTATGATTAGGATTTTGTATTATATTATTTTTAACATTATTAATTAAAGATTTCATTTTTGATGACAACTCTTCTGTGCCACCATATGGAATTGTAGTATTAGATACTTGCCTTGCTGCAGCCATAAATGCATTTAAATATTTTAATTCTTGTTTAGCCAATGGAATATTTGATCTTATTTTACTTGCTATAATAGGATCTGCGTGTGATGTGACATAATTATAATATTTAGTTTGCTCAGGGCTTGCTAAAGATTTTATCTCATGATCTATTCTTTCAGGAAAATTTTCCTTTGAAGGTTCATAATAATGAACTCTATTTTTAATAGCCTTAGATATAATTTCAGGATTTTTAATACTTATTTCAATCCCAGGTTTCATCCCCATTAGCTTATTAAAAAATCCAATTGGAATTACAGTTTCTTTAATAAATTTTTTATTAAAATCTGTAGGATTTAATGGTATATTTTTATCATCAGGATTTAAAAATCTAATAATAGGAGCAAGTTCTGCAGGATTATTAGATGCAGGGGTGGCTGATAATAATATTCTCTTTTTATATTGAGGAGATGATTCAACCATTTTTTGTGATATTGCGGAACTTGTTCTACCTATTTTTTGCGGCTCATCTATAATAATTGTTTCTACTCCAGACTCTGGTCCATGTTTTGCAAAATGATGATATGATCTTATTTTATAATTATTTTTAATATTAAATTTTTTTAATTCTTTTTTAAAATTTTCCCTTAAAGACGCAGGGACAACAACTTCAGGAAAATCTTTTGAAGTTGCAGCTATTGATGTAGCTGTTTTTCCAGATCCAACACCATGATAAAGAAGAATTGAATTACTTTTTTTATATTTATCAACAGCCTCTTGTTGATGTGGTAATAACTTAAGATTAACTTGTTTAGCAAATTTTAAAAAAATATTATTAACATAGTCCATATTAGCTTTTTTAACATGTTCTGGAAGTTTTTTAATATTCTTTGTATGCTTAGCCCATCTATCTGCAGTTCCTTTAGGAACTTCTCCACGGTCCTCTGCAGCAAACATCCATCTTCTTTGAGCATCTGATTTAAAAGGAGCAATTTTTTCTAATTCAACCTTTTTAGCCATATCTTTACGTTTTTTAGCAGCAAGTTCTTTAGGTGTTGCTTGTGCGTAAAAAGCCTTTCTTTGAATATTAGTTTTAAAAGAAGCTACAATTTCCATGACTACTCCTAACCTACCGTAATAACGTTATTAGTATCAGATTCACTATCATCACCACCAATTAAATATTTAGAATATTCTCCACGAATAACTTTACATGCTATATTACTAAACATGAATGAATGAAACGCATCGTCAGGAACTATATGATCGTATTTTGTCATTCTTGTTTGTTCACTATATTCAGAAATTATACCGGTAAAATCCGGTTCAAATTCTTTAAACTGTTCATATCTAAAAAAAGATACTTCAGTTCTTTTTATTTCCATGATAATATCAGTCATTACTCGTGTTCTATTAATAATATAATGCCCTTTATTATGATCCCATTTTATTTTTTTTATTAATGTTCCATGTTCATATATTTCAGCAAATTTAACAGGACCAAGGGCAGCTACCATTATGGCATTGGAAGTTCTTCCATCTCCACTATCTGCGATAGTAAGAACACAATCAAATTTTTTAATAATTTTTAACATATCTTTAATTTGAATTGTAGCTTCAGATAACTTTCCAGTATATTTTTTTTTAAATATAACAATAAATTTATTCATATCATATGTACCAATTGTTAACATAGAATACGATGTACCAGATGCGGTATCTCCTTTTCCCCAATCTATACCGGCATATGTTTTTTTTCCTTTTAATCTTTTATCTGTATTTCCTATACCTTCTTCTATCATATCAACATTTTCACAACATTTTTTAATGTCAGCAGAAGTTATCGGATGTCTTGCGGCTGCATATGATAATGCAAGAACCTCATTATAATACTTTTCAATACTATACTGAGTTTTAGTTTGTATAACATTAATCTGCCATACTTTAGGATTTTTTTCATTATTAATCCAATTTAAAACTATTTGAGGGAGTCTGTATCCATCTATAAATCCAGAACTCATTGATACCCATTGACCATTTTCATAATAAATTGGTTTGCCACATTTATTACATATAAGACACGTATCACCAATATTGTTTTCATTAATATAATTATACTTTTTACATCCAGTATTTTCACATTTAATAATCCATTCATTTTGAGTAGAATTAGCCCAACAATATCTTTCAAGGGTATTTTCAACAGTTTTTGGAGTCCCTGCATATAACTTACAATTAAATAAATGCATCGGAAGATTAGGAATTGTATCTTTCATCCTTTCCCATTTAGCAAGACTATGACTCATTGATTGTTCAACAACGGATATTTGATCGCTTATAATATCCTGAACTTCATCTATTTCAATAACGTCAGCTGAAATTCCTCTTATTGAATCTGCAGTATGAAACATAGATCGTAAATAAATTTTACTTCCATTTACTAATTCTTTATAAGATATTTGATCTTTAGTTTTAGTATCAAAATAATGATTTTTAATTATAGGAGAATCTTTTAAAGCAGTATCCAATTTATCAGTTGAAAATACTGATATTTGTTTACCGGTTGGAGCCGCATACAATACATGATAATATGGATACTTAATAGCAGGTATAGCTGTTTTAAAACCTAATATAGTTGATTTATGTGTTTGCCTGCCAAATTTAAGAACTATAGCAGATGATGGTTTGTTGTAAATAGGAATTAAATGTTTCATGGAATTCTTTGGCATTTGCAAAGGTATTCCATTAAGTTGAAATATATTTGATGCAAATTGAATAGGAGTTATAAACATTAAATTAAATATCACCTTTAATATTTTCAAATAAATTTGGAATATCATCTATTTTAGTAATATGTTCTTCACAATTATCAAATTCTAATTGTACCTGTTTCATTTGATTAAAAAATTTAGTTGTAGAATCTTGATCAGACGCCCCAGTATGTTCTTTAACTTTAATAAAAATATCTAACCATTGTTTAGCCAACTTAACACGCATTTCTTCTACATTACGTTTTGTAGTTTTTGTACTATCGAATACTCCAAACTTATCGTTCTGACCCTCTTCTTTAATCTCTTCAATACTTTGAGTAGAATTCATTACCTCATAAAATTTGTATATACTATCAGTTTGAACCTGTTTAAGAAAATCATCAGTATTAGGAGTTGTAATAGGAATTCCTAGTTTCCATTTTATATAATTAATATTATGAAAATTAACCGTAACATCACTACCATCATTAGATGGACACTCAATTTCAGTATTATTATTAAATTTACGTATAATTAAAGTGTTATCATGAAAAGGAATACAATATCTCAATGCATCCTTTGCAGTTAAATTTTCAGTATCCCAAAATATTTTTTTATACAAATTTAACGCATCAATACCTATCTTTTTTTTATACTTTAACATTATGATATCAGATATATTTTCAAGCGGTTCGTTATTGAAAATGAATATATTAACAATTGACATAACATCATAATAAGAATGAATCCAAACACAATCTTCACACCATTTAAAATAATTAGGAACATCTGAATTATTTTTATTATTACTAGTTATATAATGATATAACTCAAATATATTTAATTTTTTCAACCATTCAACATGAATATTATTTTCTAAATTTAGTAATAATCTGTTATTTAAAATATCAATAACACTTTTAGGAAGTGTAGATTTTAATTCATTTGAAATTAATAATATTTCATCTTCTGTTATATAGTAATTAAATGATTTAAGTTTATCAATTATATCATTGATAGTCTTACCACAAAACAATAAAGTAATAATAAAATTTTTAAATGGTACTTTATTCATAAACATGTCCATACTAATATTATATAACAAAATATACATTATGTAATTATTTTTAAATTTAATTGTATAATATTTAAAAATATGTTATATTTAATTATAACAGAAATTATATAAATTATCAGAAAGGTAAACAATGAATACTCAAACAAAAATTGCTGGATCTTTTTTGAATAAGATGTTAACAGTAGGAGCTGGAGCTGCTATTGCTACTCCAGCTGCTGCTATAATAGGACATAAACTTGGCTACCAATCAGGTGCTAGAAAGGCAAGTAATGAAATGGCTACACAATTTGATATTGCAAATCAAGAGGAAAATTCTCAAATTGCAAATGAATTTTTTAATCGTGGAGTTAGAGCTGCTTCTGAAATACCAAAAGAAGCAATGGAATGCTATTATGAAGGGTTTAATGATGAACTTGAAAAGATTGGCGCTGGAGTACCTAAGTGGATGAAGGAAATGATGCCAAGTCTAAAAAAAGCATTAACTACTGGATATAAAGCAATTAAAGGCGCTCCAGGACAGGCTATAAAAGGAACTAAAGAATCTTTTAAAGCAATGTATGGAAAAGGCCCAGGAAGTATTAGTTCTGCATTAAAAAAACCAGAATCGCTTAAAAACTCTTATAGTTGGGGAACTCCAGAAAAAAAACAATTTAAACCAGTAATAAAAGCTGTTGTTAAATCACTTCCTGCAATAGCAATCCAAGGCGCTGCAGCAACTGGTGCAGCATATGGAGGAGTTAAAGGAGTTAAAGCATTAACTGGTCATAAAAAAGAAGCTGGAATAAAAGAAGCTGGAGCGAAAGAAATATATCAAGCAGTTAAAGGTGCTGTTAAAGGCGTCGCCAAAGCAGGATATAAAGGAACCAAAGAATCTTTTAAAGCAGCTTATGGAAAAGGTCCAGGAAGTATTAGTTCTGCATTAAAAAAACAACCAGCATCATTTAAAAATCCTTATAGTTGGGGATCTCCAGAAAAAAAACTATCATTACTTTCAGCAGTTAAAAAAGCAACCCCTGCAGTTGGATTAACACTTGCTGGAGGAGGCGCAGCTGCATATGGCGGAGTTAAAGGTGTCCAAGCTTTAACTGGTCATAAAAAAACAGCAGAACTAAATCAAACTAACAATCCTCAAATTCCAACAGGAACTGGGGCTGAACGTCGTTACTAAAATATTAATTGATTGACCATTCCTTAACCTAAAGTACGAAGATCCCTGGTTCTTAAGTAGTTAACTATTATGTTATTTTTTACAAAAATATGGTATAACAATAATGAGTACGTTTAACCTACTTAAAGCATGTATATCACTGGTTAAATGTTCCTGTTCACTAACAGGTTTATAATGTTGATTTTAACCCAACATTATAAATATAACAAGGTTAAAGGTAAAAATAATAATATCACGGCCTACCCCGTTTTATTATTATAATTTAAAAAAAAATATATATCGAAAGGTATATAGGGGTAGGATATAAAAATATGTAATATAAAGAGCAAAGACTTCTGCATAGATGTTTAAATGCAAGATAGAGTTTCCAGTTCTGTATTCAATGATTTTAATTGAACTGGCATGCTTTTTATAATATTATGTTATATTATTATTATTTTTTTTTTTTTAATTATAAACAAAAAAAAATGTTATTTTCATAATTATTATGTAATAACAAATATAGAAGATTTTTAAAGAGAGAATTAGATTCGTCTGATTCTCTTTTTTTTTATTTATTACTAACAAATGGAGGAACATGTGGGATTAGAAAATTATTGTAATAAAAAGAAACACTATATTTTTTTTCATGATGATATGGATGGCATATACACATCAGCCATATTTATTAAATCTTTTATTGAAAATGACACTAAAAATTTTCCAATCAAATTATGCCCTGTCAAAACATCAATGAGAGGAATTAAATTTAATTCATTTATTAAAGAAATCTGTTTAAAAAATATAAATCCAAATATTATAATCATTGATTACCAATACAACGATTTATGTAATATATGGATTGATCATCATCAAAACAAAGAGTTCACCGATAAAACAACTAATGAATTAATAGAAATATATAATAAAAAACATATTATATACTCAATAGGTGAAAAATCCGCAACACGAGTTTTATATAATTATATAATAAAAAATCAATCAAATAAATTAGATGTAATCAACAATTTTATTGATGATATTAATATTATAGATATGATTGATTCTGCAAATTATACTAATGTAAATTCTGTTTTCAATAGTTTACATCCATTAATGATTTTAAGAGCATACCTTGAAAATATGAAATTATATATTGATAATACATATTGTCGTATAGTTGAAAATATAGTTAAATATGATTTTGATATTGATGATCTATTATTTTCGATGAATATAGATAATTCAGAAGTTTTAAATTTAAAAAAAAGAGCTTTAAAAATTGAAAAAAATATAGTTAAAAATATTAATATAGGAATAATATACTGTAATTCATTATATGAATATCCTAGATATTCTGAATTTTTTGTCAATCAAGACCTTCCTTATTCTATTAGAATTATAAATCATGGAGAAGAATCTATTCATTGTGAAATAGGAGCTAATCCATGGGTTGAATTTAGATACGATCTTAATATTGGTAAATTTCTTTCAGATCTTTCATATCCTATATCAGGAGGTGGGCATAAAAAAGTTGGAGGAGCAATATTGAAAATTGGTGATTTAGATAAATTTTTAAATCAAATAACAACTTATATAAATGAAGGAGAAGATATTAGTATGGAAAAATATGCAGTTGACAAAGAAGATTCAGTTGAAAAAAAAGCTAATGAAATAGTTAAACAAGCATCATCTGAAAATAAAGAAATCACTATTGATGACGCACGCGAACAAGCTGTTAAAAAAATAGATAAAAAGGAGACTGGAGATGTTCAAGGATAATAGTAATTTCGACATTCAATACTTTATGAATTCATCAATAGATGAAATTGATGAAATCATTGCAAATAAAGATAAACATATAAGAAGAATGAATATACCTAAAAGTGACGGATCGTTAAGAAATATAATTGCTCCTGATAATAAATTAAAATATATACAAAAAAGTATTTATTGGAAATTTCTAAAAAAATATAAACCAAGCGATGCAGCTCATGGATTTGTTAATAAGAGGGGCATTGTAACAAACGCAAGATTGCACGTAGGAGCAATGTCTTTAGGAAAGATAGATATAAAAAATTTTTTTGATTCAATATCTCAAGATCATTTAAAAAATTGTCTTTTTGGAAACAAAGTAATTTGTAGGTTTTGTAAATTTTATGATAGAATGCTTGAAAATGGATGCAATCCGTCATTGTATCATAATAAATTAAAAGATTATGAATTTAAATGCGAAGAAATTAAAGCCGTATTTATTCCTGAATATTGTATCGAAACAGGATACCAATCATTAATGACACGAGTAATTGATATCTGTACTTATAATGGATTTTGCGCTCAAGGATTTCCAACATCACCAATTCTTGCAAACCTCATTATGAGAGGTTTTGATAAAAAATTACTTGAACATTGTGAAAAAAATAATATAGTATACACCAGATACGCTGATGACTTAACTTTTTCCAGTAAAACTATTAATAAAATCGAACTTGAAAAACAAGTAAAAAATTTAGCATATCAACAATTGTGGGCTTACAAACTGCGACCCAATAAGAAAAAAACTAAATTTAAATCTAAATCTGGAAGACTCAAAACATGCGGAATAATAGTTAATGTAAAAACATCAGTCCCCAGATACGATGTAAGAATTTTTAGAGCAAAAGTTCATAATGCAACAAAAAAAAATCCAGATCAAACTACTAAAAAAATGTTAAGAAAATTAAAAGGATGGGCATCATACTTAATGTCTATTGATGCTTATCAAGGTAAAAAATATATGGAAAAATTAAAACAGTTTGAAAAAGAAAAATTTGGCCTTAAGACAAAGGGGGCCAAATGATTTTTGAAATATATACAGACGGAGCATGTTCTGGAAACAGATTAAATAGCGAATGCAAAGGAGGATACGGATATATAATTATATTAAATTATAGAAAAATTATGAAAGGTGGTGGATTCCGTATCAATGTAACAAATAATCAAATGGAATTGATTGCAGTAATAGGAAGTTTATTACGATTAAAAAAATTTTTACGGTCATCACAATCATTAATAAAAGATCATGATTGCATTATTAATAGCGATTCTCAGTATGTAACTGAAAATTGGAATGATTATATTATAGAATGGGCAAATAATGGTTGGAGAAAATCCAATGGAAAAGCTTTATTAAATAAAAAATTGTGGAAAAAAATATATTCATTAGTTTTAGAATTTAAAACTGTTAAATTTAAATGGGTTGAAGGTCATGGGGATGATAAAAATAATCAAGAAGTTGATCGTATAGCAAAAGATTTCATTAAAAGAAGTCCACATGAATAAAAGTGATTACAAAACTCCTAATGCTAAAAAAATAATTAAACACGTAAAAAAAATTACCGATACTATATTTGATTTGGCAGATGCTATTGTTGACAATAGCAACACCATTTCAAATGAAGTAAAAGAAATTAAAAATATAAAAAAAGAATTCAGAAGAAAGAATCTTAGTAAAAGTAAAGATTCTAAGTTGGGTGAATCGCCCAACTAAGTAGGTAATTAGTTCATTGTTCCACTTTAGTTTAAAGTGGAACAATTTCTATTACCTGCCTGTTCACGAACTTTTTATAAAAGTTCGTGCAGGGCCATACAGGTTAAGATCCCTGTCTGGCCCCGACCCCAGCCAGGTATTGTCTGATAATTCTTACTCTCGTATTCGACACGGGAGTTTTTTTTAGCTATTTACCAATAGCAATTTTAATTTGTTCAAGATTTTGTATAACTTCAGTTATTCCATCAATAGCTTTTTTAGTAGCAGACTCATTAATCATTGTTAATCCCATGCGAGATGCAATTAGATATTTAGATAATTCGTTGACAACTTTTTCCATTTCATCAATATTATCAACATAATCTATTAAACTATCTTTATTAATAAAATTAAGAGACAGAACAACATCAACAGCATCAGGACTTGCCAATTCACTAGCTTCTTTTACTAAATTTAATTTTATTTTATCAGATATCTGCGAAAACAAACTATCAATATTAGCTTTTTTTTCTATTGATTTAAATGAATCAGGATTAATATAATCATCATTAACGCCAAAAATTGAAACATCTTTATCAATAATAGAATTATTAGATAATTTTAAAAGAGCAGATGTCATTGCAATCTTTATCATATCATCAGACATTCCCATTATTTTTAATACAGTTTTAGTATGAATAGTCGATAATGGATTTACTAAATGAGCAACCTTTTTTAAAGGATCAAATGCTGTTCCTTTAATTTTATATCCATCATTTGTCGCTTTAATTTTTATTTCATTTATGCCCGAATTTTCATATATTTCTTTTATTGGTAAACTTGGAGTCATAAATCCATTTCTACCGGTTGTAGGAATATTTCTCATACGTTGTGTATTAATAACTATTGAAGATTCAGGAATTAAATAAATATTTTTAACATTACCTAATGCCATTTTGTATATTGGATTTTTAACTGCAGTTACTTTTTGAACTGATATAATATTAGCTGGAATTATAGCTGATTCATTACTGACATATGCATTATTATCATTAATTTTAATTTTTTTAAATTTATCATTAAAAAGAATACATTCATAAGAATTATTAGCTCCATAAATTATAATTAATGACGAACTCACAGGATCACATGAACAAAACGAATTATATCCAATTCCTTGATTCATATCTTTTATATAATTAAAAGATTTGTCAGCTCCATCATTTTTATTTTCAGAAGAAATATTAATAATATCATTATTAGTATTATCTCTAATCATGCCAACTGCCTTTTCAAGAACACCATCTCCTGTCAATGTTTTTAATCCATAAAATCCAATACCTTTTTTATCATAATCTGAAAATTCAGAATATAAATTTCCATCAAGAGAAATAAATATCTGATCTCGTCTATTTTTTATTAATATTTTATCCTTATTTTTTTCTTCATATTTACCTGATAATGGCGCTGCGGTTGCACATTCATTTGAATCATACAAATCACTAGATTTTTTATAATCAAGAACAACTCCAGATATAGGAATCCCATTATTAGAAGATTCGAATCTCCCAATTGCACTATTTCCACTCTCAATAAATTGTTCTAACGATGGTTGTTCATATATTCTTAATTCACATACAGTAGGAGCTATCATTGGTTGTAATTTATTTACATCAAATATTTGAGAATCTATTGTAGTAACAACTTGCTTTGCTTGTATTACATCATTTACATCTAAGACACCAGATTTTTCATTGTTAGGAATAACTTTAGGAGTTTCAAGATCTATAAGATTGGTCATTAAATCTCCTGTATTTTCAACAAATTTTTGACTTATAGTAGGATCACTTTCTAATTGTATAGCAAATTTTTCAAGATCTTCTTTTAATATCTTTTTATTCCATGATGATAATTTAGCAAAAGTTGGATATGAAGCATCATCAATATTTCCGATAGTATTGGCCCTTTTAGGATATACACCACCAACACTTTTAATAGATTCTGAATTTCCCTGATCTTTATAAATATCTTCAGGTTTGCCAATTTTTTGACTAATTAACAATTTGGTCATATTAATAATATTTGCAGGATAATATTTAATAATATCTTTATCTTTATGTACGAATGTATCAAATGGAGATAATTGATAATTATTAACTATAATAGGAAAATTAATTTGCTTATTATTATAAGACACTACAATGCTTCCCTTAGCATATCCCTTATCTTCATCAATATTATTAACTACAATATCTACATTATATTCTTTAGGAATGTAATTAATCTCTTCAAAAAATTTACTCATTATTTCATCATTCCAATCAGAAATATTATTTGAAAGTTTATAAGTAGAAAGTTTAATAAACTCAGTTTGAGGAATAACAGCATCTTTAATACTAACCATAATTTTTTCCTTTATAAATTGTTAAATTTTAAAATTAACTATTCCGATACTTTCTTTGTAGAAAATTCTATAACTTTCTACCAATTAAGGTGTATCTCCCCGTAGTGCTCGTAGAAATATTCCACGAGCACCATTATAATCTCGATCCATCACTTGTCCATCAAAGTTACTTTTTATAACTCTATTTCCATTCAAGTTTTCTATTATTTCACCAGTCCATGACACGGTCTTTGATGTATATGCTTCATTAACGTCAATAACAAATTTATGATTATTATTAGCTACAAATTTAATAATCTGTTTAAATTTGTAATGAGATAATGACAGCATATTACGAGCCGTTCTCGAAGATATTTTTCTTTTTGATTTGTCAACCATATCTGACACTTCAAAAGTTGGAAGTAAAATAATATCAAAATTCTTGACTAGAAAATTAGCTGTCTTAAAATGGAGTTCAGAAATTAAATCTTTAATCTTCCATTTTGTTCTACCTATTAAAGATTTAATTCTACATCTTTTAAAGAATAGTTTCTCTTTACTTAAAGACGATAGCAATTTATCAATCTTTAAGCATAAATTAAAAATTCTCTTAAAACATCCTTCTCCAATCTTTCCACAACTATTTTCCGAAAAAAAAGTTATAAATGTTCTTACACCAGGATCGAGAGCAACTACCCTGTTAGCTTGGTTATCGCATATAGAGGGTAATTGAACCTTATGTGGTATACAGACATAATATCTACCATTTTCTTTTGTTAACCTTGAGTCACACCAATTGTCAGGAATATTTTCTGTAAATTTTAATTCACCAATTTTTGAATGGTAAATTCCCAATTCAGAAATTGCACTCTTTGGAATATAGCATGATTGTTTGGTGTCTTTCCTTGACTTATAAGACACATCTTGAAATTCATGCGTGATAGCAAATTTCTTTTTAGCATTCAAAACTGAGGTACATGCATCTTTAATGGCTATTGATTTAATTTGATATGGAATTTTGTTTGACCATTCTGGGAGAGCTTCTAACAGTTCGCCCTTAATAGACATCCAATTTGCTTTAGTCTCTGGGTTTTTTAAATATGCAAAAGCTTGATTAAAAGAAAATCTTGCAGCCCCAAACCAGTTTTTAAATATTGACTTTTGATTCTGGTTTGGGTAAATCCGGATCTTCTTCGACTTGCTTTTTATATCTTCTAAGTCCATGCATTCGACATGAAAATACTGTGAGAACGGCGAGTAGATCTTCGGTAAGCTCTCTTTCGGGGGAATGTACCAATTGGTTGAGAACCAGGAGTTCTCCACCATTTTGCTTGATAAGGAACTCGATAAGTTCTGTTCCAAACCTTGCAAGCCTGTCTTTGTAGGCAACCACAATTGTAAGCTTTTCTCTTTGCAAAAGTCGTTCCAGAATGGAGTTAAGCCCTTTTCTTTTGTAGTTAAGTCCAGATCCAATATCCTGGATGATTTCTGCATTATGAAATTGTTCTCGCATAAAGACGACCTGCCTGACCAAATCGTCTCTTTGCTTGATTGAGGATACACGACAGTAGCAAATTGTTGATTGTTTGGATGGCTTTTCATAAGAGTCGATGTCAAACAACCATCTTCCAGAATGGAGTCGTTTTGCTTTAATGTTTCCATTTTCCGCATATTTTCTGATTGTTTTATCACATTGACCATAATATTCCATCGCTTTTCTTAGTGGCACAAATTTCATAATATATCCTTTTCTATAAATATAATAGATTTTTATAGAAAAGTCAATATTTTAATCAACTATTACTTCCTTTGTTATTATTGACAAAGCATTATGTATCAACATTCCTGGATTTCCTCCAACTGTGGGTGGAACAATTCCTGTATAAAAAGCTGTCTGAACAGACACATCAGAAAGAGCTCGTGATATGCCATAAGCTATTGCATTTGCCAATGCTTTTGCTCCATCTTCATGTGTAGAACTTTTATCATTTTCAGAAGCATTTGCATTATCATTAATAAATTTTTCAATATCAGAAACTATTGATACTCCAAGAGCTGATTTAGAAAAACGTACAGTTGGCATAAAAAACTCCCATTATAAATATAATAAAATAAATCTAAACAGTTTCAAAAATTGAACTATTATCATTAATAGTTCCTTTTTGGCCATTAACTCCAATTGACGTATAACCTTTATTATCAGCAATTTTTTTAGCATCAGCTTCAAGAATTGGAAGTATCGCCGGATGTATCGGAGCCGGGCCCCCAATAGATGTAACTTGACATAATTGAGTTTTATTATTAATAAAAAAATCAACAAATGGTTTTAAAACAACAGGTTGATCATTAATTTTTAATCCATTCTTAGCTTTAATATCGATTCCTTTTATAGGATCAAGAACAATTGAATTGTTAGATTTTTCATTATCTCCATGAGATATTGTAATAATTCCAATTGAATGAATTGTTAAATTTCCAGAAGTGTCCAGAGATACATGCAATCCATTTTTATTAGATTGATTTAAACCAGCCCCAGATGCCCTTATATCAATAGCACCTTTGTCACTTATACCAACCTTCATTCTATTACCAAGTATCGCTGTAGTGGCTCCTGGAGGCACTATACTAAATCCCTCATCCTTAATAACATCATCAACTCTAATATTAACAAAACTATCCCCAGGTTCTCCCATTTCAATAGTAATTCTTGATTTTTTTTGATTTATAACTTTTGATAAAAGTACTTCTTTTCCTTTCTCAACAACAAGAGTATCCATATTTGCTCCAACAAATGGAGCATACGTTCCTTCACATGTAGAAATCCAATCATCAGGATTTTTATTACAAGTAACATATCTTCTATAATTAATTAAATAATCTTCAGGACTAACCATAGTAGATTTTTCATTTATATCATTACCTGCATATAATCCAAATTGTTCTCTTGCATATGAAGCTTTACTATTATGAGAAATAACTCTATGAATATTTTGAGCATATGTATAATGAAGATTTTCTTTAACTCCAAATCCAAAAGGTTTCATGGTTGTATTTATTACATTTCCAGATGCTAATACAACCTGCCCATTATCTGTAGCAATAATGCCTGCTCCAGAATTTTTATTAACAAATCTAAATGTATTATCATCAGGTTCAGAAACAGGATTTTCTATTTTTATAGGAGCGATGGATCTTTCTGAATAAATTCCAATAATTACTTTTTCATGATTAGGAGCTATTCCTATAAATTCATTTTTAGGACCTCCAAAATGAAATTGAACTAATACTTTAACAAATTCTCCAATTTTAAAATTATCTTCCAATCCTGGAGGGTATGATAAAGAACAATATGTTTGACCTATAGATCCTAATGGAGATTTATGAATGGCAACTTCATATGATTCAGTATCATCAAGTTTATTAGTGATAACCCCATCACAAATACATGGTACTACAGTATACGATATTGTATCATTGGAATTAAACATAATTACTTATTTTTTTCCATATTCCCCTGTAATAAGTTGAGTAATTGGATTTCCTACATTAGGATCAATAACACTTTTAAATCCCTGAGTTGTTCCTTCTTCAAGAACTTTTGCTATTCTATTATGTGCTAATCGTGAAATCCAATCTTCGCTTGTTTGAGCCTTTGCGCTTATTCCTGCAGGAGTTAAAAATGGTTCATGTTTAATTTTATCTTTAAAAATATTTATTCTTTTAACTCCTTTATTACTTAAATCTTCAATAATATTATTTGTAATTTTAGTATTTTTTTTGTATATGCCATAATTTTGAGATAAATGATCGCCTTCAGTATTTTCAATATCATCTTCTTTATTATTATTGTTATTATAATATTCTACAGTTGTTAATGGAGCAACATCATAAGGGGCGTATGTACTTGATCCTGGATGTAATATTCTTGTTGTATTCGTTATACCTCTAACAACAGTCTCGATATCTCTTGAATCAAGCTTTCCTTCATTAATATTATTTATTTCTTTTACAAGAAATTTTTGAGCGTCTTTAAATCCTCTATATTTTAAAACATCATGCACACTTGTTGTTCCTGTTGAAATATTATCACCCATAAATACTTTATCACCTTTTTTAACAAGCAGCTCAGTATTAGGATCTATATAATGAACGTCTTCTTTTTTATCATTTTGCAATACAACATCCCATCCGCCAATAGGAGATTTAATAATATTTTTTACTATCCCATCAATACTTGCAAGGGTTGATTTGTTAGGTATATTTGTAGTAAATCTTAAGACTCTTTCCAATACATCAAATGCAGATCCAGTTTTTCCTGCGGCTACAGTTCCTCCTGTATGAAAAGCCTTCATAGCTAATTTTAATGAAGGTTCGGTTATTGTATGAGAGGAAATAATTCCTATATTATCACCTATATTATGTAATTTTCCATCATAATCAGCTCCATAAGAATAACTTGAAAATCCATCACCTGGAGTTGGATCGGTAATAGGTGATTGTACAAATATATTTTTTACTTTATGACTGTTCAATTTATTTACAAGATCACTATTGACAAGATCATTTCTTTTTGCAAGAATTTTTCCATGAGTATCTTTAACGTCTTTTGCCAAATATCTATTAATAATAGATTTCTTATCATCAATATTAAATTCAAAACCAACCGTATCGACAGGATCTTCACTGTTAATTCTTGTTTCATAAATAGAATTAGTAAGATCTTTTGTTAACCATCCCGGCTTAAACGATTGTACTGATTTCTGTATATTTCCACTTCTTGCCCCATGAGCTGCGGCCCAATATTGAGAAGTATTAAGTCCTTCAGAATAAGATTTAGTAATTGGAACAGGAACAGCGGCTCCATCTATATCCGTAACTATTCCAGGCATTAATGCTATAGATGCAAAATTACTTATACCTTTACCTGCTCCTGATTTTAAACCAATACCAACCATAGTGTTTTCATCATAATCAGATTCTAATTTTTTAATACCTTTTGATACCGCTTCATTAAATGACTTAACAATAGAAGAACTATCATCCTTACTAACATTTTCCCATGCATCAGACACTAATTTATCTTTAAATTTTTTATCAATAATGGTATCTGATACTCCTAATGTCAATCCATAAGTTGTAACATAATTATTTCCAACATCTTTAATCTTGTCCGCAAGGGCAAGTGCCTGTTTTCCATTATATTTTTTTACTACGTCACGAATCCATCCTTCGGTATTTTTACTTGTTAATTCTATATTATATTTTTTCATATCATCAGGAACTATAGAATTAATTTCATGCATACCAAATGGAGCCTTTATATTATTAATAGTCACATTGTCACCATAAGTAAATTTATTATTTTTAAAAGACTCACGAGCATCGTCTATATTATTAAAAGATAAATTGGTTTCTTTTCCACCTTTACCTTTTGAGACAAGCCAACTTCCTGCAGTTATATCAAGAGATGGCTTATTAAGAACTGTATCATAACCGGTTTTAAGCATACTGGCAGAGGGTTTCATTAATTCTGCCTCTTGTAAAGCTTTTGACGAAATAGGAACATGTAATTGAAATGTGTCTTGACAAATAATACCATTATTTAACATAAACGTATATGAACCAGGAGCTGTTATATCATACATGGTAAGAAGTTCTTTATTTAATTCTATATTTTTAGCATATACCCATGTAATATTTTTATTATTAACTATTTCAATCCATCTATCATCCGCAATACCTTTAGGCAGTATAGTAATTATTTTAATAGCTGTTGGTCTTGATATACATCCAGAATTTACAGCATCATACATTGAACTATATAAGTTAGGATATTTATTTGATTTTATATGTAACCTGAATTTTATATACATATCATCACTAAAAGGAACCATATCAAGTCTGGCAGCCATTGAAGCGGATGTTTCGCCACCTGTTGCTTGAAATTTTTCAAAAGCTTCTTTTTTATCAGGATTTATAAAATTAAGTTTTTTATCAACAATAGTTTGGGTTGAAAATACAACAGTATACTCAACACATGTATCACGTTCAGAAGAAGTAATTGATGCTGAAATTCCAAGAGTTCGTGAAAGAGTTACTATTTCTTCCGCAAGACGTACAGACGTCGTAGAATACAATAATATATACTGTGATTTTTTACCTTGTGAATGGTTCCATGTAGACGTTCCATCCGTATCTATAAGACCGGATAGAAGGCCAAGACGAAACTCTTCTGAGGTAGACATAAAAAATATAGGAAGATGTTTATTTCTAGCCAAATGACCAATCCAAATTTTAATATTTTGTGCAAGAGAAATACTTGTTTTAGTGTGTTTTGTACTAAAACAATCATAACCCATAAATGAATGAGGAGAATCGATAGAACAAATCCCTATATCTTCTTTCATCATTTTATTAATAGTATCATTAAAAAGATTTTTTATATCTTCATGTACTGAAGCCATACATATACGCATATCATCACTTATCCATCCATTACCAATCATTATTCCTATAAAATGACCAACCGATTCATTTAATTCTATTGAATCTTTACATTTTATACTTTTACTATTTAATGAATAATCAATTAATTTAACTTCAAACAATGATGGTTTAATTTCAATTTTTTTAATTTTAGGAATTGCCTTTCCAATTAAATCTTTAGGAGAGCAACTTTCTAATTTAAAAGTATCTGTATTCAATACTATTGCACTTTTATCACTTGAAAGTAATAATTCATTTCTATCTGAAAGTAAAATTATATAATTTGAAATATTTTTATGAATTGAAAATTCAGTAACTGGAAGTTCTATAAATTTATGAGTAACATTATCCAAAGAAAATACAGATACCCCTTCAGGAACTTTATAAATTTCATTACCATTTTGTTTTATTTCTTTAGTTTCTGTTAATCGTGGAAAATCAGCAATATTAATATGAAGTATTGATTTATCTTTTACATTAACAGGTAATTCATTAAGACATGGCATATTAACCTCCAATGATTTTATAAATAATAAAAATTGTTCATTAGTATTAATATACCTATTTTCACTGTCCGTGTCAAGAAATTTATTATAAAATTTATCTCCAAAATCAATTTTTTTATTTTCTTTATTTAACTTATTAATTTCTATAGATATATACAATCCTCCAAAACAACAGTCCCCGTCAAAATCACCACCCATGTTTTCTACTACTGTTATGCCAGGAACTTCAATAGATTTGCCATCAGTTAATTTAGGTTTAAATGCAGTCATATTCCATCTATGCAATGTAGGCGCCCTGTTAGCTATAACCAGTCTCTCGTCGCTTACAACCTGTAATGCTCTCTGATATATAGGATCATTATCCTTAATAAGTTTCTGAGCCTCAACGGGCTTATATCCCCACTCAACCATCTTCTTCATAATAAATGGCTGGAAAATTTTCCCAGCCATTATTTTGGGGATTCCCAATTCGTCACCGCCAAGTTCAGGGTTTAATATAATAGTCGATCTTCCAACTAAATCCTGTCTACGTTCAAGAACTTTATCCTGAAAAAAACCTTCCTTAGTTTGTTTAGTGGCGCCTCCGTCAATTTGAGGAATAAATCCTTTCTTATTTTTTACTTTATGCAAATAAGATGTAGGATCACCCATACCGACAACAGCCTTTAAATCATTATACAATGACCCTCTAGCCTCTGCAAGTTGTAAATTTTTTATATCTTCATTATCAATAGATTCATCTAAAGTTGTTTTTAAATTCTTTAATGCACTTGATGTATAAGCGGTTTGTTGATACAAATCATTAATATCAGATACAACAACAGTTCCTTCTGTTCCAATTTGAAATACAGGACGAAATTTTGAAGGAGTAACTAAAACATTCGATATAATATAATCAGAAGGTTTCATATTGTTATCTTTAATCGATTTCAAATAACGAATTTTTTTATGTATCTTATTAAGTTCAGTAGGATTGGTTATTGTTTTTGAATCTTCTTCAGCATTTTTAAGTTCATTTTTTACATTAATACGTTCAAGAAGAAGTTTAACTGCAGGCCCTCCTGATATAGAATTTGGAGACCCAGGCTCAACAATTTTACCATTTGACTTATCTATAAATTTTTTTCCTGTTAAAATATTATCTAAATGAGTAATAGGCATATTTAACAAATTTGCAGTTGCTGAAGTCGTTATAGGATTTAATGTAGGTTCTGGAAGTTTAAAATGAGTAAAATTATTACCATACAAACCTCCTGCTTTTACAGGATCAAATAATCCATCTTTAATGGGAGCAAGGTCTTTTTTACGATATGACAATTCAGGTTTAGTTATTTCTCCACTAGACATCTCAATAATATCTTTGTCTGTCATAGGTTTTAAAGCAAATGTTTTTCCCTTTTGTTCAACATTAATTCCAGCCCCTGACATCATAGCCAACATCTTGTCCCATGCAAATGATTTTTTAGGTGGAGGAAGACTTTGGCCGGTTTCCATAGCTCTCCAATATTCATCATTTTTTTGACCTTTAATCTGAAACATTTCTCTTAAATTTTCATTAGCTCCTCTTGCTAATAGAGCAGCCATTTCCATTCTACCTAAATTTTTTCCTCCTGTTATACCACCAGTAGCAGCCTGCTCATTAGCATCGTAACTATCTTTATATCGAGCTGAAAATTTATGATCAACAATATGTTCAAGTTTTAAAATATGAGCAGTTCCAGTAGCAACAGGATTCAATAACGGTTTTTTAGTTTCAGGATCAACTAAAATATCTTTATCAGACAATCCTTCTTTTTTTAACTCACTAATAATTTTACGAGAATTATCTTCCCCTGAAAAATTATTTATATCATAAGTTTTTCCTGTTTTACTTACTAATTTTCCCACTGCAGCTTCAAGTAATTGAGATGTATTTATTCTATTTGAAACTCCTAAAGGACTCATTGTTAAATCAATTTTTTCTCCAGTTTCCAAATTATAAGGCATCTCATCATCAGGAACAATTTTAGAAATGATATGTTTATTTCCATGTAATCCAGATATTTTATCAGCAACCTTTAACTGCTCTTCAGTCTTTATATTAACAACTACATTATTTCCACTTTTAGTAACTTTTTTTACAACTCCTATTACATCTTTATCCCATAGCAAAGCATTATTAGACATATCTCTTTTTAATTGCTTGTCAAGCCTTCCTAAAATTATATCATCTGACGTAGGTGATTTTTTTTCAAGATGAGCTATAACAACATCATCCCTTTCCACCGTTTCTCCAACCTTAATAACCCCATCGCTGTCTAATTTTTTTGATTTATTTAATGGTAATACTTCAGGATAATATGCTTTAAATTTATCACGCGAAAAAACTCCATTAGAAGTTCTTTTAGTTTTAAAATCATACATATGTTCAGATGTTAATTTTTTAGCAGCACTCTCTGAAATGATAGCCGAATCCTCAAAATTATAACCTTTATAAGGAACATAAGCAACTTTTAAATTAGCTCCAATAGCTATATTACCATCTTTCGTAAAATTATTATCGGCAAGAACATCATCCTGTTTAACAGAATCACCTATTTTTACCTTAGATTCATTATGTAAAAAACTCTCTCCATTTAAAGAAAAATTATTATATAACTGAATAGTATATTTATTTTTATTTTTATCTTTAATAATAATTTTATTTTCATTAACATCCTCAACAATTCCATCAACAGGAGACTTGGGAAGTGCTATAATGCTTGCAATATTTTTTCCAAAATTTCTTCCATTTTCATCAACAATATTAAATAATGGCTTATCTCTATATTTTAAAGGAAGAGCCTGTTCTTGCATTTTTGATGCAGTCAATCCCCTATTACCTTGAATAGAATTAAGAAATGGAATCATATTAACAGACGAATCAAACATTCCAATAGGATTGGCTATTATTACATCGACATCAGAACTGTTAACACTTTTTATTTTTCCTTGATTTACAACTTTTATTTTATTATTTTTAGGAACAGGAATCTTTTTAGTTACATCATATTCATCAGGAAATGCTACATTTTTATCCCAAACATCTTGAGGAGATAAAAGAACTTTCTCACCATTCTTTTTTAACATTTTCGAATATAAATTATTACCAACCTTTATTGTATCAACAGATGTATGAACGGCAACTCCAATAGCCTGCCCTTCAGGAGTATGAAGAGGATCTACAAATCCAACTTCACTATTAGAAATTTTTCTAATATCATTAGTTATAGCATTTGTTGATCCAATTCCACCTTCTCCCATAACAGTAAACTTAGACGACCCTCCGATAATAGACATTATATTTGTTTGTTCAGGAGGTGTTGATAATTGACTAGTAGTAATTGTTCCAACAACAAAAGGATCAAAAGACTGAGCGCTAATTGATTTATTTATAAATTTATTTTTTTTTAACTTATACTTAATGTTATTAATTATTTTATTACTGTTTTTAACAAGACGTTCACGTATATGATCTTCTACATCAAAAAAAGATTTAAACACTAAAGATTCACGATCATCAGATTCTATCTCACCTTTATTAATATCAATAATCTTTTTAGACGCATCAAGAATAACATCTTTATTAACATTTGTATATGATTTTCCCAAAGTTATTTTTGTTGTTTCAGGATCAAGATTTGTCGCAAATAATCTTTCTTTTATTTGACTTCTTATTGTATCATTATTTATATTATTTGCAGGAGCAATTCCAAAAACCGCTTCATATAACTTATTCTGATCCCTCAATTCATGCTTATCATAAGATTTAGAATTTGCATCGTAAACTTGCTGTCCCCATTTTTTAATTAATTCACTTGGACTTACTCCAATAACTTTTAAAGCATTAATAAGTGGAATATTTTTATTTCCATATCCCATTGTAAATATTTTAGTTTCCGGTTCAAAATTCAATTTAAAATTATTATTAAATCCTCTATCAAAATCTATAGTTTTATCAACATTAAAAAATGAACTTATTTCACCATTTGATTGTCTTTTTGTATATACACCGGGCTTAAGTCTTGACTGTTTAGTAAAAACATATTCATTCCCATTAATAAGATATGTTCCTCTATCGGTTATTTTTGGAATTGTAGTAATTTTAAGATTTTGAACTTTATCAATTGATTTGCCTGTTTTTTTATCTATAATTTCAAGATCGGCTCTTAAATCATTTGCCCATATTTGATTTTTATTCCTTACTGTCATCTGAGATTCAATATCTTTATTATCAAATTTTTCATTAACAAAAATTTTATTAACTTTTAATTTTATATCATCATCTTCTACAGAATTTAAAATTTTTTTTACAGTATCAGATACAGTTGTATTTAATAAAACATTTCCACGAGCGTCATTAGTCATCTGAAGAATTTTATTAAGAGTCTGTTGTTCCTTTAGATTCATAATTTATAATCCTAAATAAATTAATATTATATCTATAATATACAATTAATGTTACACTATAGCAATTTTAACATTTTACAAAAATGTGATTATCTTCAAAAATATGTAATAACTATAATAGAATGATTTAATTATATGTTTTAAAATCATCAACACACTACTTTGTGTGTATTGATAAAAAAATTATTAAAATTTACCTATCACAAAAAGGAGTAAAAAGTATGAAATGTTTTACATTTCACAATGGAGACGTGGTGGAAGGGATATTAGCAAATTCCAAAGGAATAATTCTTGGAGAAACCTCCAAGAAACAAACTAAGTTGCAATTCGATCAGAAAAATCCCCCAACTCTAATAAACGGACTGGTAATGGACGCAGAAGCGTCCAGTGAATATGGAACTTTCAAGAAAACAGTTATCAGAAAATCTGATGGAGACTCCAAAGCAATACTACTGAGAATTCTGACATCCTCAGATATAACTGAGGCTAAGGTGCTAGGAAATTGGTCAACGACAGGGAAGTGGGAAATCGTTGCTACCGGATCTGGACTTACATATGTGGATTCGATTATTATCCTATACAACGGCCAGACCGCACGAATAGAGTCTGAATCTGGCGAAAAATGGCTGTTAATGAATAACCGTGGCTCAATTGAGCTCGGATCGATTGTAAAAAGTATTAGATTTTTAGAGAAAGGATAAAAAAAATATGATTTCTCTAGTCATTTTGCTTCTACTGTGGTAGAGGCTTGGATATAACATATTAAAACGGGGTGTTATATCGACCCACGGATAGAGTGGCATATTACCCGTTTTTTTTAATTATTAATAAAAAAATATAAGGAGTAATTGTAAATATCCCACGGATAAATCCGTGGGCTTTAAACCTGATTAGGAACCTTATGTTCTTTAACCGATTTTTCAGGCAGATTTACAGCTGCCCCGATATTCTTAGCTGCATTAACATCCGCATGTGTTTCAAAACCACAATGCGGACATTTAAAAGATTCGCCGTTTCGGGAACCAAGATTATGACAATGAGAACATGTCTGCGAAGTATATGCTGGATTAATGGCGATTACAGGAACGCCATTAAGTTTTGCTTTATACTCAATCTTTGTCCGAAGGTCTGCAAAATTCCATTTGCCAACGCGGGAACGAAATTTCTTTCCCTTATTATTGGCGGATTTGCAAATACCTTTAAGCTTTTCAAGAGCAATTCCCTTATTTTCCTGTACAGCATTCGCAACGATTTTCTTTGCAATAGTGTGATTCACGATAGAAGTTGTTCGTTTCTCTTTTCCCGAAAGCCGTTTCAAGACCTTTTTGCAGCCCTTTGTGCCTTTGGATTGGAGACTCGAACGAATCTTCTGACGTTTTTCTCTGTATGTTTCAAGCTCTTTGCCGGACATTATTTCACCGGAAGACAGCGTGGCAATATTGATAATGCCAAAGTCTACTCCGATAAATTCTTCGATATTATGTATAATTTCTTCTGGTATTTCAACGGTCTGAAAAAGAAACCATTTGCCCTTTTTGGTAATAAGGTCGGCTTCACCTTTAATGTGAGGAAGATATTTCTGATTGTGACAGACAAACGAAATCTTCAATCTTCCATCGACAGACCAGATCGAAACAACATTCTCTTTATACGAAAGGATGCGGGAATCATAGGTAATACCACCTTCAAGCCTGAAAATTCGTTTAACATTTTTATCGAGCTTATAAGAATCGGATACCTTGGAAATACAACGAACAATAGCTTGTGCTGTAAGATGCGAAAATTCTTTTTGTTGATGGTAAACCAGATTATGAAGCTTAAACTGATTGAATGTTTTTGTCTGCCATGCTGTTTCAGAAATATCATTGCAAGTGGCATTACAAGCCTTCAGGGTTTTCCCAAGACTCTTTGATTGTTCATTCGTCGGCAGAAGTTTAATTTGAAGTGTCAGTTTCATATTATTAATATACTTCATTTATTTGAAAAAATCAAATTTATTTTGAAGGGAGATGCGAAAATTTATTTTTTATTTATTAATCCTTATTATCTGGTATAACTATAATGTTAATGGAATTTACCATTAACAATTCTTAAGGAGCACATTATGATAGACATTGAAGGAAATGTTTACAATACAGTCAAGATTGGCGACCAAGAATGGATGGCGGAAAATCTAAAGGTAACGAAGTATAATGATGGTTCTGATATACCTTTAGTAGAAGGTAATAATAAGTGGAAAAATATTAAAACACCAGCATATTGTTGGTATAATAATGATATTGCCAATAAAGAAAAGTATGGTGCATTGTATAATTGGTATGCAGTAGATAC